AGAAATGAACTCCTCTATCTAACCCTTGTGTCATACTGTGTACGTGACCATGAATGTTCGCTTGCATGTCTGTTTGGCTTTGCGCTACTTCTAACATTTTCGCGTTAAGTGGGTAATGAGAGAATAGGTAATCGTCTAAGTATAAGTAGTTTCGTAGGTCAAACCCCATCTTAGCGTACTTCGCTTTACTGAATGAATCGTGATTACCTTTGACAAGAATCTTACGCCCATTAAGACGTTTAGCGATTTCTTCTGCTTTCTTAGCTCCGCATAGGAATAAGTCTCCTACATGAATAACTAGGTCATCCTTCTTAACTTCTCTATTCCAATTTTCAATGAGCGCTTCATCCATTTCGTCTACATCTTTAAATGGTCTATCCTCGTATGGAATAATGTTTCTATGTCCAAAATGCGTATCGGACGTTACGTGAATTTCCGGTAGGTAAATAAAATTCATTTAGTTTCCCCCTTTATGAACTGTAAAATCTTTTCATACGCGTGTATCTGACCATCGAAATAATTAATCGATGCCTCGTCATAAATACTTACCTTTGCACTCGCATGCGCTTCCACTAGTAAGTCTTGTACTTTCTCAACAACATCTTCTGCGTACATGTTACTGTCCTCCTCTGATTGCTTGGTTTATTTCTTGGCTAAAGTCCGGCATAGGAACCTTACCACTATTACCTCCAGCTTTCTTAGCTTTAAACAGGTTGTCCCTTGCTTGGTCAACTGCTTCCAAGATAGCTCTATGTTCTTTCTCTTCACTTGAATTTTGTATGTACTCTCTCACTACTTGCTGATTACCGATAACCTTGAATCCTAGCATCTTATCATATGCACCTTCTGGTGGGTTACGTACCTTATCCGCGTATAGCCGCAGGAATCCAGCGTTGTACTCTTCCGGGGTCTGGTTGACTACTAGAACAAGTTCAGCAGCATTCTTTTTACGGAGTGAACCTTCCATATGTTCTGATGTTCTGATTAACGCATTGTAGGCTGTACGGTTTAACTGGGAAGCTGTCCACATTACTACATCGAAGTCTTGTCCAATACGACGCATCTCTTCAAATAGCTTGCCGCCATCATCCGCCTCATTACCTGTTGCATGTGGATTACGTAACAGTTCTGGATAATCGACAATAACTACGTCAATCTTAATCCCTTGACGAATTAATAAATCAGAGATTAATTGCTCAATCTTAGCTGGTGTAACTTTACGAGGAGAATAACGAGCCAAGAATAAGTTACCGAATAGATGTCGGTTTTTCTTGTATAAGGCTTGTCTCTTCTCGAACTTTTCCATGTTAAGTGTAGAGCCATCTAAGATGTCCCCTCTGGTTTGTCGTAACATTGACTGCTCTAGTTTTAATACCATTCGGTTCTTTAATTCCTCTAGGGCAATGAACAATACGTTGTAACCTTGCTTAACATAGTTCGTTGCTAAGTTGGTCATCATTAACGTTTTACCTGTACCAGACATAGCAGCAATAAGACCTAACTCACCTTTAGCTAGTCCACCACTATTTAATAGGTCAATAGATTTAAACCCAGTTGGTACGGTATTACCATCCAAAGATGATAGCGCCATTCGTTTATATTCCGCATCATCAATTACGTTAATAATCTCGTCATTACGCCCAGAAATATCTAGTAACATGATTTTACGGAACTCGTCCTCTAATGTATCTTGGAATGCTTCATCATTAATTTTTAATGCAGCTTTCTTAAGTAATTCTAATCGCATTTGTTTCTTTATGTATTTTTCGATTTCCTCATCAATCAAAGCGTCATCGTGGCTGTCTCGAATCTGATATAGCTCACTCACTTTGTTGAAGTACTGCTGTTGCTCATCTGCACTTTTCTTAAGTCTATCAAGTTTCGCTTCTAGTAAAGTTACTAATGCGCTCTCTGTGATGACACTAGAATTTGATTGGTAGTATCGTCGTACAATCTGTGTAATCTCTTTATAGATTTCCACGTTTTCAAAGATTGACATCGGTACTACTGGTAGAACCTCCTTCGAGAATACTGGAGATTCAATTGCTTTTCTAAGTATTTCCTTCATAATCGGTTTTTCCATACTACATAAATTCCCCCTCTTGTTTTTAGAATATTACTATTCTATCAAATTTTGTGCTAAAAGTCAAGAAGATTACAGCTCTGATGCAATGATGTCATCCAATTCTGTAGTCTTATGATAAGCACCTTGAATCATATTGTACTCACTCTTTACTGTAAACTTTTCTAAATCGTAGTCTGCTACTTCATTTGCTGATTGGAATACTTTTACTAGTTGCTCTACATCTAGGAATGAGTAGTCATTTAACGGGATGTTGCGTCGCCCGTATTCTTTGAACGCATCCTGTAGTTCTTTTAATGACATGTGTAACCCTTTACGTTGTTCAATTAATCGTAAAGTAAATCGGTGGTCAATCGTATCCGTTAAACGTAAGAATGTACGTCCACCATAATTGTACTGCTCTTGCTTTGTTGCGTTAGGTAATAATAACTCTCCTAAGAATGTTGCTGATTTCATATGTACTTCGTAGTTGCTCATAGTTGGCTGCGGGATACTTGCTAACGCAATACGTACCATCTCGGAGCCAAGAATAACATTCTCTGGTAATCCTGATTTACCGTATAAATGCATAACGGCTTGTGTTGTAATGAACTTCTTAATAATTGTTTGTGATTTCTTTGATACACCCTGTTTCTTCATGTTCTCCATCGTGTAATCGTAGAAGTCCACTAAAGCGAATGTTGTGTCATCACTTTCTGCTGTGCGGAATAATTCTCGGTATGCTTGCGTATGACTAAGAATACCGTTACCTTTATCTGCTGTTTTGTAAGCGTCATCAAGAGCCATAATAATCGGGTCATCTGCAAAATCTTTCTTTAGTTCCGAACCTTGAAGTTTCATGATGTGTTTAGATTTCTGGAAACTTTCTTCACGCTTGTACACTTCATAACTTCCTTCGCTCATTAACGCATTAGGGAATGGTTTAGCGCTCTTTACATTGGATTTAATCGTTGCAGAATAAGTGGAGCGATTGAATTGCGCTGTTAAATACACAGCCGGGTTAATTGCATTCTCTGTACAGAAGTCCACGAACTTGACAAAGTGTTCCCAGTTAATTGTCCCCATAAATTCTTTCTCAAGTACATCGAAGTCTGGGCGTACTTCCGGCACTCTGTATCCTACTTTCTCCTCCGATTTATCGTAAAAGTAGTTCGTACTTTTAGCGAATAAGTAGGCATAGCGATTATACATACGAGAGATTAAGTATGCTTTGTAGTTATGTACTGGAGCATCTGTCTTTTGGAACCAGTCCCATGAAGGGAATATCGTCTCTGCTAGTTCTGCATTAAGCTCATCTATGCGTTGCTGTTTCTCGCTACGTAATAGTTTGTCCTCTAGCATTTGTTGTTTTGTTCTACGGTTCCGCTTGTTCGGTTTCTCTTTCTTCGGCTTTTTAGGATATACCTTTTTCACGATATCTTTAATATCCGTATCCAGAGTATTAACGTCGTCGGAGTTAATAAGCGCTTTCCCCGAAGTATCGAATTTGACAAGAAGTTCGTTAAAGCGCACAACGCAACCTTTACCTCTTCCGCGTTCTCCACCAACTTCAACAATTCCGCTAGTTTGTAATTCTTTAAGATGGCTAGATACAGTTTTCACGTCCTTACCTAGCTCTTTAGCTAAATGTGTTTTTTTAAACGTAACCACGTTATCAACAGTGTTTTTAGCTTTGGTAATCAAATTTGTTAAAACGTCTAATAGTTTAGTGTTGATATTAACTAGCGAATAGTCAATAAATACTCCTTTCGACGTTAATTCCGATACTGTTGTCATACTCCACTTCTCCTTTGCATAAGTTTTAGTAAACACGCTCTTAGGGTGTATACTTCTAGTATAACATATTTTCAGAATTGAATCAATTTTCCGCCATAAATTCTTTGTCGAAATAGAACTTAGACATTAACTTATCCACAATGCCGTTAAAGTACGCAAACATAGACTTCTTGATTTTTACACCACTCTTGTATTTCATCACGTATTGCTTGATTGCAGTTAAACCAATGTGTAGCTCTTGTTCTTTAGTGAATAACTTTTCACCGTTTACAGGTCTATTATTCTGGCGAACTACTTTCCATAGCTCTTCGATTTCTTTTGCCTTAGAAAAATATGAATTTGATAATTCAGTGAAACGTGCTGGTACCCAGTGTGCTACAAATTCTGCATTCTTAATATTATTAACGGTATTAGTATTATTATGTATAACTGTACGTTCTTTATATGTATTAAGATTATTTGTTTTAAGGTTTTTAGTAGTTGTTTTACTCGGACTTTTTTCTTCCGTTTTCACCACTTCCTTGTTGGACGAATCCGTTTTAAATGGTTGGATAATAACAGCGTTTGATGTCTGGTACATATTCGAGCGACGCTTCATTGCGTACTCTTTAATGAATCCCATATCTGCTAATCGAATCATTAATCGTTGGATTGTTTTGTAGCTCAAGTCCAGCTTGTCCGCCAAGTTGTTCTTACTAAGGAAGCTAACTCCTAAGTACTTACAGCTATGACGCTTCAACAGGTCTATTAATCTTAAAAGATTCTTTTGTAAATCCTTTCGCTTAACCTCTTGTTTAATTACATCCTTGTATGTACGAACCGTTACGTTTAAATCTTCTAAATCAGAAAACGACTCCAGATTCTTGTACGTTTCCTCTTCTGCTACTAAAATGATTGCCTCTCTTGCCATTTATTACAACTCCTTTACTATTAGTACAAGCGTTATTATACTAGTAAAAAAAGAGCTAGTCAATAGACTAACCCTTAAAATTTACCTCGGACATTATTTCCCAAGTAGTTTCATATCAAAGTTCTCGTCCTTGTATATCTTCATACGTTCTTTACTATGGTTCAATAGTATCTCATGAGTCCGGTCAATAAAGTCCAGTACTAATGTTTGGTTACCATCGATACCATTTAAACGTAGTCCACGACCAATACGCTGTAATACTTGACGTAAACTTTTACCAGCACCAGCTAGGATTAAGCAACCGATACTGTTTAAATCCAGACCTTCATCGATAAGAGTTGTACCAATCATAAATGGAACTTCACCACTACCGAATCGTCGTAATACTTCTTGGCGCTCCTCGGATGTTAACTCACCTTTAAGGAACACACATTCATGACCTTCTGCTTCAATCATTTCTTTTAACTGTTCTCCGTGGTCAATATGGTTAACGGAAATTAATACACCAGCTTTTTTCTGTTTATAGAAGGAAGCTCCGACCTTGACAGCGAATCTATTTCTATACTCATTATTCACGATACCCATCTTGTAAGCTTCTAAATAGTTATCTGCTAATTCGATTCCGCGTGGCTCCTTAATTTCTATCATACGGATAACTGGTTTTGAAGATACGCCTCGTTTTACCATGTCATCATTGGATACTTTAGATACAACACCACTGAATAATGCACGGATACGTTGATACAGGATTACGTCTTTGTGGTTTACTGTACCTGTTAATGCGATACGGTATTGCGCGTTACTACATTGCAATGCGGTTGAGTACCATGATTCACCTTTCGAGCGGTGAGCCTCGTCACCAATAAATACTCTAATAGATTCTACGAAATCATGCGCTGTTTGCCATTTCTCAAAATTCTTTTTATTCTTTTTCAACAGAATTTTCTCAAATTCACCTTTGTAACTACGCAATACCATTTGTACTTTCTTATCTGTGTAAGCGTTATCATAAGCAAGAGTAGTAAGAATATTCTCAATTTCTAAATCGTTCTTAGTTTTAGGTGTCCAATTTTTCAAATAATTTTTGATAAGTGTTCGCGTATTCACTGTATCCAGAAACTTAGGAGCAATGTCTTCCGCCATCTGCTTGACTAATCTATCTTTTTGTGTATATGTAACGCCCTTAGTAGGGTCTTTTAATGCACTATGTAATGTAGGTATCATAACGAATACTAGTTTCTTATTCTTTATGTCGAACTTACCGTCACCAACCATACCAATTTCTCTTGGCTTTAATTGAAGTGCCTCGGTAATACTTTCTTTTGCCTGTCTTAAAATCTCTTTCGAGTGAACCATAAACGCAATACGCTCTCCTCTTTTAACTAAAGGGTAAAGCTGCTTAATGATTCCTGCTGCTGTCATCGTTTTACCTGCGTTCGTTGCTAGGTTGACAATCCCGACTTGTTCTTTTAAAATTTGTTTAACAGAGTCATACTGATAATCACGTAGTGTAATAGTTTCACCGTTCTTCACTAATTGGATTTCTTTATCCATACTATCGTGATGTATTAAGGCTCCCGGTCTTGTGTCGTCCAGTTCGTATGTAAGACCTGCATATTTTTCTTGCATTTCCCGTACACCCTCTAGGAATAACTGTAGTAGTCCTGTAGGGAACTTGTCCTCTTTCATATCGTAGAAGTCAGTAATACCGTCCCACACTCCAGCTTTGTAGGCTCTGGAATGGAATACACCGTCTTCTTTTACTCCTAATTTATGGTGCATATGTCCTCTTACTTTTTCTGCTTTTAATGTATCGCCTTGAAAATCTATATGCGTATACATAATCCCAACCGTAATTTTCATTTACACAAATTCCTCCTATTTGTTAAAATATCTCATATATTAATTATATCATAGTTAGAAAAGTGAACATAAAAAGAGGACATCTATTCGATGCCCTTCTCCTTGTATTGCGTTATTAGCTCTGCTAGTTGAGCTTTCATTTGTTCTACTTCTGCTAGGCTTTTATCGAGTGCTTCCGACTTCTCCTCGATGTTCTGCATAGCGCGACCTGTTCTTAACTCCGATGGAGTAGGGACGAATATTAACGCCCCTGAACTATCTCTTCTTTCTGTAGCCATTTTTAATCCTCCTTAGTATACTGTTTGTTTCGTTACTGCTGTCAGCTTTTTAACACGAGGTCGTAGGAATCGGTTATCGCCCTCTAGAATCAAACGATATTTAACAGATTTGTTAGTTGCTGCGGAAGAAACTTTCTCTGCATATGTGACTCTATTAAACTCTTGCGATTCTTTTACGGATGTTGGAGTAACTTTGAAGTCAATCCAAGTTTGTCCTCCGTTTAAAGAGTACTGCGGCTTAACTCGCGTACCTGCTGGTTTCGCCTCACTATACGCCATTGTGATAGTATCGAATGGTGCATCTGTTTGGTCGATTGTCTTCGTTGTGTACTTACCACTAGTAGCACTTACGAAGTTGACGAACAGTAAGTCATCTAGAGCTAACATCGGAGAAATGTAACGATTAGATTTGAATGTTGCTCGTAACTTAGCTAAACCGACTACGAATGGCGTTTGTACCCCTGCATAGTTCGCTAGTGGCATCCACGGAACCGAATCGATAGTAACTGTGTTAACGTTGGACTGGTCTACGATTTTAACTTCCCACTTACAACCTGTGTTCTCTGGTGTTAAGAATGAAGCCATTAACAGGATTCCATTAGAATCGATATTACGCATTGTATCAAACTCGATAATACCTTCCTCTGCGAACTCTGCTGTGTAGATTTTGAACTTCATATCCGTCTCTTGGTGAACTGTCCATGATACAGCATTTGAAGAACTGAATAAAACACCGTTTACGTATGGCTGTGTAACTACTGTTTGTCTCGTAGCACCAATAGTGTCTTTACCCCAAGTTGCACAGAACATAGTGTAATCCGCACTATCTGTGATGAATACGATACAATAGCTTTGTCCAGCTTCTACCATTAACGGGTCGTCAAGTCCGATTTTTGTTTCTTTAGAGCCATCTTCTGATGTAACAATATCGGCAGGAGTTAAAACACGTTCTGCGTATACTGTACGGTTTGGAAGACCGCCATCAGAGATACCACGAATCTGCATAATAATGTTATCTTTAGCAGACTTAGAAGCGAAGTACACACCTACAGATGAAACAACACGAGGCTGTGACATTGCGAATGATTGAGCTAATGGGTCATATAACTGGAACGTTACGTGAGTACGTGTAATCGTGTCAGTTGTAATCTTAGCTGTACCTTGTGCAGAGAATGTTGTAATCGCCATGTTATCATCATTTCGTAATGTTACTTCACGAGTACCTGTACGGATGTTCTGTGGAATCATGAACTTACCTGTAGCAATACCTTGACTGTTTGCATTGATAGTACCTGCTAATGTACTTACAGTAGAACCAGTCGGTGTACAGTTAACACGAACGCCATCGAACATTACGTATAGCTCTCTAGACATTGGTTTTAAGTTCGTAGCTGTGAAGTTAATCTCGATTTGACGCATGTACTCAATTACTTCATTACGCGTGTTTTGTGCCGAACTCCACATAACCCCTTCCGCTTTATCCGTTTTGCTCCAACCTAATGATGATTCATTCCATTCTGCGCCACCTAGAAGACTCGTGTTGTCTACTAACCATTGGTTGTAGTCATTCAGTGTACCCCAGACAGCTTCGCCCGCATGCGCCCACCAACGGTTGATTTGCGTAGTTACGAAATCTTCCTCGTATAGTGTGACACGTTTCTCATCAATCCAGTTATCGGATTCCGGTGTAAGCTTTAGAACACCTTGCTTATTGAATACCATGTACGGGTTAACGTTCCATGCTTCTGTAGCAAGTGGTTGGTTAATCTCTACAATCTCTTTGAATGGAGCTGTTACTAAACGTCCCCAAGACTTCGCTACTGATTCATTCTCCATAAACTTAGGTTTAACCTTTTGACCGTCTGGAGTCGAAGTAGATAACGTGATATGAGCATCATCAAATGAGAATGAGATATCAGTTTCCTGCGGGTCAATACGGCTAAAGTCTGTGAAAGCATCTGCGAACACACCGCGCATTGATAATGGGTCTTGTGATTTACCAGCTTGCTTTTCTAACATAAGGATAGCTTGGTTATATTCTACGTTTTCTAAACGAGTTTTCATAACCTGCAAGTCTTCCATACGTAGACGAGTTACACCAGTATTCTTTGCAATAGCTTTATCAGAGAAAGGATATAAGTGAACATTACCGACCTTAAATGTTAATGGGTCAATGCTTACTGGAATACGTGCTTCCCCTTCACGGTCTGGTTGACCTTGTGTTACTGTGAAGTTACCTTTTACATCTAATGTTACGATGTCTTCACGAGATAGGTAGTAATCGTAATCGACACGTACAACGCCTTTGTCTTTAGGTTTAGCTCCTCCTAGACCAGCGAAACTTACTTCTGTTACAGAACCGATACCGCTTTCATTTGGAGTTGTAACGACTTTGTAGTCTGTACCCTCTTTCATTACTCGCTCGTATTCGAATGTAACTTTGTATGTAGTATTAGGAGCAGGTTCTTTACCATTCAAACCTGTGTTCCAATCGATGTACGTAATACCAGAGTCTTGAACTACTCGGTAGTCGTCACCTTGTTTATATGTGTAAGCAGGGCTATCTGTAAATACTTTCATTGTAGTAGCGTCAACGTTAGTATATTGGGTTGGTAAAGCATCTCGACCATCGGCTGTTCCACCTCTAGCTACTGTCATACCTGATGGACTATCTGCACGACCTAGTACTAGTTTTACCTGCTTAACGAATGCGCTATTTACTGTTACCTTTTGTTTAGTGTTATCATAAGTGGAAGTCTCTTGGTAGATACTGTTTGATGCTGTTACCTTTGGTAGCTGTATACGCGTAGATGTCGGTTTACTAACGCGGTAACCTTTTACATAAGCTACGCCGCCATCGATTACAAGTGTGATTGTGTCACCTGTTAATCCTTTATCAATCCACATGTTGAACCCTTCTACTTGGTAAGAACCTGATTCCTCATCTGTACGCTGTGCTAATACATCGTTAATGAATGAGAACTCTGGTCGGTCTGGTTCGATGAATAAAGCGCCATCTTCGAATTGATAGATTGATGGAGCAGAATCTTTATTGTAAGTGATTACTACTTTCTCTTCTAATCTATCGGCACCTTCTGACAGATAATTAGCTACATCTTGTGTTGGGTCTAATAATGTCGGGTCTTCGTTAAAAGTGATAATCTTTTGTGCAAGCTCAACACCAATTACTTCTTTACCTTTACCAGTGAAAGGAATTGTTTGCTCGTCTACCGCTCGGATTTGACCACCTAAGTATACGAACCCTTTTTGGATTGTAAGAGATTCAATTCCTTGCTCTTTATCGTTATTTTTATAATTGAAAACGAATGCCATACCACCTTGAATAGCTCCGTCAGCGAAGATGCTATCACCCATACGTTTGATATGGAAGTTGTAGATGGATTGTAATTCGTTTAGTTCTGCTTGTTGTAAAGCTTTATCTGCTCTAAACAGAACTTTACTACGACCACTATCGGCTTTGAAGCGGTCATAGTAAGGTGCTTTAGATAAGTCTAATGTATCTGCCAATTGCTTTCACTCCTATTATTTATTTTGGATATCTATAATGAACTCTTCTATAATAGCTAAGTTGTCTCCGCGTTTTTGTACTGCTTGTCCTTCCTCGTAAGGAATTGGGTCACCTTTGTTTATACATACGTTTTTGATGCGTAGGTTTTTACCTAAGGCTGCTTCAACACGAGGGAAGTAAATTCTCCACATACACGCGACAGCATTAGCAGGAATTACCTGTACATGGTCTAATCTTACCCACTTACCTGACTCATTTGTAGGTGTACGTGTGTATTCAATCCAGTTCTTTCCATCGTTGAACCAGAATGATAGATATGCTCCCGGTACATCGCAGTTAACATCTGAGGACAAAGTAACTTTATCTCCTAATTTGAATCCATTCAAACCATTATCGTAAGAGCCTATCTGGAATGCAGAGTCATTGTACCTAGTACAAGTTAATCCTAAATAGTCTTGATTCCAGAACGATTGAACGTTTATACCTCTTACGGTTTCTGTAGCTGGTCTATCGTTATCCGAAGGTAATCTAGGGAATACATTAACCGCACTACTATAAAGTACTCGGTTCTTTGTAAATGGTTTAAATGTTTCTGATGCTTGGATTACACCTTCCTTAACTATCTCTGTTGGGAGATGAATCTGTTGGTACCCATTCGAGAAAGTAGGAACTACATCGATGTCTCTTCGAATGTATTGTTTATTTTCGAACATACCACCTTCAACTGTAGTCTGGTAATATATCATTGTTATGTCTTCTGGTTTAATCTTATCGACAGGAACCATGTAGTAAGAAACTCCACCGTATTCCAGTTTAGGATAAGGCTTAACAGGCGTACCAAGAACGGGTTTTACAGGTATTGCTCTGTTTACCCTCTTATAACCTATTATATCATAATCCACTAATCTCAAGTACGTTTTGTCCTTGTTGTCGAATAACTGCTTAATTTTATCTTGACTATCGTAGTCGGCTATGTTATGTCCTAAGTCTTCCGGTGCTGCTGTATATGTTAACGGCTTCGTACCTTTAACTAGGGTTTGTGCTGCTGTTTGGTACACATTACCGGAACCTTGTATTTGGTCTACTTCGAATCGTAGCTTACCATTGTTAGAGATTAAAGCTGCTTCTAACGGAATAGTGATACTGAACATTTGCCAATTCTCATTAGCATTCCCAACAACTGTACCTCCCATAGAACTACCGTCACAGAAGAATTTAACGGGCATCGGTTTTATTTTACTTACGTTTGTTACTTCTATATCAGTTATGGAGAAACTACCATTCTGACGTAACCATGTAAAGAAGTAAGGGTCTGTTACATCATCAGCAATCGCTACAGTACTTTCATAGGTTATCCATATCCCTACAGGAGCGTTAGGTTGTATTTGTTGCCCTAGCCAAACGTTTCTATCCTTACCTGTGGGGTCTTTACCTTTGATTTCGATACCTATACCAGATTGTGTTGCGCTTATCGCATTAATTCGATATTTGAACGCGATTTTAATCATTTCACCTTTTTTAAGTGATGTGACCCCTCCGTTAGATAAAGGTTGTCTAACACCTCTCCATGAATCTACTAATGCATCCGTAGAAGTCATAGTTACAATGTTACCGTAGGTAGGGTCTGTACCTGCTGTTAATCCTTGTGGATAGGTAGATGATGAAGGTTCTATGCCGTTTATGAAGTTACCATTCACGTAGACATTATTCGTTACTCTGACAGATTGAGAGTATGTGAGTGTATCCCCAACCTTTGCTGCTTTCCTATCAATAATACTAGGAACGTTATAACGTATACTACCCCAGTTTGTGCTTGTTTGTACTATCTTGGTTCCTAAGAAACGTTTGTCTAATAGTTGTACGTTAGTAGGGTTATAGCTCCACGGGTCATTATTACCAGAATAATCTCTAGTCTTAACGAGCAAGTTACGGTTGTTAATTACCTTTTTTACAATAGGTTCTGCGTCCGTATTCTTTCTGTTCGGTAATCGAGATAGCGTTGCTCGAACTCCAGCAGGTTTGAATTTATCAATCTCACTTAAAACATCTAAAGGAACATTTTCTGTGAATCTAGCATCGATAACGGCTGTAGTGTAATACTTACCTAGTAAGTGGTCTTCACCGTTTAGTTTCGATTTGTTCAAGATAAACACGTTCTTGTAAGGCTCGTAAATCTCAACCTTAGTCGTCGGGTCATTTAAGTATTTCTTAATAGCGTCTTCGATAGAAATTACAGTACCTCTTTCGATAAGAATGAAGTTGATGATTCGCTGTCTGTATGTATCGTCGTCCTCATTGTCTTTACGAAATACACCGAACTTATCTCCAAACTCATCTAGCCATTGTCCGGTAGCTGTCTCTAGTCGTGCATCCTTTTTACTACTAATAGCATCGGTAGCTACGCTTTGTAACATATCATCTAAGGAAGCAAGGACAACGCTGTGAGGGCTGCTGTCCTTTGTTAATCTTGTTTTCCATAGAGGATGTAAATATTTCATGAAGCTCATATTATTCCTCCTATACTAGTGTTACTTTAATTATACCAGCTCTCACGATTTCGCTACCTTTCACTACCTGATTCGTTGTAGGTGCTGTATACTGAATATCGTATACAAGTTGTTTATCTACACTCTTGATAACGTAAGATAAATCGTTTAGAATTAAGTTCTGGGATGTTTGCATATTGTTTAAATATCCTTCAATAGCGAACTTGATTCTATCTCGTAATGCAGTTGTAATAGCTGGTTTGTTTGCGATAGTAATTGTTACGTCTACATCGATAGATTTACGAGTTACTGGTTTCACTTCTACAGGGATTCCAGCAGGTTTAAATCGTTTAAGAGATGTTTCAATTGCTAGTTTTACAGAATCAGGAAGTTCACCGTTCTTATCGTGCGCGTATATGACTACTAGACCAATCTTCTCATCTATGTATACACCTGCTACTTCCGGCACTAGTCGTGTACCATACTCTAATGCAGGTTTTGTAGCTTTACTTAATGATTCAATGTAAGAGCGGAATCGAGCTTTCAATGCTTCTAACGGCTCTTCGTTCTCACCAGTCTGGAATGCAGCAGGGTTTGTTACAAGCTTTACATTCGATAGAGGTGTCATCATAACGTCGATTGCGTTTGCTGGTACGTTACCGACCTCTCCTGATGTTAGACAGTATACGAATACTTCTGCTGTTACTGCACCTGCGGGTATGTAATAATCTTCTACAGTTTCATAGATGTTTGCATATTCCGGGAAGCTAGATGTAAATCTTGTACCACGAGGTAATGGTAAGTTTTGTTGAACTGCGTTATGGAATGTGATTCGAACTTTACCATACGCTCTTTGTGGAGCCTTACGTTTAAATCCAAAGGACTCGTATACACCTGCTTGTATAGCTTCTTCTAAGTTCTCTTCGGTTAATACATAGAACTGTTCTACTTCCATTGCTACGGCTTCATATAAAGCTCTAATCGCACTACCTACTGAGAAGTCATTCAGTTTATTTGTGTTTGTTATCGTGTAATCTACTAATCTTGAGTAGATGTTCATCATGCCTTTAAATTGCAATGCTTTCACCGCCTATCGGATATTGTTTACGAAGTTATCATTAAGGAAAATATCTCCATTGTCTTTTGCTGTTAGTGCTAATAGGAATGCTTCATCTACTGCGATAGATGTTACTTTGAACGCGACATCGAGATAGTTATCGTAGAGGTTATATCCTACCTTCTCTACCGACCTTACTCGCCCATCTGTTCGAATTGCTCTTTCTAACTCCACTACTAATAATGTAGCATTTTCCTCTGTATTTTTTTTACCTAAGTATTCACTAACGTAGGAGCCGTATCTAGGGTGGTTTAAATAGCTACCTACTGGGGTTAGAATACGAGTTAATAGAGATTGTTTTAAGTTCTCAATACCACGTATCGTAGCAAGGTCGCCTTTGTTATCTTCCTTCATCTCTAGTATTTCTGCATCCCACCCGGGAGAACCAATGTTACGAGGCTGCGGCAATACATTTAAATCCTTACCCAATGTCAAAGCATAGATTTCCTCTTGGTCATACACCGCACTATTTTTTAAGCTTGCTATAAGCTCACCATCGATATCTTCACTAGAACGGAACATAATCGTATCACCCGTTGTAACAAGATGGTCTGGGTTCGTTAGCTTCTCTGCTACCGTATCAACGATGTAAGGGTAACGTAAATTATTGAACTTCGCTAACTCTCTCCACTGATTTGAATCACCTAAATGATGTTGAGCAATGGATTGTAGTGTGTCTCCTGCTGCTATAATCTTCTTCACATATTTAACCACTATCTCACCTCCAGTCTATCTGTTAAAATTACATCTATTTGGTTCTCTAGATATCCTAGTGACACATGTGTAATTCTAAGGGACTCTATAATCTTTCTATATCTTCGAACTGTACTGAAATAATCAGCTATGTAGTTTACGTTTTCTCGGATTCTTTGGAAATCCTTTTGTGATAAGTACTGTAAGTTTGTACTTTCTGTTTCAATGCTGTATAATATTGCAAAGGATTCTAACACTACCGATGTAACCAACGTGTACATACGCGGATTATACGTAGCTAAATCACTATCCATTATCTGTCTTACTAGTGTTCTAGGGTCTATCTCAATATCAACAGTAGGTATTTGGTTCTGGTTAATCTGGTCTAATACAAGTCTTGCTACAGAAGAAAGACTAAACACAGGCTTGTACAATTGTGATACATACATAGGAGCCTCGTTCATTGTATTAAACGGTATGGTACCGTCTGGTAATACTGTTACGGTAGAGATAAACCGAACTAATGTTGCTGGTTTTGCTTGTACCATTTTATGTCCACCTTCCGTAGTAGCCTATATTGAATCCTAACCCCTCCATACCATACTGATACACGCCTTTAGATGGTGTTTGGGGGTTTAGTACTGTTCCATCTTTATCTGGTCTGTATGAGCCTCCTGTGCCTTTATTATAGATATCGTCACCGACATTACTACCGCCACCTTTTGATGGGATGTCCCACTCGGAGCCGGGCTTGTTTGGTAAAGGAGTTGGTAAGGTTGGATACGTCGGAGATGGTCTGTAGTTACCAGTATTAGGTAGTGAAGGGAATCTGTTACCTATCTCTGGATTAATAACATCTGCATCTGCTGGGTCTGACGATTTACGAATGATGATTAGTTTGATTTCGTATCTGTATAGCAGGGGAGCGTTCGCATCCTGTGTAATCGAAATACCTTCGGGAGCCAAGTGAACTACAAAGCTCTCATCATTTGTAAAGTTATGGAAATAAAAATCCTGCGATGATGTTCGACCATTACCGCCTGTCTTCGCGTAGTCTTCAATAAAAGCTTTCATTTCTTTTATCTTCGTTACCCCTCTATCTTCTGCTCGTCCTGTAGGGTTAAAACCTGTTGTACCGGAGATAGTTATAGTAGGGATATCAGCTTGGAAATCCTCAATGATAATACGACTTTTTGTTTTTAATGCCGTAGTACGGTGAGGCATGCTGTGGTTCATGTTCTCTGGGTTGATAGCGAACTTAAATGTTCTACCGCCAACACTGAACGCAATCTTCTGTAATCTATTACGACCATCAGCTATTGTCATGTGCGTTCCTCCGTTCTTTCATAATTATCTTAATTCTAGATACTCTACTATTAATATAGTATTTAGAATAAAAATAACTACTAATATACCAAGAAAAGACGGGAGAAAACCCCCGTCTCTAATTAAATAAACATCTCTTTCTTATTTATGGTCTGCATCCTCGTCCTCGCGGGGTTGGTTAGCAGCTTGTAACTGGGCAATTTCTTCTTCTAATTGCATCGTGTAGGCTCTTAGTTTGATAACCTCGTCAGTTAATGTATGTATTGTTTGTGACTGCTCCAAAAGTACGTACTTTGGATTTAGCGGTGCGCCTTGCTGTTGTTGGTTATTCATTTTAAAATTCCTCCTATAATTCTATTATATCATAATTACTTATGTGGATAGATTCCGCCCCACGATACTTTTACAATTTCCTCGTGTGTAGTGGCATTTTTGATAGCCATTGCTTTTTCGTTGTACTTCATTAATTGCTGTTCTTTATGTGCGAACCCTTCCGTAGCTACCTGTAACCACTCTTCCCTTGTGTGGATTAAGTACTCACCTAAGTCTTCTGGTTTCCAATTAACCTCTGTTATATCTGGTTTAAGGTAAAGAAGTAACATTTTACCTAAGAAGTTAATCTGGTCATCTGTATTTGTACGATATGTATGACCATTTGTGGCTGTGAATCCTTTAGCTATATCAATCTCATAGAACTCATTCATCATAGATAACTTAATATCTTTGTGATACTGTAACACATGTTCCGGTTTTAAAGTCATCCACGAAAGACCTAGCTTCTTCGCCACATGCGCTGCTAATTTGTTTTGGTAGTCTAAAGACATTTTATCGTATCCGTATAAAATCATTTCTTGTTCATAAATTGTAAGAGTATCGTATATCATTTTCCTAGTCTCCTATCGTATAGTTATTCTTCTGTCTAAGTTATCTAACTTGTGTGACAGCTCTTGTATTGCTTTCCAAAGTATTGTACTCATAGCGTAACTGTTAATAGATTTGTCATCGTCTCCTCTAATGATTGTTGGTGATTCGTCTACGATTAAACCTAGATGCTTCTCTACTAAATCTTCATCTTCATCCGTATAATGGTACAAGTAAGCTTTTGCAGAGTTTATAAGAGTTAATGCGCTATCTTCGAATGTCTCAATATTTTTCTTATACTCTCTTGCGGAAGGTACGGTTACGTTTTTGGCTTCAATATCAACCCAGCCACCTCCAGAACTTAAGAACTGGAATCTAGCTACGTCTCCGTTCCACTTCATTCTTCCTGCGCCCATATCGAAATGAGCGTATGCGCCACCACCGTTTTGCCAGAAGTTCCAACAGTTTAAGCCTTCGTGGTATAGTTTTACACCGCCAGTCCATGCATATATTTCTGTAGGGGATGTAGCTCCTTTACCGATACCAGTAAGGAATCGTAGTCTGTCGTCTGCATCTTTTATTGACCATGTGTTACCTGCACCTGCTGTTGATTGTCCTTTGATGTTTCCCCAAACATCCCATATAGCGCCGCCTTGTTGGAATGAGTACATATCACCTATCAGACGAATATTACTTGTTTGGTCGAACACAGCGAAGATAGACTTGTTATTAATCTTTAAGTTGTTATCTAGTAAACTAAGGCTATCATAGTCTGCTTGGTTCATAGACCTAGCTGGTTTACCGCTTTTTAAGAAGTTTAGCCCCTGGTCTTTATTTTGAGCTGCTGTTTGGAAGTATAATGCACATAAGCCGAATAGGTCAGAGTTACGAGCATCATACGAGTACTTACCTTGTGTAACCCATTGATTAGCCTTTGCATTAATTACGCCATCTACATCTAAGTTACCCGCAATTTCAAGAGCGTTATTTCCGCTTGGGAACTTGTTAACACCTATCGATTTCTTAGCTGTATCGATAAACATGATAGGTGTTCCGACTGCTACTGTGCTAACACTTGTAACGGAACCTAGAACATCTGTAATCGTTAACGATACTTCCCATGCTTTTGTGTTATCTAACTCTACTGTCTTGTTACTAGCTGTGAAGTTAGGGAACCCAGTTAATGGTAAATCCGCTTCGCCACTCCATGTTGTTACACCAACTTGTCGATACTTAAACTTAGATGACTTTATTAAGTTCTTATTTACACTGTTTATGCTCAACGGTGAAGCGAACCCGACTACTTTTAAGTTTGTAGTAGTTTCGAAGTTGTTTACCCTCTCGGCGGAAAAGTTATACGATGGTAACGCATACGGTAATATTAATATAGTAGAAGATGCAGAAGTCCTAAAACCCCTACTATCTATTGCAGAAACGACGATAGTAGCATTTGTACTAACATCTACGATACCGAAGTTAAGTGTTAAATCAGCCGTATCAGAATAATTGATAGATTGTACGGCACCGTTGACAGCGACTTCATATCGTGTAATCGTTGCGTAGTTTTTTGCTACAGCTTTCTTTGCGACAGGTAGTTTAACTTGTAAAGTAGACTTACCTTGAATGATGTACTGGTCATTATTTGTTAGCGCTTTCGTAGTAGTGTTTATATCTGCGTATGTAAACCCACCATCGTATGTGGGTTCACTATTGACTACGCGTAAAGTGATGTACCTATTTTGGTCTTTAGGTGCGCCATCATTTATTTCTACTCCATTGTACTTTGTACTAGCCCAAACCCTTGCTTGCCCTAACTTCTGATTTGGCACTTGCTGGTACATCTGCTTTACTTCGTCATCTGTGAATGTCATGTTAAAGTTTTTGTTTACGCCTGTGAATACTTTCTTGAAACTACCAAAGTAAAACTCGTATGTATATGAGAATTGAGCATAGTAATAATCTAACATGACAGGTACGGACTTCGTACCTATATCGAAATCAGATAAAACAGGGGTTGCAGGGGTCGCACCGTACACCCGACCTTCTTTTGTTGTTTCACCTATTACATTACCATTATACCATGTTTGGACTCGTACCCTAGCTGGTCTGTCTTCCCAGCCACCCATAGCTTGGTATAAAGTTGTGTTCTCTGCTGTAGTGAATGTGAATGTTGTAGAGTCACCAACGCTACTTCTCCAAGCGATTGCAGCCCAGTTATTATTTGGTGTGTACACATCGATAGATACGATATGGTCAAAAGCGCTTGAAGCCCGGTTAATTGTGATAGGTAAGTTTTCTAATCCGGCTGTCCAACTTACGTTAGATGATAGTGTACTTGCTCGCGGGATACGGTCTAAGTCTACGTAAACAACTGCGTCATTAATGTTGAATACGTTCGTATACCCGGCTGCTCCGATACGTAAGTTCTTTGTTCCATCAGAGTTGTGAGGTACACGGAATCCGCCACTTACTACTAATGTTCTTGAGTTTTGTGTAATGCTAAAGCTTGTTGTATTTACTGCTTGTTCTCCATTTACATACAATCCGAACGTACCGTTACCGTATGTCTCGTACCCAGAGTTAGTACGGGAGAAGCGCCATTCTACTCTTACATCACTATAGTTTTCACTAGTGTAAGGGGTACTGCTCCAAGTTACAGTACCCAATACGTAAGGATTACTAGTCGTGACATTAAATGAACCTGATGCCATTCTAATTTCCTCCAGTCAATTCTATTTAACAGTTGGAACGAATGCCCAACCTGTTATATCTGTACTAGTAACGTCAATTATCTTGATGTTACCTAGTGTTATTTCTTTTGTTGCTTTTAACTTCTTAGTTACAGTTTCGTCACCGTTTAAGTAGAACACTTTTTCGTATCCGCCATTACCGTTTTTGTAGAACCCAGCAAACTCTGACGGTGTGATTTGTGTATAACCAACTTCGGCACCATTAGCGTCGAGCTGTGCTACACGTAAACCATTTAAGTTCATACGAACGTTCGTGTTGTATAGCTCTCCTGTTGCTAATGTCCACTGTAAAGGAATATCCCCTATATTTAACATTATACCAGAAACGATAGCTTCAACCTTCGAGTATGCTATGAAACAGATTGTTACAGTGTCCTCTAAAGGCGTAAATGTTAAATATCCTCCCTCTAAACCGTTTGTCGTTTTATCACTATTGTTATCTATTTGTTTTATCGTTACCCCTGCACTATTGCGGATTTGAATCCATAATCTAAATGTAGAGTCACCTACGGCTCCTTTCGTCATTTTATTTAAGTAGAACCCTAGCGTGTAAGGTTGGTTCGGGATAACTTTCACTGTTTGCATGATACCCTTGTCCTTACCATCTGGTCTAAAGTAGAACCCGCTACCTAAACCTAAACTATCTAAAGCAGAGTTTGAAATAGTTTCTACGTTTGTGTTAGGTGCGTACATATTCCAGAAGTCCGTACCACTAAAGCCGATAGAGTTCTTGATAGTGTTCATACCGTTTGCTGCGGAGAACTTCGCATTCCAGTCTCTAGCTGTTTGTTCTAGTTGGGATTTCTCTACGAATGGGGAGAAGTCTAGCTTATCTATCTCACCTTTGATACGGTCATCTACACCCTTATTAACGTTATCTAGCTCGTCTTTCGTAGCGTAATTACCTAAATCACTAGCATCCGCTTTACTCTTAAGACCTAGTGTGTACTCCCTAGAGTTGACAACTGTGTTTGTGATAGCTTCATCAGTTATCTTTTGCTCTGCATTCGCAATACGTTTCATCATCGTTGGTACGATATAACGAGTATCCTGCGCTACTGTAGCTAAGTTTGTACCATACTTGATAGTACCTGTACGGATTGGCGGTGTCCATAGTGGGTAGTACGTTGTGATGACATTAGCTTTTGGAAGTAACTCTAAGATTCCATCGAATGAAACTTCTTCTTGAATTGGGTCTACTAGTCTATAAACGAATTGGTATGGTCTAATCGTGTTGTCTTTAATAGATGGTGATAATTCTGTTGGTGCGGAAGCTCGACCCGTTACTGCGCGGTCTAAGTTCTTATCTCCTTGTGGATACCAAACCTTACCTCCAGAAACATATTGACCTCCGAACTGACCGTTACACATTCTCCAACCTAAGAAGTAAGCTTTAATTTCCTCTACTGTTGGTGTGTAGGAATCGCTCCAACCAGTATCGACATCTGCTAGAGATAAATACAATTGACCTGTCGTAGCGTTTACCGCCATTTGGTCGGCTTCTGGTGTGTTACCATCTCTAGGTAGTATCTTACCATCGTGTTTTACTACAATCTCTGATGCGTAAGCTATAGCTGCGTATGTTGCTCCGTCACCTCTAACACGTTTGAACGTTTGTTTGTTTGCGTTAGTCCAAGTTGTAGCGTTAGTTCCTCTCTCTACCTGTACCTTTCTAAATCTTAGCTTCGTATTGTTTGCTGCTGCAACACGAGGGAAGTAGATACGGAAGAAAAGACCTTTCGCGTTAGCTGGTATTTTGAACGTGTGCTTAAGCTTTTGCCATGTACCTGCTATACCTACATCTCCTCTTGTCTCAATCCAGTTCGTACCATCACTAATCCAAGTAGACATGTAAGCCCCTGCGACATCTCCGTTAACTTCTGCTGAGAGTGTGATAGTCTCCCCTACGCTAAACCCGTGAAGGTTCATATTGTAATCGCCGAGCTGATAGAATGCGTCAGAACTATCCGTACAGTTCATTATTACATAGTCCTCATAGAAAGCTAATGTTGTACGTCCAGAACGGTTAGTCACATTATCATCGAATAGTATAGGGTACTCGTTGTTACCACTAGCTTTAATGAACTTGTTCACGCTGTCAGTATTCAAACCTTTAGATGAGTAAGCCCACTGTTGTTGCGTATCTAGTGACTTATCAATCCAGTACTTAACCTTAACGGGGGTACCGCTTGTATCCCAAGAGAATTTATCATTAACTGTCCCGTCACCATAGAAACTAGCTAAGATAGTTAAGTCAGTTCCACTACTGAATACCGGGTTTGTAACGGGTCTAATGCGATTACCTATTGCGCCCCAACCCTCTGTAGGTGCAGGAGTATAAACAGGGTTTAGGTTTTTTCCTAACTCAATTTTCAAGTTAGATATTGTTAACTTACCTACCATGTTATCGCAACGCATGTTAATAGATATGAATGTTGCTATGTTTGATGGCATAGTCAATGTAGCTTTTTCTCGACCTCTTATGTTCGTACTAGAGAATGTTATTTTTGGTGCAACCTGTGGGTATGGGTTACTACCTTGCATATACATTGTTCCGGAAGGGTTTGCTCCTTCTATGCTCCAGTCATATGAAATCGTGAACTCCGAACCCATTAGTTCAATAGAGTTACCAGCAACGAAGCTGTAGATATTCATTGTTTGGTTAGATGCGTTCGTACCTTCTAATGTCTTAGATGTTAATGTACCAGCTACAAGGTTACGACCATTTACATACCAGCTATCTTGGTGATTACCTTCGAACTCCGGTAAACCAAGTGTTGCGATTTTTGGTGTAACCGTTACTGGGTTTGTGAATGGAACAGTGTCATGATTACCCGGTGTACTAATTGCAGCGATAGTTTTATCCGACATCTCTTGCGCTTTCTGTTCTGTGTACTGCTTCTGTCTGTCCTGTACTTCGATTTCGAACAGAGCATAGAAATTGTAATAGTCATTCCACTTCTGGTTCCATATCACCCTGTCTGAGATAGGTATAATCGCGCTGGAGCTTACATCCCACGGTTTAGGTGTAAAACCATTAAGGTATGCTATCAACGCTGTATAAGCGTCTCCGAGCTTCTTATAGTAAGGGCTTGTTGAAATGTCTAAACCGATATTACGCGCTTGTTGTCGGATTGAGTATAACTTACCTTTCCCATAAGCAGGTTTATCGATTTCTGTTAATGGTACTGGGACATCTGTAGGGTTGTAATATGTACCTGTGATATCTGCAATCCATGAACGGATTAAACTTCTTTCGAATCGAGTTAGTTTACCGTCATCACCTAAGGCATCTACACTTGTACGGATGTCTTTAACGTCGTTGTTAATGCCATCGATTTCTCGTTGTGTATCCTCTGGAGCTGGAACCCAGTTTACAGGAGAGTTACCTTGTACTAGGATATGACTGTTTACTTGTAGCTTTAAGTTAGCTGATGTTAAATCAGCAACCTCGAATCGAATCTTAGAACCTGCTGTATTCATTGCTGCTAACATTTTGAACGTGATGTGAAACGGCTTCCACTCTGTCGTTACTGTACCTACTGTTGTACCGCTCTTATCAGAACCTTCACAGAAGAATTGTAAAGGTCTTGTAACACCTGTTGCTCCTGTTAGTCTAGCAAGTACACAGAACGTAACTTCGTCATTAGCTGCTACTACACCACGAGTAAATAAGTCTACACATGCGTAGTCCGCGCTACCCCAGTTAGCGGCTGTTTCAATGATGTACGTACCTTGCCATTGGTTGTTTGTTCTTGTTGCACTTTGAAGCGTCCAACCTCCGCCTGTACAATCTCGTGAGTTTGTAAGTAGGTTACGAATGTTGAAGTCAAGACCATCTGCGGAGAATTGCCATTTTCCATCCATGTAAACGTATAACTTACCGTCCGTCATGTTGTACCACATTGTACCTTGACGTGGGTTTACTGGTTCTGTTTTCGATACAGAGATATCCTTTAAGTTCGCTACCGTAATACTACCTGTAGCTACTGGAGGAGTCTTATATGAACAGAAGAATGTAGCTCTATCTCGAACGTCATTTACACTTAATCGGAATGAGTTACCAATACCTTTATGGTTGTTATTCCATGCTAAGTCTCCGGCTTGGTCTTCCGATACACGAGTCCAGATAATATCCCCTATGCCTACTGTAGATGTGATGTCGTCCGCACCTTTGTAGAACCTAGCAGATACCACAGAATCGATAAAGTCATTGACGAACACAGTACCATTTGTAGAGGTTACTTCTACACGATATGGTAGATTTGATAAAGCTCCATCTACTTTGTCATTTACTTTGTCTAGTTCATTTGTAAGAGCTATCTGCTCTTCCTTTGTAGCCATCTTAAGCTCTAAGTCTTGTACTTGAGATGTTAATTGCTCTGTACTAACTTTCATGGAGATAGCATTGAATAATTGAGTGAAGACCGCGCTTTGTTTCTTCATCTCTTTATTTGTGTAGTTTACTGGGTTCTCTACAGCTTCTTTGATACGCTCGACAATAGATGCTTCGATACTAGAAGTGAACACAGGTTCTATGTTAGTTAAAGCGGTTACATAGTTTGTGATAGCTGTGTTGATGTCTGTTTTCTCTTGTGCTGTGATTGTACCGTCTGTAATAGATGCATCGATTACGTTATGTAATGCTTGGTGGTAACCATCTACGCGGTCTTTAGAGATTTTTAATGTGTTCTTAAGTGTATCCGATAAGAACGGGTCAGCCATAACCTCTGCGTACTTACCATCAAGAACTGTTTTAGACGAGTCGATTGCTTGCATCTTTTTGTTTAACTCTATCTTACGCGTATCTGTTACTTTACCATCGGGGAAAGCAGAACCAACGAATGTACGTAAGTCTTCTAGAGAAGATTTAAGAGTTGTTAGGATTGTTTTAATCTCTGCAAGTAACGCATCTTGAGCGCCCTTGATTTCGTCAAGGTCAATTTCGTATGTATTTTTCTCTACCTTTGTTTGTAGTCCACCTTCTACCGCTCCCATAGTAACCTTCATTGTCTCGATAGTTTTATTGATTTGTCGGATAGCCTCATCGTATTCCGGGTTTGTACCACCACCGTTGCCGCCACCGGAACCGATTGGTTTACCATCTACCATGATACCTTCTTCTGTAATCTCGAACTTATGTTTTGGGTTTTGAAGAAGTACGTTACCGTTCTTTAGGATTTCCATAGAAGATTGGTCGTATGATTCCTCTTCTGGATTTGTCGTATCATTTTTCTTGACAATGGAGAAACTACCATCTGGGTTCATTTGTTGGTATGTAATACCGTGACCGTTTGGATTACGAGTACCCATACGGAATGTACCATCAGATTTAATGAACACTGTAAATCTATGTTTCTCGTAGATGCCTTGATGAACATAAAGAACTGTTGGAGCTTTTGGTGATTCTGGTTCAATCAACTCTCCATTTGCATAACGAGAACTTGGTAAGTCCATGTAGTCAAATGCCTCGTCCTGTACATATTCATTGTTTTGGTCAGTATCAGTAACGTATAAGAAGCTCTTACCAGAGAAAGTAACTTCACGGTTACCGCGACCATCCACATTTGTATATGTCATAGATGGGTATAAGTTAAATAATTGCCATAGCTCACGTTGTACACCTTCATCTGATTCGTCTCCACTAGTCATAGTTGTTCTAGTAAGCATAGATTGGTTGTCAACTGCTCCATAAATATTTAATACGATTGGGTTGTCTTTGTTACCTTCTACGAACCCGATTAGGACTTTAGAGCCTACAGTTACAAGAGTGTTCGTTCCATATACGTTACCTTGCGGTGTTCTACCTCCGAATTGTATAGGTAAACGTGCAGAGTACTTACCATTGTCGTTCGGATTCTTTGTTGTAGAGTTTTTATACTTAGTAGTGATTACATCTACCGTGTTATATTTATAGTTAACTTTAATAACTTCCGCAAAAGAAAGGGTAACAATATTGTCACCCTCCTTATACGCTCGTTTCAATTCTTTACTTAATTGTGATTGGAATCTCATTCCATTTAATGGTTGATATTCTGTCATAGCATTAATCATCCTCCTTTTTTATATTATAACACGTTTAACCTGTGAACCTTCTTACGTGTCCGTTAAATACCTTCTTCCAGTACGAGGTAGTCAAGTCCTCCTCATGAATACCCGGTGTACTCTGTGAACCTATAAACTTACTGTTGCCAGAGTAAATACCAACGTGACCATCAGATTTATAGGTATCGAAGTAGATAATGTCACCTTCACGTAAAGCTGCGTAGGCTGCATTCTTGTCTCCACCGCGAGGGCTTATCACTTGAAGTCGAGAATCCTTCGCGATTGTATCTGTTGTCATACCAGTGGCTCCACCATTCAATTGAACTCCATGAAGGTTATAGCACCACCAAACGAATGATGAACAGTCAATCTTGATTGGAGAATTTAAGAATGGGTTACTACCAGAGCGTCCGCCACCGAATACGTATACCGATGGTTTAGTTGTCATCTCTCTTGCAGTAGCTAGAGCTTGCATTGCAACAGTACCTCCGGCTCCACCACCCATGCCACCTGTACCTCCAGCTCCTCCACCAGCTTGTTGTTGGGCTTGTTTAGCTTTCTCTGCAAGTTGAGCAAGTGTTTCTTCGCCTAAATATCCGCCTTTGAAGTCTTCTGATTTACCCCACAAGTTTGTGAATCGAGCTTTACCACTTTCCGGTAAACCTCTTGTTACTCCTAATATAGTAGAATAACCGCTCGTAAAGCTGAACTCATGCTGAACTGATTCTAGATAGAACTCCCATGTTGTTTCTTGTTCTGCATCCTCATACAATGTTCTAGTTCCTACACGGTACATAGGATTACCTAGTACACGAATATCACCAGAGTAGAAGTTAGGATTCTCACAATACCAGTTATAGAGTCTATCTGTGAACGCTTTCAATTTTGTATTATCTGCGCTCTTTTCAGAACTATTAGTCTGGTTTGTATCTCCTGTAGCTGCATTCACAATTTGCGTATATTTATCAGAGTTAAATGAACCGTCTTTTAAGGCATCTACGATGCTCGTAGTCATCGATTGAGTCATGCTAGGGTATTTAGCCTTAAGTCCTGCTTCCACCTCTGTACGACGCTTACGCAACGTCTCTGGGTCATTATACTTGCTACTCTTGATGAACGAGTCAACTTCACTAAATGTAGGTTGCTTTACTGTACGAGTAGCTGGTTGTGGCGCTGTCATGACTGCTGGAGTAGGTGTAGCAGTTCCTCCGCCCGGATTAGGCATAGGAGTAGGTGTGCCTGTACCTCCTGTATTTGGTAAATTTGTTAATCCACCGTTAGCTGCATTGTTCCCTTGCATAGCTTTATCAGCAGACATCAGATACCTGTTTTGTGCTTCTAGTTTCTTATATCCGTATTTCTTAATAAGTTCTGGATGGAATCTAGGAAACACACCTAAATCTAAGCTGTTATATTCTAGCAAGCTAGGAGCCTGTACAATATAAACAGAAAAGGCTTCATTATCATTTTTACCGAATGATTCTTGGATTACGATATCACTCTTAAACTTGTATGTTTCTAGCGCATTCCACTTATCCGGGTCGAATGGAGTAGGACGCATAACCGCAGCACATTGCCCATCTTTTGTGTATTCAAAGAATAACTCATTAAATGGTTTAGCTGTAAGGTCTTCTAAAAACTGTCGTAAGCTACCTTGATAGTTTACGAATGGGGATGGGTCTAGTAGAGCCTCATCCTTTTCCCAACTCTCGAATCTATGCGTAAAGTAATCTTGTAACCCTTTACCATCGGCGAAAGCGTATTGAGCGTATTTGTATAGGAACCTATCCATAAGTTCATTAGAAATACTAGCCGCTGATTTACCAGAAAAGTGTAAACCGTTCTCTGTACCATCAGGTAACCAACCCAGACCTGGGGATAGTGCCGCAAACTGCTGGATAACACCTACTTGGAAATTGATTAATGCTTTTGTCATTGCTTGCCCTGTAATACGATATACTAGTGTACCATTTGCGTATTCTCCATCTTTCTTGATGTCAGATATTAACCCAACCATGATATACGGATTATCCGGTACTTTATCCGTAACGTCAGGGAATACTTTAATTCTGATGAGGTCATTCGCATTTAAAATCTTATCCCATTTATCAACTGCTGTTACGATAAGTGAGAATGCCGGACTATCATCGGACATACTATTTTTACAACTAAATGAAATGATAGCATTATCAAATGAGTCACTAGATAGCTGCTTCTTCGTATCGTATGTTAGTTCATAAGAAGTGTTTTCCGTGATAAGTTGTACTTCAAATGTTGGATACCTCTTTTGAATCTGTACCATGTTGTTCCTCCTTTCTAACTAAATAACATATAACCAACTAATATCCCCATTAGGAACGGAGCTGATACACTTACTAGTAATGCAAAAATCCATTCACCTTTTGTACCTCGCATTGTTAAACCTCCTTATTTAAAAAGAAGAGAGGGACGGTACTAGACCATCACCATCTCTTTAGAGTAGAAACCAAGCATATCAGCAATGTTACTTCCGACCTTCTTCATGTCAGAAGAACTCTTAAGTTTATCTGATACCTTTTCATCGCCTTTAACATTGACATTGATAGTCGCTGTCATTGCACCAGAACCGGAACCTGTAGGAGCGCCCTTCATGATACTTGCGATGTTAGAAGCCCAGTCAGAGTTTGTTGCGTAACCAGCTTTATGCATTGCATCTAGAGTTGTTCTACCTTTACCGTAGTATTTCTCTGCAATCCACTTAGCTCCACCCATGATACCGTTCTCGGCTGCGGAACCTCCACCGTTTTTGAACTCGAAAGCACTTGAGTACGGACTGTCATCGAACGCGCCGATACCGAAGAAGTTACCTTTGTCGCGGGCAATCTTAGATGTACCCCAAGCAGATTCTTCCGCCGCGTGAGCGACTAAGTAACGTGGGTCAAGCCCAGTCTCTTGTCCAGCTTTTAGGAAGGTAGCACCCATACCTCTCATCATTGAGTCTTTAGGAGCTTTAGAGTTAATCCATGCATCTAGGTCTTCTGCTGTTAACTTCGCATCAGTCATACCTAAATCATGCTGTGTTACGTTGCTGTTTGACCACTTCTGACCATCTGCTAGGAACTTCAATGAACCTGCGCCAGTGAAACCGTTAATACCGTTAGCTCCTCCTGCTCCACCTTGAGCTGTACCCATGATGCCGTTTTGAGCGCGGGCTTGTGCTAGTAAAGATTCCGCTTTTTGGAGTGCTTTTTCGTATAGAGTTAAATTTTCTCGTTCGAACGATAAGTTGTCAGTCTTCTTAACTTCTGTACGCTGTTTGGTATTTGTATTCTCTTTGTCTACTAATTCCTTGATAGTGTTTGCGTTTCCACTTGTGTTCGGCATATTAGTAGGCATCTGGTCGGATGCTGTGAATCCCATGCTCGTAGCCATTGGTGTAGCGGATGACATAGATGTATTTGTAGCTGCTGGAACATCACCAGAAGATGATGGAGATGCTTTAGGAGCTGGTGCGATGTTCTTTTCTTTCCCTTTATCTGGGTCGAACCATCCACCGATACTTTCACCGATATTACTACCGAAGATAGAACCGATGATACCACCAGTTAAACCGATAGCTCCTCCGACTAATGTACCTGCACCCGGGATGATAGAACCTGCTGCTGCTCCGGCTGCTGCACCGCCTAAGATACCTCCACCGATACCGCCTATAGCACTACCTGTTGCTTTACCTTTGTCACCGGAATCTGCGGAAGATATTGAGCTAACGGCTGTTATAGCTGCAAGAGGTAGTAAAAGTTTATTGAGTCCTTTGAAAGCGACACTATTCTTTAATCCACCTTTGAACAAGTTAGGGAATTTATTCGCGTTTGCTGCGGCTGCTGCTCCACCTGCTACTGCTGCTCCTCCGGCGATTGCTTCTCCTGTACCGAAGTTAGCTAATCCACCTGCTCTAGCGCTAGGGTCGAATAATCCTTTGAACCAGTTACCTACGCCACCTTGTGTGTAAGTTCTAGTCTCTCCACCCGGAACTACTGGAGTTGTTGGTGGTACTGCTGTTTCTGGTACGATTAGTCCGCCCGGTGTAGTAGTATGCCCCGGTGGAACTCCTCCGCTCGGTGGTCTTGTAGAACCTCCACCCGGTGCAACAGTTCCACCGCCAGTACCTCCAGTTCCACCTCCGCCACCGTATGTACCTAGTGACCTGTTTTTAATTGCACCTGCTAATCCGAACGATGCGGCTGCGGCTAACATAGAAGCTGTAAATGCTCCTACTGCGATAATAGCTCCATAGATAGGTGCAGGTAATCCACCTAAAGCAGCGTTAGCGGCACGAACGGCTTGACCCATATCGTTAATACCTACAGCTTGTTTCGCTGTAACCGCTTCACTTTGGCTATCTGTAGCTGCACTAGATTTCTCATAGTTGCTTAGACGTTTCTTAGATTCTTTATCCCCTTCTGACTGATTGCTTTCGATAACTTTTCCTAAGTTTTCTTTACTAAGGGTACCTTTGTTGTACTCATCCATAAGACCTTTTGCTTGTTGAGTTGTAATATCAACGCCCAGTCTATCTTTAGCGAATGACATAAACGCTTCGTATTCCTTCTCTTTATCGCCACCACCGAACTGTTTAGCAATCCCAGCGATAGTATTAACGTTATCGATATCGGAAATACCTTTCTCCATCTGTTCACGTAATTTCCAGCGACCTTCTACACCTTGATATTTAGTACCTTGACCGAACGCTACACGAACAGCAGGGTCATCGAAACCTTTACGAATGCCTTCATCAAGACTAGATAGCATCTGACCGCCTTTTGTTCCTCCTAATGCAGAGATACCTGTACCAGCAAGAACAGATTGTAATCCCATTGTTTGCATCATCTCTTGGTTTGTAATAGAACGTCCTTGTGTTATTCCTTGTAAGATGCCATCTAAAGCTTTAAGTTGGTCTTTCTCACGACCTTCCATACCGCTCTGTTTGATAGCTCCTAAGAATGCATTCTGGAATTGTTTTGTTGAACTTCCAGTTACACCGCCACTACGATAAGCTGTGTCGAAGAATTGCTGTGTATCCTGTGCGTTGATACCAGTAGAACGGCTAAATACTGCTTGACCATTCATTGCATCTTGTAAATCTTTACGCCCAGTGTTACCTCTAGCTGTTAGATAGTTTTCTTGGAATGCTAACATGTCTACGCCATCGAAACCTAATCGATTAGCCAGACCAGATTTCATAGCATTGTTACGAATGTCAGTTCTCCAATTTCCACCATCTGTACCAGTCTGTTGACCGATATAAACCTCGTTACCGCGCATCTCCTTACTTAAGCTACCACCTTGACTATACAACCTACCTATTGATGCGGTAATAGCTGCTGTAATAGCAAGACCGATAGCTGGAGCGCGCTCACTAATCATACCAGCGCGTGTATTTCTATCAGCTTTTGTTTTTGTACCTTGTAATGACTCGTGGTAACCTTGCATGTTAGCTGTAGTTTGCTCTAAAACTTTATTAAGCTTTGTACGAGCTGTAAACTCTTGGTCTAATGCACGGATGCTATTTTGTAACTCAACACGTTTTGCCATATCAGCATTTGTCGCGTTAGGGTTTGACTCAATCGAATTAATCTGTTTCGCAAAGTCTGTTAAGTTTGTAGCGATTTCTGTTAAACGAGTTAAGTTTGCATCTTTACTATTTTTGTAAGAACCATTAACAGTTTGATAATCTCTAGTAAAGTTAGATGCCTGTTGATGTGACATGTAACCAGAAGCACTTGCACGACGAGATAAACTTTCTGAACGTCTGTCAAGTTTTTTAGCTTCTTTGATTTGGTTTAGTACATCATCTAATTGACCAGAAGAAGCGTTGATATCAGAAAGAATACCTTTTACAGTTCTTCTTGCTTCATCTAGGTTCTTTGTATCGACATGCATTAAACCTTTTTGTTGGTAGTTCGTACTAAAGTTCTTCGTATATGTTTGACCAAACTTAGCTAAGTTCTTTTGATAATTTGTTGCTTTTGTATATGTACGGTCTAACTCTCGACGCTGCTCTTGAACAAACTTGAGATAGTCCTGTTTTGATTTCATGTCAACGCCAGTAACTTTCTTCATTTTGTCAGAGTCATTGTTTTGGAACATACGTTGGTTAGAGCCTTTAAGACTCTTATCTAAATCTTTAAGCAAGGCTTGGAGTTTTCTATACTCTTGCGCCGCTTGCTTCGCATGTCTCATACTGTTGAGGATATCACTATCGTTTTTAGTGTGACCGCGACTTTCTCCTTTTTTCTGGAGCCTGTCAATATCGTCCATAGCTTGCTTAACTTTATTTAAGCCCTTCATGGCTTTTTCTATATCAGCATTGACATCAAATATAAATGTTTCTTTATTAGCCAAGTTCCCTCACCATCCTTTTTACTTAAAGAAAAGTAGAGGGAACGGAATCGCCTCTACCCACTTTAAAGTGTTGTATATTCGTCGTCATCGTCTTCGAATAATGCAATAGCCTTGTCCATTGCTTTCTTATTCAACGCGTAATCGGACTTAGGAGCCTCACCAGCAAGCTCCCGGTCATCAACTAGACGTTTACCCTTACCGCCCATAGAACGTTCTCTAGCAAGCTCCTCGGCTTTCTCTAGCTGTTTGTTTATGTATTGAGTGACTTCGGATTCACGAGATGTCATGCCGCCGTTTTCTAGATGCTCATTGTACTCATCCAGTCCGTCGAATCGACCCTCAAGGTTTTTAAGGTCTTCCGCTTTCGTCATGGCATTAATCTGTTCAGCAATCTTATTACCGTCGTGACCGTCTTTAAGTACATCCCAATCACCAACATCGCGGTTCCATACTTCTTCATCGAATGATGAATCGTAATGGTCGCCATCGCCTTGTACACCTTTACGTGCGCGTTCCATTTCCCTAGCATCTTCCGCCATAGAATAAAGCATTAAGTCTATCTGGATATCTGATAGTGCTTTAAACTCTGGACTAGTTGGGAGTATTTTAAACTCTCTCATTAATGCCCACAGATTTCGCATATAAGGGGTACGAGCTAATTGTTTTAACCCGCCAAACTGCTTTACCTTATCTACGAAAGGTTTGCATCCATGCGGAGAAATCAACCCCGATTGCATATAAGATATCTAAATTGTAAATATCCTCATCCTTTTCTAAGCATTTCGGAACTTCTTTACCGCAAACTCGTAGAGATGCTAATGTTTGATATACGATTAAGTAGTACTGTGACATGTATGTATTCATTCCGCTTAAGTATCCTGCTGTCATCGCTTGGATTTTACCGACTTCAATTGCGTTCGGTGCTTTGATTGCAACTGTAAACTTCAAGTCAAATTCTGGTAAGTCGTACTCTTTTCTAAATACGTCATTCTTACCTCGGATAATTCTATCTACTACCTCTCGTTGCTCTTCTTGTCTTTCTACTTCTATCTGCTCCGGCGTTTTAGCCTCTTGTAAGTGTTCAATATCTTTCTGAATATTCTGAAAATTTGTCATATTTATTTGCCTCCTAAGTTATCTATTAATAATATAGCACTTGCTTTTCCCTATATATCTATTATAACATAAAAAGGACTACCCACTTGTTGGATAGCCCTCTAGTAAATTACTTAACATACTGGTATAAACCATAACCTGCACTTTGAATCGTTGGCTCGTGCATCTTGATTTGTCGTAATGTTTCGTGTGGGTGGTTCATTTGGATTCCTGCATCATTTAAAGCTTTAATCAAGTCTTTAGATTTCATTGGTTCTACATGCTCTTTAAGAATTACTTTAGCGAATTGAGAAACAACTTTGTTGTCATTCATTGAACCTCTCATAAGTGTCTTTCTCATTTCTAATTTATCAGGCTCAAGACCAGCAGAAGGTTTTTCTTTAGGCTTGTCCACTTTAGGTTCTGGTTGATATGGAGGTAACTCCGGTTGCTTAATTTCGTTGCATAAGTTTGTAGGTTGCGTTGGGTCTGCAATTGTTATACCTTCTTTTTTCATGTTATCTATTAGAACTTTTAGCTCGTCCATCATTTCTGGGACGATTTTTTTAAATTCTTCTCTTGCAGATTTGTTAGCCTCTTCTACCATTTCTTGTGGAACCATTGGTCTTTCGTAAGCCTCTGCCATAACTTTATCTACTGTAGCAGCTTGTTCGCTCATTCTATCGATTTCATCTAACTCTCTTAATCTATCTAAGTTCTTTACGTACTCTGTGTATAAACGAGCGCGCTCCTCTTCGATATAATTCATCATTCTTTCTATAGCTTGTCTTTCTGTAAATGTTGATGTCATTTTATGCATCTCCTTGTCATTTGATAACCTTAGTATAATTAGACATTTCCCAAAAGTCAACAAGAAAATAAAAAAATAGACACGAAAAATAATCGTGTCTACTTAACGGTCTATTAATTTAGGATTGTAACTTGTACTGTTTTTCTTCCCCAGTCACTAGAAACCTTTTTGTTTGGCATCAATACATCGATACGATTACCTTTGATTGCACCACCTGTATCTCCTGCGATTGCTTCTCCGTAACCTTCAACATAGATACGAGAGCCAAGTGGAATTACTCTAGGGTCAACTGCAACCATTTTCATGCTAGGGTTTGCTGATAAGTTATGACCCATTGCTGTTTTAACTACTCCACCATATGTACCGCCATTCTCTGCTGGGTCTGCTGTGTATGCAGTAGCCACAACTGTAAGTGTTTTACCTGATGGCTTTTGAACTACTGTTTCTTTCTTAGGTTCTGCTTGAACCGGAGCTTGCGTATGTACGACTTCTTGTGTGTTACCTTTTAGTAAAGATAATAGATTAATATTTTGTTCTGCTGTTCCTGTGTAATTACCAATTCCATAATCAGAAGCTAGTTGACTGCGGTTAGAGAAACTATGGTCTTCGCCTTTCTGGTATAAGTAATCTACTACGCTTGTCTCACTAGCTTGTGCGCTGTGACCTCCTACAAACAAGATTCCTGTACCGATTGCTAATGTTGTTACGATATTCCTTAATGTTTTCATTAATTCGTTCTCCTCTACATTATATTTGTATTGCTTATACTTCTTAATGTAACACAAACATACAGGAAATCATTGGATGTAAAGGAAATGTAATAGTATTGTAATAAACCGTTAGTAAACAAAAAGAAAAAAGCTACCAATTATGATAGCTTATTCCATGTACTTCGCCCACGCTGGTAAACCTAGATTAATAAAGTCTACCCCTTCTTTTCTAAATAACCCCATATCGAGTATCTTCCATTCTAGCATAATCCAGTCATTTCCATATACACCGACTCCTGTAGTTCGAGCTAATAGTTCTATCTTGTATCCCGGATACTCGGAAAATACTTCTAGTACACTAAATTCACCTTCATCCCCCACTTCTACAATCCGATTCTCCCCATTCTCTTTAGCCACATTGTAATTATATTTTATGAACGCGTAACTGTAATCTCTAAGTATTCTATCTAGCCATAGTTCGAATTTAGTGTTCTGATACTCTAGTCTTTTCTTATGCATCTCTGCTAACGCATCTTGATAATCTTGATACCAACTGTCCAGTCCCCGAAGTGTAACGGTTTCTAAGTTTACTTTTGTTTTGTCAATCCCTAACTTTTTATACATGTTTCAATTCCTCCTTAATTTGTGTAATTGTAAACGTCATTCCTTTGATGTATGTTTCATGTTGTTCTAGGTATCCCTCATCATCGTTAGTGTAGTCACAATGGTATAGAAATGCTCTAATAGTGTTCGGTGTTGTTACTACCTTTATAACGAACTCACATCCCCAACCATCTTCTAAGTAGATAATCCCACTATCGAAGTATGTAATTTTCGCATTGCTTGGCAACAGGTTGTCCGCGATATACTTAACTAACTTAGTTGGCTTCTTCATATTTTCTCCTCCTTTACTTTTAGTATACATGCCAACTAAAAAATGTCAATAAAAAAAGAGACTAATTATAGCCCCTAAATTTTTGTCCATTTTTGTACTCCATCGTTACCTATGCTCATCTTCCAGTTGCTACCGTCCGGTGAACGAAGTACGATACCTTTTGCTGTATCACCGAAGGATAAGTCACCATATACAGTGTTATCACTCTCTGTATTAACGAACGCGACTGGGTACCCATCCCCAGTTGTACCGAAGATACGATTGACACGAACAAGCGTGTTTACATTGTTAGCGCCCCAGATTGTGAATTTAAGTTTATACGTTTGTGCAGCTCTGGAAGCTACGTGTAATGAAGGTGTTTTTAACCCTGCTTGGTTTGTAAGTTGTACGTATGAGCCACCACTAGCAGTTACACGTTCTATTTTTACATTGGTAGGAGTCTCGCCTTGACCAAACGCTATACCTACAGATTCCATGTATGGTATTGGTTTAGCTCCGAGATCTATCTCTATAATGATTGGTGCTGCTAGCGTTGGGTTTGTCCATCTACAGAACTGTTCTTTACGAAGAGAGAACATACCGAATATATTACCGCCTGTCTTAGCTGCGCCTATTGAAGCGACTGTGTAACGTTTATCTGCTTGTACTAGGATATCGTCTTGGTCACCTACCATTGTTTTATCTGCTGGTAGTATAGGTGTGATATCTGGTGGTGGTAACGTAGGTGTAGCTGTGTATGGCATATATGCGCGTCCACCATCTTTTGTACTTGTCATCATGATTCTAGATATAGTAGCTACAGGTATAGGTGACGGTTTCTTAGGGTCATCTACTTTATTATTACCCCAGAATTTAATTCTAACCTTTGTACATTTATCTGCTCCCGCCCACGGTGCTGATACGGCGTGACTCTGTGACTTGTTGTTCTTTGTCCAGTGTACGCCACCCATCCATTTATTTGATACGATATCAAACATGTCTAACTCGTATCCTTTTGGTTGGAATCCCCACGGTGAAACGGCTGTAAGGAATGATGCATACCAACATGGGTCTGTAGATAAGTCTATTTCTAAAACAACAGGATTTTCATATGTTACATTGGACATATTAAATGTAACTCCGGCTTCTGTGTCGAATGATAATAGGTCTGTTAGTTCTCCAGATATAATTGGATGTGTAGATGTTTGTGTGATAGTGAATCCGCGCTTATCTCCGTTTACCATCCAGTCATCTTGATTCCCTAAGAAGTTAGGAGTGTACGGAATAGAGACAGGGAATGCGTTAATACGTTTATCTGACACATAGTTGTTTGGACTAGGGAATGAGTTTAAGTATCCGTCATCTACCCATGACTCTGTTAGCTCTTGAGCCATAGCTGATTTTACTTCGTTGAACTTGGATGTTTTTGTAAATTCGAATGCAGGGTTTGTAACTTGCATCTTATGTAAATCCCAAAAGAACCCGTCGAAATGATTCAATGCTGATTCACAGTAAATCATGCGCTTAGAACCTGCTTCTGCTTGTAGTTGTAATTGACTAAATAAGTTGCCGCCAACATCACGAGGTATACTGTTATGTCCTTCTAAATAGATACCGTAATCAAAGTTCATGATTGTTATTTGGTGGAACTGGTTAGCGTTCACCCATGAAGGATGATTACTATCTGTAATAGATGGGTCTACGCGTAAGTGAATACCTTTACCGATATTCGTCATTGTTATATTATTACATTTAACATTATCTATGTATGAATCAGGTGTGTTTGCTTCCATGAGTATTCCTGTACCCAGCCAACCGGAAGACTTCTGGACACCCATGATATTTATATCTTTTAGTACATGACTTTGTTCGTAGAATTGAAATATATCTGCTGCGTTGAAATAGAAACACGCTTTATCATAAGAGGGGAAAGATTTTAAATCGATTGTAGCTCCTTCTACAGAAGCTAAAGGTTTCATTTGAAATATGTTAATATTGTTTTGAGGTTTTATAATGGCGTTTGGTGCGAAGACTAGTTGTACACCTCTTGGTACTACAATTGTTTTCGATACGTTATATGTATCTCCCGGAACATACATGGTTTTAATGCCTGACTTTTCCATTTTCTCGAATGCTTCTTCGAATCCACTACTAGCATCATCATATCTTGTGAAAGGGGCAAAGTCTCTTAGATTGAGTCCTCTTTCATAGACAGCCGTAAAAATTGAACGCGGAGATACACCAGCCACAAAATCACCGACTTCCTCTATTATTATGATTTAAAAAAAGGAGACTAAATTAATAGTCCCCTTATTTGTTATGCGCTACGAACGTTAGCAGAAGTTAGGAAGTAGAAACGAGCTGTCTCTGAACTGATTTCACCAACGTTAACGCTTTCATTGTAGCTATCGATAGAGCAACCACGATACGCGATTACTACTTCTTGTGTCAAGTTATCATATAGTACAATGTCCATGATATCCATTTGTAAAACTTCTTCGCCTAGTGCTGCGAATCCGAGAGAAGCTAAGTTCTCTTTCTTCATTCGGAAACGTTCTACCGTTACAGAACCTTCGTAACGTAAGTATACGTGTTCCTGTGGCATGATTGAACCAATTTGGTAAACACCTTGAGTACCGAATGAACGTTCAGAGCTGATAGATTGAGCGCGGGCAATCGGAACGTTCTTAATCATGAAGTACACGGTATTTGCCGATTGGACAGTTTGGTTAGCTAAACTTGCCATATATTCATTCACTCCTATTATTAAATTTTAGTAGAGGGTGTAACGTTTTTTCCTCAACTATTGGAAATTACGTTACACCTCCGATTATGCTGACAAGTGGTTATCTTTGTAAGACAGATACACGTTGATGTAGTCTAAGCCTTGTGTTGGTTGTACAGCGATGTTGATGATTGCTGTGTTACCATTGATAACTACTTGGATGTCTTCTGGGCTATAGTTAACGATTAAGCCATCTACGTTCTTTTGGACATCTAAGAATGACTCGATACGGTTCTTGATGATAGATGCAGAAGTGTTACGGATACGTGTTCCAATAAATTCTTCATCAAGTACAGTACGTAACTCTGTAGTTAAGAAGTCAGAAACCTCTCCTAAAGAGATACGGTTTTGTACAGGCTCATCAATACGGTTGTATGTAGTCGGGTCAGAAACAACACGGTAAGTTGAACCTTTACGGTTACGAACGAACTCTGTCATTACTACTCCTGATGCATCCAATTGGTCTAACTGTTCACCGATGTATTTCTTACCTAATGACTCGATGTTCATTTTCTTGTAAGTAACTGGTTCACCTACAGCTAGTCCACTTGCTAAACCTGCGATTTGCGCTGCGTACATGTAACCCGGAGCTTTGTAAACTCGACCATCCGCCATACGACGAACTACATCGTCACCGACAAGAGCGATACGAGCGTTACGGATATTCGCTTGACGTGATTTAAGACTTTCGAATGTTTCATCGAAACCTCCACCAACGAATCCGCGTAACTGGTTACCAGCGTTAGATTCTGTACGTAAGAAGTGAGAAAGCTCTGCATGGATAGCTTCACTAGCTGTTAATGGTACGATGTAGTAACCACCAACGTCTGCTACCTTAAGGAACATGTCAGCCCAAGAAGTAGGAGAAGCACCTGTTGAACCACCAGATAAACTAGTTACTGGGATTGAAGCTGGGATACCTTTAGTGAAATCTACCTCAACACTTACGTAACGGTCAGAAGCTAATGCATTAGCTAAGTCAGCAGCGATAGCTTTGATTGGCTCCGCTTTGTCTTTTGTTAAGTCTTTAGCAGCCATAACGTCGAAGTATTGTGTTTTAACGTTCTTATAGCCTCCTAGACCGCTCATACTAGCTTTGAAGTCTGGTAGGTTGTTGATGTCATTGATAAGCGCATTAACGTCCTCAAAGATTCCTGTACCTAATTCGTAAGATTTAACTACTGCTAATGAAGCTGTGTCTGCACCTACTTTTAAAATAAGTTTAGTAGCTAGTTTAGTAGCAGCATCTACAGTAACCTCTACGTTAGCTTTCTGTGCGCCTGTGTATGTAAGGTCGAAAATGTTACCGATGTTATCGTATGTTTTTTCGTAACTCTCTTTTGTGAAGTAAACAGTGAATCGTTTAGACTTCGTTAAAGCGTTATCTGTTAACGTGATTTGGATGTTGTTTGCATCTACGCCATATACGTTAGATGTGAATTTCAACCCAAGATTTGTTAATGAAGCTTGTTTTGCATCGTCAGTACGTACAGCGTAGATTTTACCTGCACCGTTAAGGTTTAATGCTGGGTTCCAAGCCATCTCGATAGCGTCTACTAACTCACCACCACGGAAAGCGGTACGAGCTTGCGCTAAGTTTGTTAATTCTACTGGTTCGTTAGGTTTACCATCTAAAGCTGAACCAAGAATGATAATTGGTTTTTCACTTTGAGCGTTAGCAGAACCTAAAGCTGTTGAGTCCAAGAATACTTCGGTACGTGGACGTTTTCTGTTGAAACCATATGAAACTGCCATATATGTAATCTTCCTTTCCTATGTATGATTATTTTAAATTAAAGTGTTGCTTAAGTTTTTCCAAGAAAATTAGTTCATCTCTTTGGTAGTGTTGTCCATTCATTAATGCTCTGAATCCAGCCAATTGAGTATCACTTAAATCGTATAAGTGTTTCGCTGTTTGGATGAACGTATCAATGTGGACGTAAGGTGCAAGCGGCTCTACTTTTTTCTTTACTTCTTTCGCTTCCTTTTCCACTATGAACCCTCCGTTCTATTAATTGAATTTACTATTTATTTGAAGTTCCTTAATCATGTTTTCGATTGGAACGTCTAAACTATAAGATGTAACGTATTTGATGATGGTTTCGCGTCCATACAGGGTTTCTGCTTTAGCGCCACCGCCAGCGTTTTCACCTACTGGTATCTCATCTATCTGACCGAACTTAACTCCTTGTAACAGGTTGTTTGTATGCTCTTCTGCTGTACTTCTCATATAGATGAGTACTGCTTTAAGCAATAAATCTAGGCATCTTACTGTATTCATGTTGGTAGAGAGTACTAGAATGGAATAATATTCCGTAGTAGTGAAACCAGAACGTACACCGAACTCACCTTTACGAGCTGGATTTTCTGATTCCGCCTCATACCATACAGTAAAAGGTTCTAAATTTTCTAACACTTCGTTGTAATCGAAGTACATCCGGTTACCTTTATACTCAAGTTCACCTTTGGAAAATGTAATACCCGTTACGCTATCAACTTCTGCAATAGGCTTACTAACCTCTAAATACATTTTTCCGTTCGTTTGGTCTACTTTGACTGCGGATTGTTCGGATAATAAACCTCTCGATGGAGCGCCATATGTACTTTCTTGATTACCGATACTAGTGTGAGATTCTTCTCCCTCTCTAAGACCGATATAAATGGCTCCTCGAAGCATCTGTTTATCTTGTGGCATTGTGTATACAATGGGTATTTCCGGGGGAGCCGGATTACGTTTTTCGTCGTATACATAAGCCTTGATAAACGCTTCTCTTACGTTCGGTTGAACCTCTTTTAATAGTTCTTCTATAATATAGCGGTTCGTCAACAAATTCCCCAGAGTCGTTTCTATCTGGGTATGCAGGTATGTATCAATACTAGATAACAAGTTTTCTCCTCCTTTCTAAGCTCTAAACACCATTCTTCATATTCCACTTCATAAGCCTGTTAACGTTTGATACGAAGGTTTTAGAAGTGTTATTGACAGTTACCTTACTTCTATTTACAACCCAGCTACTAGCCGGAGATTTGTCTGATACGGTACGGAATGCTACATAGTCATGTCGATTATTTCCCACTTTTATCTTCGTGATGTTCTTAGACATTGGTGTGTAGTTCAACATGCTTGCATCAGATTGTTCTCTCTTATCGTACAAGTAATCGGATATAACTGTTTTACGTGTGTTCGGTTGGATATCAATAGCCCGTAGTTGTTCGTACATCCTACGTGACATACCTCTTGCTTTCCTTCTGATTGGGATTGTAAGGTACCATCCACCGTCCTTACTTGTTTTACGCTTACTACTTTGTGCGAAGTAAGGCTTAAGGTCGATGACACCCATAGAATCTAACCGTTTTTCCGTTAACTGTAAGTACTTCGGTTTCCTTTTTAATTCCATATTCTGCGGTTTGCTCTTAATGATGGCTTCCGCCGTTTCATCGAGAACTTGGTTACCTAAATTATTTCCCAGATTGGTTAACGCCTTTTTCATTTGCGCTTGGCTCTGGAAAATCTTAGGTCTTCTATTATTCTTCTTAGCCATTATTAACCAATCCCTTTGAAGAATCCGTTTAATCCATCTGTACTTGGCTTACGTTTCGCATCAATGATAGTATCTACTTCCTTATTATTGACACCTGTTTCGAAAGCTTCTTTGTCTATGAAAATATCTTCACGCTTTAGCAATATCTTTTGAACTGCATTGTGTTGTGAGTAATCCATATCTCGTACATATCGATGTTCTTTTAACAGGTCTGCTACTAGATATCGTAAAGTAGTATCGATATTAATCGATATATTGTGTCCTTCTAGATGCTCTTTAGGGAAGAATAGATTCTTGTTATAATCAACCGTGTAATCTTGTCCTTCTAATAATTCGCCTTGCATAGAAGTAACGAACTCTATTTTCTTTACGTCATAGACCATGAAGAAACCATGTTCGATTCTACGCTTGGAAGCATCAAAAATGAATGACTGTGATATAACAGCTCTAGGAACAGTTATTCTGTCACGGAATGCGACTCGTGTTGCTCGTTCTGGTGTACCAATTGCGGAGCCTGTATCGATTAAACCTAAGTCACCATTGAATACACCTTTCTCTTGGGACTGAATCATCATACCTATTTCTTTAGCAGGTAGGTAGGCAATCCCTCTCCCGTGACAGATTTTACAGCTTTGCTGTGGTTGTCTTGTTGCTCTATCACGGCAAGGACATAAATAAGATTTCTCCCATAACACACGTTGGGCGAAGTTGTCAATATGACTATCTAAGTCAGGTAATCTATGCGTTGCCTGTGCGGTAGCTTGCAACATATACGGTTTATCCGCCATACTCTACCTCCTCTCTTAAATAATTCCTAAGTTAACTCCATAGTAAGATTTCAATCCATCTACTAATTCTTGGATATCTCTATCTAGCTGCATGATATCGGCTGATGCTCCACCATACATAGCAGATTGAGTTGTATCAATGTGTTGTGAAATACCATCGATACTGATATCCATAGACGCGATACCTGCACCTACGATTAAGCGACCCCATTGTTGGAATACTTCTTTTAAAGCAATCTTGATAATGAGTGTCCATAAGTCAGGGTGCATTTCCCACGGTTGTGATACGCCTCTTCGTTTTGGTGGTAACATACCAGCTACATACTCTACATGGAACATCTGTGGAGCGTAGTTGTTACCTACTAAATGAGGAATACCAGCAATCATAGGATAACCGGAGTAGGCTTGCGCTAAATTCATGTTCTGACCCGATTCTGACAGCATTAGAGTCGGTAACATCTCTAAGTGACCCTCTAACTTATAAACTCTCCACCACTTCGTAGGGTAGTCGAAAACGGTTCCTCCACCATACTCTAATGTAACCTTCTCTACTTGCATGATAGGTCTTTGAGTTGGTCTGATGAACATGAAGCTTTCGAAATCATTACGATAGTAGTCATGATGTTCGGAGTTGTATCGAGGGAGTATTACGATGTCCAACTTCTTCTCTGCTTGTGCTACAGCTTGCTCTATCTTAGATTGATAGAATGCATCCGGCATGTATTCACCAGTTCTAGGGTCAGTAACGGTAATACCAAAGTGATTCATTTTAATGGCATCTACGGTTAATCCATAGTCTTCTAGTCGGAGTTTTTCAATATCTTCTACATTGATTAGTTTCTCGTTGTTATGTTGATATTGATTTCCTCTTTCGTTATTTGTGAACATATACAACCCTACTCCCTATTATTTTTCTTCTTTATCAGCTTTAGGTGCAGTTTTTTTAGGTGCAGCTTTCTTCGCTGGAGCTTCTTTCTTCGGTTCCGGTTTTTCTTCTACTAGAGTGAATCCTTGAACATGCGCTAAAGCTTTTTCTACTTCTGGTTTAACATCTACAGCTTCACCTTTCTCATTAAAGGTAATATCTCCATAGGCTGATGCTACTGTCTTTCCTGCTAAATGTTCATTTACTAACATAATAAATCTCCTTTATATCGTATTTTTTGAAATAAAAAGGAGCAGATTTTTTGTCTGCTCCTATTCAATTTTTTATTTAGTTGTCAAAGGACGTACACTATGATATTATCAGGTTAGGGTATGGTAGTTGTCATAGGGTTATACCGCCTCAATTAAGAGGTCGGTATGCCTATCTAATAGAAACCCTAACTAGTTTTGGTATGTATTAATTAAGGACGGTAAGTAACATCTGCTGCTAGAGCTGGAATGTACTGAACGTTCTTGATACGAACCCATTTCTTAGGAGCGTATAATGCTAATGCACCGTACCAAAGGACTGTGAATGTAGTTGTAGCGTTCATTTGAGCCAATGGTAACTTCATCATTGGAAGTAACTCTAGTAAACTAATTACTTGTGGAGTTAATTCACCGATGAATACATCAGTAGTCTCAGGAATCACTTGGTTACGGTCAACGAATGTGATTACACCGTTTTCATCCGCTTTAGAAAGTGGAACACGAGCGATTAAGAAGTAGTGACCTGTCTCGTTACCTTTACGGTAGATAGAGATGAATTGCGGTTTAGCTTGGTATAAAGATTGAAGCTTAACTGCAAGTGATACAGAGTCAGTAGGGTTAGCTACAACTGCTGTTACTTCATCAGATGCTAGTGATTCTGCATCATCAGAGTGAACTACTACTTTGTAACCGTGAGTCTTAATATCTTTCACTGGACGGAATGCGCCTTTATCGCCTGTCTTAACTGTAGCAACTACAGATGCAGGAGCTTGAGGAGCGTTTGGTTCTGGAATACGGTCAACTAAGATGTTGTCGTTCTCCATGATTGTAGAACCGTGTAAGTTGATAGCACCACGAGTAGATAAGAACTGGTTGATAGAGAATCCAGTAGAGAATCCACCAGCTTGTGATGGTTGAATTACACGTTGACGGTCTAATAGATTGTTAGTAAAATCAGCTTGCACACCAATCGGCATAAACGCATCAGTAGCTCGTCCATAACCTTTACCTACGATTACAGCCGCTTTGTTTAAAGTAGCCTCATCTAAACGTTCACCTTTAAGGTCGATAACGTTAGTAGCTTCGTCAATAAGCTTCGTTAAACCATCAAACTCGATACCAGCTTGGTTGTCTGCTTCTGCTGCTAATGCTGCGTCACCGTAAAAAATAGCCCACTCGATAGATTTAGCAATTACAGAGATTGCATCTTCCGTTAAGATAGTCATTGGGTCAGCGATGTTGTTAACTAAACCAGCAGCAAGTGATTGTTGCTTAGTGTCAGATAAGAACTTCATTTGAACCGTTTTTTGACGGATGTTAGGGTCATTGATAGATGCTACCCCGACCTCACGAACGAAACGAGAGTGACCTGTACGACCATGTTGATTGAAGACTGCATATTTAGCAACTGTTGAGTTAACTTGTTGCTTGTTAATCAACGGATAAATAGTGAAATCTCCATTTGTGAATGCAAGCATTTTTACTTGGTCGTCTAAAAGTTCACGACGTAAAGCTGCTGCGTCATGCTGTGTATCTGGAGTAATACCAGTACCAGTTGTAAATGACTTCGAAACTAATTCCGCTAATTCCGCTTCTGCGCCAGCAGGGAGCTTACGAGCTTCGACTTTCTGTTCTTTTTGTAATTCTGTCATTTATAAATTCTTCCTTTCTAGTATATGTATTTTATATATTTTATTGATAACGTAATTTATCTCCCCTTAACTCTATTATACCACAAATGGAAAAGGTAACTTAGGAGGAGGGAAGCTACCTTTTCGTATTTTTAGAGCCTACGAGTATAATATAACACTTCTTACTTATTTTTTTCGGAAATGGATTATTTACCTAAAACTTTTTTGAAGATTGCGATATCATCTTCTGTTTCGCGTCCTTCTTTGACACGGTTAACTGCGTGGAATACACGGTGGTTAGTACCTGCATCAAATTTACTAGCGATAGCGATATCTACTACTTGAGAAGTATAGTCAGCAGCTTTAAATACTTCTTCAACTACTTCCTCTTCTTTAGTATCTCCTTCGACAAAGATATCAGCAGACTTAGCAATATACTCTACTGCTTTACCTTCTGGTTCCTCTTCTTCGACAGCAGTCATAGATTTTTCTACAACTTCCTCTTTCACTTCTTCCTCTTCCTTAACCTCAGGCTCTTTAACTTCTTCTTCCTTAGGCTCTTCCACTACTTCTTCCTTAACCTCTTCTTTCTTAAGGTTCTCGAAATGTTTAGCGATATTTTCAATCACAGGAAGGATGGATTTAGTTACTTCTTCGATAATAGAAGTACGCTGTTCTTTCAATTCGGTTTTAACGCCCTCATAAGACTTTACAACGGCTTCGAACGCAGTTAATAGTTCTGCACCAGAAATCAATTCAGAAGCTTCTGCTGGAGCTGTAGGTGCCTCAGACTTCTTAACTTCTTCCTTGTCCTCTTTTTTGTCCTTATCTTTACCTTTTTCCTTGTCCTTGCCTTTTTCTTTCTCGTCCTTTTTGTCTTCTTTGTCTTCTTTTTTATCAGCAGACTTTTCGACAACTTCTTCCTCTTCTTCTTTAGCCTCTTTGACTTTTTCTTCGTCTTCTTTAGCTTCTTCTTCCTTCTCTTCTGGTTCCGGAATTTTAGCCTCGGCTACAGGGGTAACGTCTTGTTCGACAGCTAGTTCCATAGATTTTGAAACTTCTTCCTTCTCTGACATTCCCTCTAGTTCTTTCGTTAACTCAGAAATTTTTACTTGTGTCATTAATTATTGCTCCCTTCTGGATTTCGAATAAAATGTTTTTAATTTCTCTAATGCTTCATTTCTAGAATATCCTTTAGCAATCTGCAAGAATAGCATCGCGCACTCAGGAGTATTTCTATCCATCGCATCTAGGTAATCTCCTATTTTATCCCATGTTTCTTCAAACTCAGAATCACTAGATTTCTTTAAAGTCCATGTAAGGTTATAAAGACTTCTAGCAAAAGATTCCGGGCTTAATGCTCCAGCATCTAAAGCGTTTTCTGGAGAGATAGGATAACCAGCCGTAAAGGACTTCATAAAGTGTTCCCATGTTGCAAATGGGTTAGCTGGATTCGATGTTACTGCTACGTTTGTAACTTTTAACTTCTTAAGAATACGTGGGTCATCTTCGTCCCGTCCGTAACCGAACCCCTCTACAGAGAATCCTAGTTTACGTTTGATACCGGACTTCTTAATGTTTGTTGCTAAATCCCACATAGTCTTAGCGTAAGGGTTGTCCTTGTATAGTTTACATTCAACATATAAACCAACTTCCGGGTCAACATAAGTCCCTTCTGTTGGGACTCCTATCTTGTAGAAGTCTCCTTGTTGATGCTCATAGTTTATATATCCATGTTGCAAGAAGTAATTGATGTCGATACCAGCAGGGTCAACAATGTCGTCCTGTCGGTCTAAATCACGAGTAGTTGCGTACCCACGAAGATACCAAGATTTCTCGGAAGGAGAATCGTCATTCTTTTTAATAGATTCTTCAATGTCGATTGGTACGAACATATTAAATTTACCTGTTGCTTTATCCACATATGTTTCCAACTGCATTCCTCCTTTCTAAGTGGTACGATAGTCACTGATATTAATATAGCAAAAGTACCACTTAGTCGAGGGTTATTCTATTCTTTAAGATTCCCTCTCACGATATGGTAGAGTGAGTTAGGGATATTGATGAACGCTAGGAGCATATAGTAACAAACGAATCTAAAGTCATTCATTACTTCTTACCGCCTTTCTTAGCATCACTATTTACAGTTTCACCGTTGTTTCCTTTACCGCCTTGCTTTGCAGAGTTGGTATTTCTAGCTCCTTTTACTTGACCATCCTTACCTACAGTCTTGTTATAGGTTCCTTTACCATTGACATTTCCAGAATCACCGTTCATGCCTTTCTGCTGTGCTTCTGACTGCTCTTTGGTTGGTGTCTTTGTTTTAGCTGTTGCATTCGCTTGTTTGGCTTCTTGCTTCTGTAATGCGAACTGTTGTTCCATCATTTTCTCTTGCATGATTTGACCTAGACTTTGTACGTGAACACCACTGTTGATTACGTCTCCGCCCTCTACTGGAGGATAGCCAAGCTTCTTACGAATATCATTAAATGTAAGACCGACTTTAGATTGTAATTCAAGAGTTTCTAAGATTTCACGTTCTGTCTGTGCGTCTCCACCAACGAATGTGAATATGTACTTATCACCAAACTGTGAAACTATGTATTTGTTGATTGCATCCTCTAAGAACTTTAATAGAGGCTCTAATCCTTTGTCACGAGAGATACGGTTCTTTTCTCGTGCGCTTGTTTCGTTTAGTGTGCTACCAGAACTACCAGTAGCTCCGCCACGGTTCGGGAAGTTAATCTCCGATGGGTCGATGGCATAGATACTACATAAAACGTTGATTAGATAGTTTAGCCATCTTTCGAACTCCATATCTCTTGATGATTGAGTCATATTGATGAACTTAACATCTTCTGCGGATACAACCGGAATCTTCCAAGCACCATTAATCCCACTAAACATTGTTTGCCATTCACGACGGAATGCCTGTAAAGCATGTCTTGATTGGTCTTGTCCAGTTTTGATGTGAAGTAATCCACGAGTCGTACCACCTTGAGCAAAGTAACGAGCATTGAATAGCTCTGTGTTCTCATGATATTGTAAATGATTCATTGCTAATTCTAGCTCTGAATAACCATACCTACCTACAGTCATGTCAGTACGCGGATTATGTACTTCCCAAGCCATCTCTTTTGCTTTGAAATGAGCTACTGGTCTGCGGTCTAATACCTGTACGAACTTATCAGCGTTATCGCCTTTAGGTTCTTTACCTTCCTTATCAACCGCTACATAGATTGTAGAAGCGTCAACGGCTTTGAACCGAGTTAGTTCGCCCTGTTTATTGTAGATTAATTCGAAGTTAATCTTGTCATAAATAAGGCGGTCACGGATAATCTTCTTAATAAATCCACGGAAGTTATCTCGTGTGAAGTCGTCCTTAACCTTTCCGGTGTATTGCAGGAAGTCTTCTATGCGCTGGATTGCAGCTTCTTCATGTGTAGTTGGGTCTTTAAACGGGTCTTTCAATCGAACCTCGTAGCCCACACCTCTCGAACTATATCGAGCCGGACTACAGAACATTGAGACTTGGTTAACGCGGGTATTGATGATGGCATTCACGATAATGTTCTTTCGTGACCACAACTTTAGGTTTTCTAATAGATTGTAGTTACCATCTTTTGAAGGAGCTTCTTTGTAATCAGGGTTAATTGAGAACTGACCTAATATCGGTTCTTCGTAAGCTTTAGCTCTACCTTCTTTGGCTGTTGTACTTTTCATAATCTGCTCTTCTTCAATCTGTCGAATCATTGTAGATATCTCAGAGTGCTTGTCCTCCGGATTCAATAACTCTAGCGGATTTGAAGGAGCTTTTTTTAGGAAATCCCAGAATCCCATTTGCATTCCACCTTCTATTCAAATAAAATAGGGAATATTCTGAATTATCTGTATTCGAAAACCTTACGACTGTTCTTGACATCTAGATAACTTGCATAGACTATTTCCCCGTTCGCATCTATTAAGGCTACATTCTTATCTCCGGTCATATCCATGATTAACAACTTCTCTCGGTCTAGGATGGCGTACACTTTCACTTTCGTTCCACCTAAGAGCCTGTAGTAACTAACCACTTCAATCCAAGTTAAACCTGTAGCTAAAAGTTGCTTTGCTTTATTCCATTTTTCATCTTTTTGATATGAGGTCAATAAAACCACACCCTATTTATTAATATAGTACTAAGTAGTTGATTTTGTCGGAAATGTCCTTACTTCTATTATACCATATATAAGGTATCTCCCTGTTTTTGCGGACATAAAAAATGCCCCATCACGGTACGTACATACCAGACAGGGCGAATCCGTTTCATTTAAGAGCGTGTTAGCATAAAACGAATGAAAAGTTAAACCTATTCAAAGTGAGAAGGATAATATGCCTAACAAAACATGTATCTAAGATTTCACGAATCAGAGGAGGAGAAAACTAGATACTGATAGGTTATGGGGGAACCTATACTTATATTATAACCTGTATTGAAGAAAAATACACACTAACAAGTAAAATATTTTAAAAATTATGAATATTTATTTTAGGGTTAATCTTGACAAATGTTTAACTCGTTTATCAACTTATACGAGGTGCCTAGCAGCCTCGTACAGCGTTCCTGCTTTATTGTTAGATAAATTACATTAGAATCGCTCAATCGGCTCCTGTCGGCTTCATCTGTCCTGATGAGCTACTTGTCTTTTATTAATTAAATTTTTGGACGTAGAGTATAATAAATATAACTAAATAAAATAACTAATATTAAATATTATATATGTAATTAAATATAAATAATAAATACACTAATAGATATAGGGAACAGTTAAAAATAAAATAGGGAATAGTATCAGGAATATTACTTATTATTAATTTAAAAATTAATACTTTAGTCAGAATAAGAATTAAGAATATGTCAAATAAACCTTGATATATAAGGGTTTCTCAAGAATAAGGTAAACCTATTTCATCAGGAAAAAGTTAAAATAAAATAGGGAATAGTTATTTTATTAGGAATAACTTGTACTCAGAAAAGATATACTAGGTAGTGTAAGATTTGCTTCAAAAAATAATTAGGGAATGTTGTTGACATTTAGGAAATAAGGTGCTATTGTAGATGTACAACAACAAATAAAAAGAAGAGGAGTGTCAAAATAGAATGGCAAAAAAAGAACGAACACCTAAGAGATTGAAAAAATATAGAATGGATGCTGGTTATACAACGTATTCATTAGGAGACAAGTTGGGGGTAAGTTTCTCGACAGTAAGTAACTGGGAAGGTGGACTAAAGTTCCCAAGACAAGAAAAGTTAATGGAGCTAGAAGATTTATTCAAAGTAAGCTATAGAGAATTATTCGAGGATTTAACTGATGCAGAAAATAGGGAACTGGAGTCAAAACGATATGGTTTATTAGAAAAGAAAAATAGGGTAGCGGAGGGGAACTAAGTGTTAGAAACGAATGACATAGTTTATATATGTAATCATGGTCTTATTGTAAAGGTAGGTAGAGATAAGGATGATACGAATAGGTTAACTATACGATTATTTGATTTCGACGTACTAGACTGTTTGGATGACGCATTAGAAAGGTTATGGGTTACAGAAGCTATAAGTAATTTCATACTAAAGTTTTCTTTTGACATGAAGCTAGGAGAACTACTAGAAGACTATTTATTCCATCCAATCGGAAATGGATTAATGCTTCAACTAGAAAATATAATAGAAAATAAAATATACGAATATGAGAATTTTAACGGTATGGTTTTTTCAAAGTTGCTTGCGATACACATTTCTAATCATATACATGGTTGTGTGTCAGAACTAGAAACTGGTCATACAAAATAAAGACCAGCCTATACATTTGACTGGTCTTTTTACTATTCCCTATTTTATTTTATTTATGCGTCACCTTGAAACTTAGGATATTTTGTGCAATTACGTACAACCACTCCCCTGTCATATCTGCTTTTGTGTTAACGTGGAATACTGGCGAACGACTACCACGAACTGCGTTACCAATTACCGCTTCCGGAGTATCTGCGATTCCTGCGGTAACAAAAGCATCCTCAGGAATGTATGCGATTACTCCGTTCATTAAAGTTACTTCTACGTCTTTTTTAATTGCCATGTTCAACTTCCTTTCTTATTTTTGAGATAAACTGAAAATGTAACTGATGATACCACCTAATACAACCATAAGGGCATTCTCAACCAACGCACGTTGTTTATCCGTACCCTTCTCGCCTCTTGTTTCTAAAGTTGTTAATTTTTGCTGTAGGAGGTCAATTCGGTAGAATAGGTGGGATTGTTTTTCTTCGTTGATTGCTGCGTTTTTGTCGATGTCTCGAACGATGTCTTGAATTTCCTCTAACACCTTTCTGATGTCTTCGGATTCTTCCGCATGTTCTTTCAGTACGTTTTCGATTTCTTTTAGTCTGTACTCGAATTGTTGTTGATTAGCCATGACCAATCCACCTTTCTTATTTTATCTACTGAATGCTAAAAAACTTTTACTAACTGCGCCCTTCCCTTCCGTATGTACTTTCTGTTTAGAAATCTCCTTCAATATATCCAGACTTTCCTCGTCCTCTATCTGACCATATTGAGAACACGTATTAATTCCTATTGTAACAGATTTCTCCTTGTCGAAAGTTATCTGTACTCGAATCCAATCACTTTCTGGAGTTTCTAGATATTTAAATTCATAGCTATTTAATAAACTTAAAGATAACAAACGATGAATTGTATACATATGGAAACTTGTACGATGACCATTCACCATAGTATCAACAAGCTCACATAGTTCGTTCTTTACATCCATATTACTTGGATTTCCTGCGGGAATCATTTTTTCCTCCCCCTTTCTCCTTATTCGTTGTTAACGACGTAACTACAACTGTAGACATGACACCGTTTTTGAATGCTATCGTCTCGTACTTGCCACCGCTGAACAGTACGATATCTGCTATAATAGAGGTATAGACAATTGTAATAAACATGACAGCCTTTACAGTCGGAATAATTAAGCGAAAAATAATACCTCGATGAAGAATGGAAGCAGTAATGTACGACATATAAGACGCTACGAGGTAGAAGATTAGGGTAAAGGCAATAGACAGCACGAAATACACCATTGTAATTACCCTCTTCCTAGAGATTTATCAGTACTAATATAGTACTTCGTACTGATATTTTTTGGATAACTACTATATTAGGGTAGTACCAAAAAATTTCTCAAGTGGAGGTAGAGTAGCCCGTGAAAGTAGAAAAAAGTTTAATCACTAAAGTCTTACTAGTTGTTTTAGTACAAATGGTAGGGTTTGGTATCGCATCACTTTTAAGTCTGGGAGGTATCCAAGTAGAGCGTACAACACTGTCATACTTTATTACAGGGTCTATCCTTGCATTTGTCGCGTTAGGAATCTATGAACATATTCAATCACGACAGACTGCGAAAGTGCAACGAGAGTTACGATGCACGTTAAATCATGCAATGCGAAGATATGATACGATTTTAACTAATACACATACGGAGAAGAAAGGCGGTAAATAGCTATGTTTGAAATGACGGAAAGAGAGATGGAGAATTTTTTAGGCTCTGCACAGGAATACGCTAGAACGACAGTCATGCTCATTTTTGAAAACGAAGCTCAGATTGTAGCACCAGCATACAGAACAGAAACAGGAGTTAAAGTAGACCCTACATTCCTATCTAGTATTTTACAAGATGTGGAAACTGTATTGACATTAACTCTAACACACATGGCTTACGAATATGCTGATTTCCAAAAGGACTACAGAGACACAGTTGGAGATACTGAACATGAGATTGTAGATAAATTAAGAGAGAAATATGAAGGTCACCTGATGCACCAATTCATAAGCTATGGAATTGTATTTTCATCTGATGTTATCGATGTTGTTTTGGACGAGCTAATCCTAGAACTCCCTTTCCTTTATTCTGCTGCTGTTTACGAAGATATTGACGATTCCGATGTATTTTTAGATGACAGACTGTACGCTTACGAAGACTTGCTGGAGAAAGTAGACCAGCGCTTCGATGAGGAGCTAGACGATGAATGATAACAAAGCGAGAGGTAGTCGAAAAGCGACGTAAATTATTTCAAAATTCAGAAAAGTATAGGGAATTTAAGAAAGGAGATAGACGGGTCTTCACACCAAGATTATGTTCTATATGCGGAAGACCCCTATCGGCTCTTTCGAGGCAAACGCAAAAATACATAACAACACAAAACCAGATACGATTCGAGTTAAGTGATATCGTGCATATCCACATCTGCAAGGATGTTAACTCTTGTTATCGTGTACTAAAACAGAAAGGGGAACTGCAAGATGTCAATGGCAGACAATATAAAGAAGGGCATCCAGAAAAAGAATAGCGTTTTCGATGCTCAAGAAGAATTACGTAATAAGTTAGGTGAGGGTTTTTCCGCAGCGATGTCTCAGTTTATTACTAAGTTGCAAATGGGTGAGATTCCTATTGACAATATCGCGGATGCAATTCGTGTATTCGGGGCTTATAAAGAACTGTACGGTATCGATGAAATGATGAATGGTCAGCAAGGTTCTGGAATGTTACCAGAAATCAACATGCGTCAAGAGAAAGTTGTTGACGATATGGTTCGTGAGGGTAAAATGACCTCTGATGAAGAAGGTAAAATCGATGTATCTTCAATGGATATGAACGATGTAGCAGACCTAATCAGAAATATGGACATAGCTCAGAACGCAGAAAATGAGGGAACATTCTAATGAATAATCTAACAGGAGAAATGATACAAAACGTAGCTAAACAAACGTTCGGTAGGACAGAGTTAACAAAAGACGAACTAGCCTATGTACTGACAATGTTAAACTGTTCGTCCTACTTATTAAAGAATCATACGGTAAAGGGTCATCCTATTACCTTCCACGTTAGCGGTAAAGACTCATTACGAGCGCAAGCGCACAGACCGTGGCAAACAGAAATTATCAATGATACGCATCCTAACAAGGCTGTAATTAAATCACGTCAGTTAGGGCTTTCAGAGGTCGGTGTAGGCGAGATGTTGTGGTTTGCAGACCTACACTCCTACTCCGGGGTAAAATGCCTCTACACGTTCCCTACGAACCGACAAATGAAGGACTTCGTATCGACTCGTATTAACCCACTACTGGAGAAAGGATATTACTCTACTATCTCTGACCCTAAGATTGACTCGTTGGAGAAGAAAAAGATTAGAAATAGTTTCATGCTGTTCCGTTCTTCTAGTAAGGGAGCTGCGGTAGAGGGTGTCGATATCGACTATTTATCTCTGGATGAGTATGACCGTGTAAATGCTAGTGCGGAAATCTCTGCGATGGAGTCTATGTCTTCATCTAAATATGGTATTTTACGTCGTTGGTCAACACCTACTGTACCTAACTTCGGTATTCACGATTTGTATGACCGCTCTGATAAACGAGTGTACATGCATAAGTGTGAACATTGTGGAATGAGACAGCAGCTAGATTACGAGAAAAATATTGAATGTATTGACGAGAGTGGCGTAGACGTTCTTGCACAAACAGTACGAGATGGTACATACCGATTCATTTGTCAGAAATGTGGTAAGACATTAGATAGATGGTACAACGGTGAGTGGGTAGCAGAGTTCCCAGACCGCACTTTGAATAATCAAGGTACTCGCGGATACTTAATCACACAGTTAAATGCAGTATGGTTTAGCGCAGATGCATTGAAACGTAAGGAACTGGAAGCGAAATCTAAACAGCATTTCTACAACTACGTTTTAGGATACCCGTACCAAGACGTTGCATTAGCCGTACAGGATAGAGATATCACAAACAACATGCGTGAGTATTTATCAGCTCCACTTATGGACAGAGGAGACTATCGTTTCATTTCTGTAGGTATTGACTGGGGTAACCGTCATTGGGTTACAATTCGTGGATTTAAAGATGATGGACGTATCGATTTAATCCGTATGTTCTCTGTTGAACGAGCTAGAGGTGTAGCGAACATCGAGGCGGACTTAGAACAAATAATCTTAGAATTAATCCCGTATCAACCCGACATTATCTGTGCCGATATCGGTGACTCTGGTAACTACGTGGACAAGTTAATCCAACATTTCGGTGCTGGCGTAGCTTACGGTGTTAAAGTTAACCCGAACCCTCGTTCTACTGGACAGATTGTTCCGATTTGGTCAGAACAACGAAGTATGGTTACAGTCGATAAGTTAACGCAAAATAAAAAGCATATCTCTGATATGAAGATGGGTAGATTAGGATTCTACAACACAATGGATAGAGAATTAGCTTTATACCTTGAACATTGGAAAAACGTGGTAATTCGAGATGAAGAAGACGAAAAAACAAAAGCAATCTATCAGATTATTATGGACAAAGGTGACGACCACTTTGCTCAGTCTTCTGTATACTCTATGGTTGGTATGGAACATGTATTGGAACCGTATATAACGAAAGAGCAAGAAAACGCTTTTGCTTACACAACTGTAGACATTATGCGTCCGCAACACACAGATATATTTGCTAAAGGGTATTAATCCTTTAGCTTTTATTATATTAGTACTAGTTAATTAGAAAGGATGGGATTAAATAATGCTAAGAGATTCTATGTATGATGGAACTCCGGAAAAGATAATCCGGGAAATGGCTACTGACTTGAAGAAAACGGTCAAGACAGTAAATGGAAAGGCTCCAGATGAGAATGGGAACGTTCAAGTTGATGGCGCACCTACAGGAGACTTCGCAACAAAAGATGATATCAAAGGGATGGTGAAAAGTGTTAATGGTACCAAACCGGGTACAGATGGCAACGTAGCGCTAACTGGACTTGTGAAAACGGTCAATGGAAAGACTCCAGATGCGAACGGTGCTGTAACTGGTTTTGTACAATCAATAAACGGCTCTAACCCGGATGCTGCTGGAAAAGTTACGGTTCAGTTAATTACATCAGGAGCTACAAGACCAACAACAGGAACCTACATAGGACAACCATTCTTCGATACTACGTTGAATAAACCTATCTGGCGTAATAAAGATAACAACGGTTGGGTGGACGCGACGGGAGCTGCGGTAGTCTAAGTATGGTATAATAGAGATAGGGAGTAATTAGCCCTTTCTCTTATATTAGTAGAGTAATAGAAAAAATGAAGGAGTGGAAGTAGAATGGCAATGGCATTACAAACTTTAATCGACAAGGCGAACCGTAAATTGAACGTTTCTGGTATGCGTAAGGACGTAGCAGACCGTACCCGCGCTGTCATTACACAAATGCATGCACAAGGTATTTATATCTGTGTAGCACAAGGTTTCCGTTCGTTTGCTGAACAGAACGCTTTATACGCGCAAGGTCGTACTAAACCGGGTAGCATCGTAACAAATGCACGAGGCGGACAATCGAACCACAACTACGGAGTAGCGGTAGACTTATGCTTGTACACACAAGACGGTTCTGACGTTATCTGGACAGTTGAAGGTAATTTCCGTAAGGTTATCGCAGCAATGAAAGCACAAGGCTTCAAATGGGGCGGAGATTGGGTTTCATTTAAAGATTATCCTCACTTTGAATTATACGATGTAGTAGGCGGACAAAAACCACCTGCGGATAATGGCGGTGCAGTAGATAACGGCGGAGGCTCTAGTAGCACAGGCGGTTCTGGCGGAGGAAGTACAGGCGGTGGCTCTACAGGTGGAGGTTACGATTCTAGCTGGTTTACAAAAGAGACTGGTACTTTCGTAACAAATACTTCAATCAAATTACGTACAGCACCATTCACAAGTGCAGACGTAATCGCTACACTTCCGGCTGGTTCTACAGTTAACTACAATGGCTTCGGTATCGAATATGATGGTTACGTTTGGGTTCGTCAACCACGTAGCAATGGTTATGGCTATCTTGCTACAGGTGAGTCTAAAGGCGGAAAACGTCAGAACTACTGGGGTACGTTCAAATAATACATAATTAGGAAGTCCTTCGGGGCTTCTTTTTTTATGTAAAAAACTTGTTGACTTTTAGGAAACTATGATGATAAGATAGGTTCATAAGGAGGAGATAACAATGTTATTTCAATTTGATGTAAAAACAGAGAATGGTAAAGTGCATTTATTTACGAATGCTGGTAAGGATGTAAAGGAGGCGATGAATAAGATTCCGGTAGAAATGGACAAGCGTGGTATTTTCCAAGACTATGAAATTATCGCAACACGTACATATGAACTTGGCGGGAAATGGATTAACGCTGATGGCACTTTACATGAAGAACCTGTGAAGGAGGAGATTGTAGAAGAGGAGCCAATTACATTAGAAGAAGATGAAGGTCAGCTATCTCTAGCTCTGTAATATGTTATAATAAAAGTAAGGGTGGTTAAATATGACAAGTGAAAATAATGAAGAATACATAGAGGTGAGTAAATGTTCGTACTTGACCTAGCAGTTTTATTTCTCTACCAAGTGTTAACATGGATAGTAGAGATTATATTTACAACGTTATGCATGATACTAGCAATCACGATTACTTTATTCGTAATAGGTATCACCGTAGTATTATTGGTAGTTTTCATTCCGATTGGTGTTGCTATGTTGATTTACGATAAAATTCCGAGTCCGTTCAAAGGGACAAGTTGAGTTGTATCCGCCCGTTGAATACAACATACTACTCGTGAAAGCTATTATAGTAGCATTGTTCATCTATACTCTGGTTGTCGTGTTTGGGTTTAAAAAGTCGATAAGAGAACATAGAGAAGATAATAATTACACCGCATCCATCAAAGGTGCGATAAATGTTTTAAGTGACATAAAAGATAATTTAAGGAGAGATAATAAAATGACAGAAGTAAAAACATCAACAAATAAATTAAGTTTAACAGATTTAGTAACAAGAGAGGCATCTATTACAGATTACGCGGAAATCATTTCGTTACTTACGCAACTAGCTAAGAACCGATTTGATAATTACCAGTTTACATATTTCCCGGCACAAGACGAAACAAGAGAAGCACACTTTATGCAAATTGTAAGTAACTGGCATGACGACCCAGAATTACATAAAGAAGTATTCCGTAAAGGTATTGATTATGGAGCTAATATGAAAGTGTTACGTAATCTATTTGCAGAACATGTACGAGCAGGTCATGTAGTTGACTTAGGAGCAGAAGTAATGGTTATCACAGACGACGGTACAGGTAACCCGCCTACAGGTGTATCATCCATCAACACGGGATTAGAAGGTTCAGAGATTGCTTTCATTATCGCGTTTGTTAAGAAAGAGAAGTACACAGAATGGTGCGAAAACAACTTCCCAGATGACCAAGAGGAAAAGAAACAAGGTAAAACAGAAGATGCAAAATTCCAATTAGTTGTTAACAACGCGTAGGAGGTAAACATGGAACCGAAAGAGATTATTTTATCAGACGATATTAAAAAGAACGAAAAACCTCGTAACTTACTTGAATACTTACGAGATGCAGTTGTTGGGTATAGTAAACGAGAAACATTAGGAGCGGTGAAAGCAGAGCATAGTGTTTTCATCCCTTCTGCTTCGCTAAATGAGGCTTTTGTAGAAACAACGGACTTCATTTTATTGGCTCGTGCGATTCGAAAAAATAAAGAGTATGGTTGTCCGGTTACGGTGGAAGAAATGAATGCTGGCGGTCACGGTGGATTAGAATTTGTATTCGGGTTCAGTCAATTTACTGATTTCGAAGGTATTCTATCATTAATAGATGCAAAACTAGAAACTACTAATTAATTTAGTAGTTTTTTTATTTTACTTGTTGACTTTACGTAATTACTAGTGTACTATAAGTGTATAAGAGAGAGGAGGAACCGCTACGAACGGGAATATGATATAATAAAAGTAAGGAGTTCAATAAATCTAAAGGAGAATGTTTATGGCGAAGCAAGAACGACTTACGTTGAGTAAACTAAGCGAAAAGGATTTCCCATACATAAAGAAATTAGATAGAGAGCAAGAAAATATGGTTGAGAAACTGTATAAAGCGAAACGTATTGTTGCAAACGCGAAGGCTGGTACAGGAAAGACAACTGTATTAACACAGGCTATGAACGCTTTAAAAAAGAAAGAGTACATAAATAAAATTTATTACGTTGTATTCCCAGTGCAGGAACGCTCGGTAGGGTATTTGCCGGGAGGTATTGCCGATAAGATAGGAGAGTATGCAGTTCCATTTTATCAGGCTCTTACGGAAGCTGGAGTAAATCCGCAGTACTTAAATCTGGAACTGATGACAAGTTCGTTCAATGATTTCGAGTTCAAAGTTGTTCCGCATACATTCTTGCGAGGTAGAACAATAGAAAATGCAGGTATCATCATAGATGAGATACAAAACGGAACGATAGACGAGATTAAGAAAACATTAACACGCTGCACAGATAGCTGTTATATAGCAATGATTGGTCATACAGGACAAATTGACATTAAACAAAAGGATTCTGGGTTTTCAGCGCTAATTCACCATTTTAAACAAGGTAAATTAAGTGGGGAGTTTGAAGGTGTTGAGTTCGCGGACTTAACGAAAAACTATCGTGGTGAGTTCTCTACATTTGCGGACAAGCTAGGTACATATAAAACAGAAGATTAAAATATTAGGAGGAAAATATAATATGTCTAACAAAAAAGAATTATTCTTAAATCGATTGGTGATTGCACAAACTAAAATTATGGGGTTAGTAGAAGAGGTAGCTAACGGACTTGATGTTGAAACGGAATCAGGTAAAGAGCGAGTTCGTGACCGATTCAGTACTATCGCATTTAACTTAAACGAAGCTTTTGATACAGCTATTCCAAAGAGTGAACAAGCAGAAGTAGTAGAAGAGGAACGCAAGCAGACATTTGATGAGTTCGTTGATGAATTTATGGACGAGTTTGATTACGCAGGAGACATCAGAACGAACTACCGCCAACTATTAATCGATACAATTAACGATATCAAACGCAAAGGTGGAGGCGGAACTATCGCTGGTGGGGTTAAAAACGGTGCGATTGTTAAGTTTAAGCTAACAGTTAAAGGAGGTTCTGTTAGAATCGAGATGGGTGACGAAGGGTTCTCGTTCGATTTTGAAGAAGAAAAACACCAAGATTACTCAGATTCGGAGTACGAAGAGCAAGACGATGATTACGAAGAGTATGAAGAAGAGTATGAAGAAGAGTATGAAGAAGAGTATGAAGAAGAGTATGAAGAAGAAGAGGAAGAAGAAGAGGAAGAGTCTTGCAATTGTCTAGCTTGCCAATATAAAAATATGGAAGAAGAAGACGTTTACGACGCTGTAGATTCTATCCTATCTTATATCGAAAGCGATGTTGACGAGTTAGAACGCGTTATCTCAGAATACTTCGGTAACGAAAAGCTTGGAGCATCCGTAAAAGAGTTATCAGAAGATGACTTTGCGTTAATTCGAGCTTACCTAATCCACGTTAAAGAAGCGGATAAGAACGAAGTACTAGAGTTGACAGACCGTGGCTTAATGGCTGCTTGGAACTACCATCTATACCTTGAAAATAATCAGTAATTTTTTAGGAGAGTCTATTGACTCTCTTTTTTTATTGTGATATGATAGATTTGTAGTTAACAGTTAGTAAATAACAAGAGGAGGAATAGAGTGAGTAAAGAGACAAACGAAGTGCTAGACAAGATTAAAAATGGGGAATTGGAATTAACACAAACTATCGGTCATGTAGCCTATTATATGATTGAGAAGACAGGATATTCCTTTCATTTTTACGCAACGTACCAAAATGACAATGGGAATCTAGTTTTAACGGAGATGTTGTACGATTTACGAAACAAGAAATATTACATAAAAAGAAATGGTAGAGAAGTAAAGTTTAATATACATAACGTAGATTTAGTAGTACCAAGACGAAAAGATGGTTGGTACAAAGATAGTTTCTATAACAGCGACAATGTATCTATTTTCTTCGATATGGTATCTGTGGAAGAGAATAAGGGGATGTACGCGAAGATGGTTACTGTAATCGGCTCTTTAGGAGAAGAGATAATTAATATGTCATCTCGGGCGCTTATCCGACTCATGACCAGCTATAATAAGTTGGAGTTAATTTACAAGTCTGGTATCGATGTAAAGGCTATGTCTAACTCTTCTTTTAGAAATAAAGTGTATAACGCTAGTATGGAAGAAGGAAAGACGAAGTTACATCAGATATTCGGAGTAACGAAAGCTCAATTGAAATTCATCAGTGAGTATACCACAGATACAGATGATTTTATGAGTGCAGTACATAACATAGCGCATGCAACGCAAAGGGATTTAGATACATATAGAGGTGTTATCGCTTACATAAAAGAACTAGAGGCTGAATACAATCTAGAGAACCGATTAACGCAGTTTACTCGTCATTCTGATGTAAGTGATTATTTAGAAATACTTAAGTGCAATAGAAATGACATAAGACATTACAAAGGACATATGTTCTGGGGGTTTGTATTAAGACCTAGAAACAACATCAAAAACATACATAGATTAGTAGAATACTTACTGTTCGGAGCTTTAGTCACACAAGGTATGGAGTTCCATGAAGCAGTAGGGCAATACAAAGATTATTACGAGACAAGCCTATTACTAGGTCATGAGGATTTCGATAAGTATCCACGTTCACTCAAACTATGTCACGACATTACCGCTAGAAATTATAAGTTGGTAGAAGATGAAATGACGAAGAAACGATTTGATGAACAGAAAGAATACTTCCAAAAATACGAAACTAAGATGAGAGGTTACAGCGTACTGGTTCCAAAAGAGATGAAAGACATTGCTACAGAAGGTAATGCTCAACATCATTGCGTGGCGAGCTATGCACCTAAAGTGGCGAAGGGCGATACAATTATTGTATTCCTACGTTCCAACGAAGAGTTGGACAAGCCATTAGTAACCGTAGAGATTCGCGGTAATAAAATTGTACAAGCTAGAGGGTTCGCTAATAGAGCCGCTACAGTAGAGGAAAAACAGGCTCTTACTAGATTTGCTAAAAAACATGATTTAGAATATAAAAGTGCTTGACTTTAAGTAAACAACACAGTATAATAAGGTTTAAGAAGGAGGTGAAAGATATGGCTGTTGGTGCTAAAACTGTCACAGCCTCTACTCATTTAGAATGCGAGGTGTGTGGCAATGTAACGATGCTGTGGAGAAAAAGAAGTAAAATGAAACAAAAGCAGCATTTAAAACACATGTACTGTCCTAAATGTAAAGAAACAACAGGACATTACGAACTCCGAGATGATGCTGGAATCCCAGCATGGATTAAAGAGTTTCAAGATGAGCATTCAAAGAGAAGAGGAGATTAATACATAATGAGTAACATAATTAATAACGTAGACCCACAATACATAGAGTTAGCAAAAAGAGTAAAAGAAACAGGTAATAAACGAGGTGACCGAACTGGAACGGGAACATTGTCAGTATTCGGTGGGGAGATGAGATTTAATTTGCAAGAAGGTTTCCCAATGTTGACAACTAAATTCGTTCCATTCCGTTTAGTAGCTTCGGAGTTTCTGTGGTTCGCTAAAGGATTAACAGACCTAAAATACTTGCTATTAAATGACAATCACATTTGGGATGATGACGCGTACCGATGGTATTTAGAAAATGGTGGCGAATTAAGTAAAGACGAGTTCCTTGCAAGAGCAAAGGCTGGGGGATTCGATTTAGGTAACATCTACGGAGCGCAATGGCGTAACTGGAACGGGGAAGGTATTGACCAGTTAAATGATGTTATTCAAGAGATTAAGAGTAACCCAGAGTCTCGACGATTGTATATCTCAGCGTGGAATCCAAGTACATTCGGTAGCGTCGCGTTACCTCCGTGTCATGTAGCGTTCCAGTTTTATGTGAATGATGGTAAATTATCATGTAAGTTCATCATGCGCTCGTCAGACGTATTTTTAGGACTACCGTTCAATATCGCTAGTTATGCATTAGCTACACATGTAGTTGCGAAGATGTGCGACTTAGAAGTAGGAGAACTTATTTACAGTGGTGGCGATATACATTTATACTTAAACCACTTAAAGCAGATTGAGGAGCAGATGTCGCGAGAACCATTACCATTACCGGAGCTTCATATTCTTAAGAAACATGATAGAATTGAAGATTACGAGATGGACGATTTCCTATTACTAGACTACAAACCGCACAAGGCAATCAAAGGAAAAGTATCTGTAGGTCTAAAGGAGGAAACTAAATGACAGAATTTGAGCGAGAGATTTTAAGTATGCCTGCATGGTTAATGCGCCGGACAGAGACAGATGAGAAGGGAAATAAGAAAACAAACCCTAAACATGTGTCAATGTTCTTGAAAGATTTTCATAAAACGGTAGAAAAATACGAAAAGGGGATTGTGAATGATTAAACTGGCACTAGCTGGAGGGTTACGTGTCGGGAAAACGGAAGCGGAGAATTATTTGGTGGACAAGTTCGACTGTTCACCCTTCGACTTCTCTGATTCATTGAAAGATGATTTCCACCATACTTACCCACATGTACCACGAGAACCTAAACCGAGAAAAGGGTATCAGATGTACGGACAACTTATGAGATACGTATATGGAGAAGACCTGTGGATTGACAAGTGCTTCAAATTGGTTAAGTACTCACAGCACAGAGCGAAGTGGACGAGTATTGTTAACAGACATGAAAAGTTGTTTATACCGCTTATCACTGGAGTACGACAGCCTAACGAGTTCCAAAGGCTAAGAGAGGAAGGATACATTATCATTCGTGTATCAGCGCCTAAGGAGCTTCAAATTAAACGTTCATTAGAAGCTGGTGATGACTTCAAGGAAGAGGACTTATTACATGAAACGGAAGTTACTCTTATGAATGAAGAAGTACATTACGATATTGTGAATGACGGCACAATCGAAGATTTACATAGAAAAATAGATGCAGTTATGCTAGACATATACGCAAAAACATACAAGGGGGAAAATTAAATGAAATTATTATTAGTTTATGGTGATGGAGACGGAGCAGCAAGATACTTTATGGAGAACTACAACCCAAAATCAGTGTATAATGAGATGATAAATAAAGGTGTTACTAAAATCGACAAAGTGGATGAATACGGCGAAGACGGTATACATGTAAAGTTATATGAGTTCGGAGATGTAGATAAAGATTTTATTAGCTTCCTGTTCAACGAAGGGTTAATCGATTTAGACCACACAGAAAACACAGACTTTATTATTTTGGAGGATTAATAATGAAAGTAGACCTATATTTACGAAATAACGCTTGTCTAACTGTTACAGTACAACAAACAACAATGGATAGTTTTCATGAGGCGCTGGTTATGGCGAATGTAATCGGTTCAACAGATGCTAACGGTACATGGAGATTTGGGGACTTTATTGTAATTGATGATACATACATTAAGTACGATGACATTGTATATTTCAAGGAGGCGGAGTGATGACTGCACAAGAGGTATTTGACGCAATTATCGATTTCGAACATGAAGTGGGAGAAAGTTTCTTTGACCGATTTGACTCGTATGTAAATGCAGCTAGTTTTATGTTCTGGGCTAGAGGAAAGAACTACATCAATGTAGAACAGTTCAATGAATGGGAACACGCGTATGAGAATGGAGAACTAGAAGCGGATTGTCTAAACTATTACGTATATACCGATGACGAGGACGTTACATTTGCTGTAGTAATTGATGAGGAAATGGAAGAAGAAACGTACCATGCAGCGCTTCGCATCTTCTCGGAGTTCATTGCAGAAAGCTCAGTATACACGAATCGATTCGAAGGATTTATTATTTCTGGAGACTACTAAAAAAGTAGTCTTTTTTTATTGACTTTTCGAAAATATGCTAGTATTATAAAATTATTGAAAGGAGAGATGAAAGATTGATTATATCGCTAATCGCTGCACATGGTAAAAATAGGAGGTTAATATATTGAAGGTTTGCGAAGTGTGTGAAAGAACATCTGATGATTTTAAGTGGATGTACACTCTAGAAGTTAGTGGAAATGAGCATGTGTACTGCTCGAAGCATTACCAACTAGTAAAGAACAAAGGGAGAACACAGAGCGTAAACGATATGAAGAAAGATAGAACGTGCGATGTATGTGGTGTACATAGTAAAGATAGCGTAATTATGACAACGAGTAAATTTGGAGAAAAAATGGACTTGTGCAAGAAACACTATGAAAGAATGATAAGCAAAGGTTCTACAGATGCTAGACCAGTAGAAAATAAAATAACACATAAAGATGGTTATGTAGAAATCGAGCTATACGACATAAAAGGAGTTCTGGTAGGCGTTACGCTTGTTGACGATGAACTAATCGAGCTAGTGAAACATATAAAGTGGCACAGGGTTAAGGGTGGAAAAAGATTCTACGCTAGAGGGAAATATAATGGAGTTCAGGTTAACATGCACCAGTATATAGCCAAACACCTATATGGTGAACCACCGACAGGACACACAGTAGACCATATAAATAGAAATGGATTAGATAATAGAGAGGCTAATTTAAGATATGCAAGCCCTAGTGACCAAGTTGTGAATAGAGAATTACCTAAAAATAAGTCAGGTCATACAGGAGTAGACTTCGCTAAACACACCAATATGTGGAGAGCAAGAATGCAGTACAAAGGGGTAAGTAGAGAAGAGTTCTTTGGAACGATGGAAGACGCTATAAATAAAAGAGAAGAATGGAAAATAATTAGAGATAAAGGGGAATGGTTGAATGATAATTAGTATGATTGCGGCTATGGGGTCTAATAGAGCGATTGGCAAAGACAATCAGATGCTATGGCACAGCAAAGAAGATTTTGACTGGTTTAAAGAAAAGACGATGGGTAAGCCTGTGATTATGGGTAGTAAGACGCATTTGTCCATTGGTAAGTTCCTACCGGGTAGGGTTAACATTGTGCTTACTAGAAACAAAGATTTCAAGCCACTACACGAAGATGTACGCATATATCATAATATCCACGAAGTATTAAACGACTTCAAGGACGAGAAAGAGCTAATGGTAATCGGTGGAGATTCTATTTACAAACAGTTTATGCCGATGGCTAATAGATTATACATAACGGAAATCGATAAAGAGTATGATGCGGATTCCTTTTTCCCGGAGTTCGACAAAAATATTTATAAGCGTTTCTATAAGCGAACAGCAACGAAAGCTGGTATAGAAGAGATGGGCGCTAAATTCCGCTTTAGAGTGTATAAAAAAGTAGATTAAAATTTTTAAAGAAAGTTGTTTACTTTTAGTAAATAATGTAGTAATATTAAATCAAGGAGGAGATAACAAATGAAAATTTATGTAGGAGAAAAGTACAAGCTTACGTCAGACCCGATGAACGTTATCATCAATGAGAAGTATGAGAAGAAGAACAAGAAAAATGAGGTTGTAGGTCACGATTATAAAGTAGTTGGGTACTACGCTAACGTTTCGAAAGCTTTAGTTGCATTATTACATAAGGACTTACGAGAAAGTGAAGCTAAAAGTGTAGAAGATTTACTAGAAGCGATTGACAACGCTGTAGAGAAGATTTTAAATAGGGAGGGAGAGTTATAATGGTTACAAAAAATTTTACTCAATTTAAAAGATTCGTAAAGTTAGATAAAGTATCGCAGACATGCTTTGCTTGTCCTACACAGTACGAAGGTAAGACGAAATATGGCGAGTACTTCTATTGTAGATACAGAGGCGGATGGATGAGTATTGAAGTGGATGGTAAAGAGTTAGTAGGTATTAATTACGGAGATGAATGGAGTGGTTGCTGTTCTTGGAGAGAATTTGTAGAGCAAGCAGCGCTACGCGGTGTTATAATCGATGATTCCGCAACCGAATGGTTAGATGATGAGGAGGGAATCTGGAATGACTAAAATTACTTTCGAACTTACGGACAAGCAGGTCGAGTTGTTAAAAGAGTTTAATAGCAAGCATTATGATGGCGCAGAAGATAACCGTTACACATGTGACGCTATCCATGTCGTACAAAGAGAACGAAAAGGATTCATTCCATATGTGGACGAGCTATTAGACTACTACGATGGTGAAGATATGCGATACACATGGGACGATGACTACGAAGTGTGGTATGAGAAGCCAGAGGAACTAGTAGAGGATTACTACGATGGTAATGGAGAAGATTGCCCTATCGAAATCAAACCATACGAAGAAGTAGAGTACAGTTTAATCACAGATGTATATGGTGAAGAAGTTTATATCCATGATGAAGAAGCGTACATTAAAGCTCATGGAATTAATAATATACATATTGCTTTCGAAACAAAAGAATGGGAAGATGTAGCGTTCTTCTTTATCCTAGACAAAGCAAAAGCATACAGACAATATCAAGCACACAATCTAGGAAAGTCCCGTATTTTCACATACTCTATGGGGTACGACAATCGAGGAGATTTACCAGTATTCAGGGATATGCTGCTTGCGATGGGTAAACAATTGAATGGGGAGGAAGGTAAATGAGTAAATATACTGTGGATACAAGAGTAACTTTCCATCATCACATCGGAATCGTCGGCGCTAATAGAGAAGAAAGTTTCACGTTAGGTCAGCTAGATTATGACCCGAATATCGACGGTACATCAGAAGAAGAGGTACAAGATTTCTTGAAGATGGCTTTTGAAACATGGGAGGAACAGTTTTTAGATGCAGGTTGGTACTTTGAATAAAAAGTAGAAAATTGTTGTTTACTTTTAGTGAATACTATGATAGAATTAGATTCATAGAGGAGGTGATAAGTTGAAAGTAACTATATAAAAGAAACACCACGATTCATACATAGAAGACGAAAAATAAAATAATAGAAAGAGGTACATAACAATGGAACTTAAAAAAGTGAGAGATTTATTAAAAGACGTAGTAACAGCAGGTAAAATGACGAAAGCAGCGAAAGAGCGCTTACAAGAAGCTTTTAAACTAGTAGATGATGAAGTGAGTACTACAGAAGGTAAAGTATGGTTAGAAGAAGAAGGAATTACACTAGGATACCCTTCTACAGAAGAAGTAATCGCTAACATGGAAATTATGAGCAAGGTTTTAATCGATTACCCTAAAGCACATAACCAAGCCTACGACGATGTAGGTCGCTTAGATAAAGCACGTCAAGACTTATACCACGGTGCAGAGTTCTTAAAGGACTTACCACTAGAAGAGAAAGCAGCTAACTGGGATAAATTAGGGTTAATTGCAGAAGAGCGTCGTGGAGCTAAGAACTTCGAAGAAGCTACGCAACCATTTAAGCTTATGCTGGTAAAATACAAAGATTTACAAAAAGATTTCAAGAAATGCATCGAACAAACGAAACAAGTGAAGAACAAGCAGGAAAGTCGTTGCTACCGTCCAAAACAACTTACTTCTATGACAGAAGCATTTAATGAGGCGGCACCAGTAAAAGAAAATGGACAAGTTATTACTAAGGAGGCTAAATAGTTATGAAGCATGTAATCAGATATTCATCTATCGCTTTTGGAGCTTTGTGTCTAGGTGCAGTTTGGAATATTTATACGGGTAATACAGTTAGTGACGGATACTTAATTACACTACTTATTGGCTCGGCTTTAGCTGTAAATTTAGCAGGTGTAGCACTAAACACTTTATTAGAAAGCGGATACTTCAAGAAATAATACATAACTTACAATTAAATAAGTTTGTACTAAGAGTATATACAAGGGGGAAACAAAATATGCAATTTGGAGAAAAGTTTTTTGGTAAATTAAAAGAATTTATTTTAGGGGCAAAACCGGGAGACATGGCAACGCTTATTCGGCACTATGAAAATATGGTAGAGTACGCGGATGTTCTTACTACTCTTTTAGTAGATGTAGAGGAGTATGGTATCGACATCTGCTACGATAAGGATAGAACAGGTGGGTATACAGACGGAACGATTCAAGTGTTTATCCATGATACAAACCGCCGTTACGATATTAGACTGTTACCTGATGACAGAATGTGGGGTTACTGTGAATGCGAACCGGAAGATGAGGGATACAACCCGGTTAAGCGTTGCTGCGGAAATGGTTGTGACTGGATTGCTCCTGCGTTCGAAGCAGAAGTTATTACAAGTCTAGGTATCTACAAATATCAAGGCAACCAGCGAGATATGTGGAAAGCAGAAAAGAAATGGGACGAACATACTAAGGCTCACCGCATCAAAACATATGAGAAGAAGTTAAGAGAGTCGGAAGAGTATGCAGATTATTACGCAAGACAAGCTGTAGCTTGGGAAGAAGAAATAGCTAATCTTAAGGAGGAAGCATAATGAGAACAGATGCATTAGTAATGACGGTAATAAATGAGAATCATAAAGCACTTAAAAAGGAGTTAGGGGAAGTTATTTCGCAAAGTGAATCTGATATGTGGCAAAAGAACAAAGACCTACGCATTCAAGTTAATCAATTGCAGCAGCGAGTACGACTAATGGAGCAAGAGAAAGAAAGAGAATCGCAGGAAGAGAAAATTACACATGATTATGCGCATTCTATGGAAGAGATAATCAATAATTTATCTAAAACCAACGAAGAGCTAGATGATTTGAAATACTACTATCATCATATGGTGCTAGAGTTTATCGAAGAAGTTAAGAAAACCACCGGAGATGATGCTATAGCAGAAGCATATGTAAAAAACTTATGGTATAAACATGCAATGAAAAGAAAGGGGCAAGCATAATGGACGGATTAATTATTAATGGAAGAGAAGTATATCAGGCTAAATCACGAAGTACTGCTTTAGGTGAGTTAGTAGAAATGTTTATTAATAACAATATAGAAAAGTTATCTCCGGTTATGTACGAGGAACTGGAAGAATTAGCTAAATCAATTGAAGAGGAGGCAACAGAACTAGATAATCAGTATGACGACCTCGAATCTAGCGCTAGAGAGTTGGAAGAGTCATATGACGAACTATGCGGTGAAGTTAGTGATTTGGAAGAACAAGTGAGAGATTTGGAAGAGGAAAATGAACAATTGAAGCAAACAATCGAATCGTATTTAGGAGAGGGAGAATTTTAATGACCAGTGACGAGATTCGACATAAAATAGACATGTATTTTGACAGAATCGATGAAGCTAATGTAGAAATAGATAGACTTTTAGAAAAGTTAGAAGAGATGGGAGAAGAATACTAATGACTAGACATGTGCGATACAAACAACTAAACAAGGCAACGATTAAACAAGCGACAATTAACAGCATTATGCTACGAACACCTTCCATAGAAGAAAACAGACAGGTGTACAAGGCTATAGGAATCCTAGATGAAGGGTTCCTTTGGTTCTCACCGCGTAGATGGCACCAAGTTAAAATGACTAATTTAATCTATCTTACAGGTAAGGAATCGTTTGATGCTATGAAAGCTAGAATATTTCAAATTATTGATGTCAGAACATGGAAGTAGGGATTGATTATGTTCAGCTTGTTTAAAATACTACGATGTGACCACGACTTTCATTATGTAGCAACAGAAATGGTACCAGATACATCCGGTGTTGTATACTCTTATACAGAGAAGATTCATATTTATTGCCCTAAGTGTAAAAGAGAGAAGACGGTACGCTCGTGGGAGTGGACGAGAATAGAAGCTAGACAACAGATTGATATAGCCTACAGACAAAACAACAAAGGAGAGTAGAAAATACTCTCTTTTTCTTAAAAACTTGTTGACTTTAAGTAAAAGGTAGTGTAATATAAAGTTATAACAAAGAGGAGGTAATACAGATGGACGAGCTAAAAGAAGTTACGAAAAAAGTCGTTTACGAGCGGATAGATGATTTACTTAAAGATGTAGCTATTAGAGTAGGAGAATTTGCAAGTTTGAAAGGGCATGACATGTATCAGATAGGTAAGAAGGAAACAGTACTAAAACGTATATCTATACATAAACGTATCATCGAAAAGCTAAATGAGCTATTGTACGACCTTAATCAGACTGGTAGTGATTTAGAAGTTAATCAACTTCTGGACTTCATTATACGAGATAGAACACGGATGCGCGACCACATTGAGAAAGCCGCCATAGTAAGCTCATTGTTGTACGAAGATTACATGGACTATACATTGCACAATAGGATAATTAGTGAAGTGAACTATATAAAAATAACAGTTAGAAAAACAATAGAAGGAGAATGGTAAAATGACAACACTTAAAAACAAACAAACAATAGACGCTTTAATGGATGGGGAAATTGTTTTCGAAACAACAACACCGAACGTACTGTTTAAGATGGAAGAAGGACAACTAAAGTTAATGAATAAGTTGGGTAAGACAGGATGGCATACATACCACGCTGCATTTAATTGGTTACTAGAAAAAGAGTTTTCTTTATATAAGTTCATACCGGAAGTAGGTCAGTGGGTAGCAGCTACGGAGAACGGTAAAGTGTATAAAGGAAAGGTAACGAGCATCGATGACGGTTATAGAGTTTCTGCTCTCTGGGATAATGACGAATACGCAAGTTGGATACATTTAGAAAAAGCTTCGTTTGTACAACTAGCAGATGAAGAAGTTCGCTCACATAAAATAGAGTTAGCATTCAATAAAGTAGGGAGAAAACAAGAGTATGTTGCAGGAGACATTGTAAAATACGGTAAGCGTTTAGCGGAGGTTGTAGGCGAGTATAAGAAAGATGTATACGGAACTAAATATCAGATGTTGTTAATTCGATTTGTTGTCGATGACAGAGACGGAAATGAACAAGAGATGCAACGAGAAGTAGAAGATTCCGAAGTTACACTTATATGTTTAAGAGAACATGTGATTAACTTAGAGGAGGGAATGTAATGACAAGACACACACGTAACCGACAAATGGACAAGCTCACTAAAAGGGGTAATAACTGGAAGGGTATGACAAACCTTCCTATCGAAAGAATGGTGCGCGACGAGAAAGCAGCAGGGGATTTAGATGCAACTTTTAAATGGCACCGTAATTTCGAAGGTTGGGGATTCCTAAATAAAAAAGGTACATTTAACGTGGTAGAGTTCGGTGGAAATGAAGATACATACGGTACATGGTTCCCAGTTAAAACGAAAGGGTGGTAAGTAATGGCTCAACAAGTAAAAGAGATTGCAAACTTAATGGAAGAGAGAATCGAATACTACATAGGTGTTATCGGGAAAGCGAAGTGGAAACTAGAAGCTAACTATTTAAAACGAGAAGTTGTATACAAAGAGATTGTACAAGCAGAAGCCGTATTAGAAATATTAAACTACTTATACAATACAAGTATTAACATCGTCTTCGACATCGAGGATGAGATAGAACTTAAAGAGAAGAAGCAGAAAGCAATAGAAAATAACTTCATAGAAGACCAGCACACAGCTTTCGAGTATTTAACATACATTAGGTATGAAGCGCAACTAGACGAGCTGTATCGGCTTAAGAGCCGTATTAAAAGCCTATATGACTTCGATTTATAATAGAAATGACCAACAAAGGAGAGATATTTATGAATAACCTGTTTACTGTAGAAAAAGCACACACATTAACACTAGCATTACATGAGCTGTATCACGCAGACATTATTACATCGAAACAACTAGGAGACTACATCGACAAAATAGACGAAAGAACGGAGGAGGAATAAAACGTGGAAGTCGAGCAATGTTGGGATTGCGGTGGTCTAGTAAGTAGCGGTATAATATGGGATGACAAGGTGATATGCTTCCCTTGTATCTATGCCGAGGATGAAAGGAGAGCGGAAGAAGATGATAGATAAAACAGCGCGATTATACGCCAATACGAAAGAAGGGGATTGGGTAGATATCGACTTATATGAAAATGGCATGATAGAGATTAGTATTATGAGAGAATGGGAGCTAATAGGCGCTGTGAATATGACTAAAGCAGACTTCTTTAAAGAAATGCGAATTAGCGGCATCATAGAAGAGGGGTAATAAGATGCATACATTAATTGAATGTGTACTAGAACTTATAGGATGCATACTAGACCTCTTGTATGCTCGTGATAGATATAAAGAGGACAAGAAGGGGAGGAAGAAACGTGGACGCTAATGAACTTATTAAGAGGTTAGATAGAAAATGTGAAAGACAAGAAAAATTACTTGAGTATTATAATGATATTGATAACTCTACACTTACAGAGCGTGAAGAGAGAATACTGTATAAAGGCATGCATGCAGGTAGCGCTACTGCATATGGGATGGCAATTATGGTAGTGGAAGGGATGATTGAGAATGATAGAACTAGATGATTTAGTTTCGTTTACTGTAAATGAGGATGGGTTCACATTCTGGTATGCAGGTATTGTAATTTTAGCAGATGTACCGTTTGAACGATTAAAAGAGGATAAGGAACTATCTTATCAGGTATTAGAAGCGATACATGCGATTATGTTGCGAGAAAAGGGGTATGAGTGATGGAACTACGTTGTGGATGCTGTAATAAAGATATACGTGAGCGGGATATTTACATGGCTTTTAGATACGATGCGCTGTGTAAGAGCTGCTACGAAGATAAAACAGCTAAACTAAGCTTACAACGAGGTATAATTGAAGACTTGAGGCGAGATATTAAACGCCGAGAAGATATGATTGCAAGCTTGTTTAAAGATGGTTCTGGAGATTACAATCGCTTATTTAATCAACGTTATACAAGTGATTCGAGTTTGGAGAAGTACTGGATATGACTAGACATACACGTAACAGACAGATGAAAAAGTTATGTAAGGATAGAAGCTTGCACGGGATGTATTTTAAAGGTTCTAATACAGACATAAAAGGAAATATTGAGGTGTATACGGAGTTCGGAGATATAGACCCGACGTTCGAATGGCGTAGGATTGAGACATATCCTAACGTGTTTAATAACTATGTATCATATAGTAAATACGGTTATCGGGTATTAAAAATAGTGAAGGGGCGACGTTAATGGTTAAAAATGACTTATGGGGCGGATACGTAAATGTAACAGGAACAGGGTTCGATAATGAAGTTCGTATCGAAGTCCAAACAGCTAAAGGATATCAGTACATACAAGTTGACGAGGATAAGTTTTATGAGATGTTACAGAAGAACTTAAAGGTTTGCGTAGATACAGAAACGAATTGGAGGGATTAGGGTGAACGAATTGGAGTCCCTTAAAGATTGGCATAAATTCTACAGACTGTTCATTATAAGTCAGCTACTTACAACAGAAGATGACCAATCATTCCTACTAGACGTAGCAGATGCATTTACTGAATTTGCACAGGCTGTAGAAGAAGGTAAAGTAGAAGTGGATGAAGACGGGTATACACTAATCGGAGAAGTACCTAAAAAGATTAAATGGACAAAAGGTATGGGTAAAAGTGAGTGGAAGACAGTAGCAGATGAGATTAAGAGATGGAGGGGTTAAGATGTTTGCAAGAGTATGTTACGATTGTTTAGAGAATCATAGAGATATCGTAGATAAGAAGGTTAGTAAGGGTTGCATCGTAGGGTTTACACCTACAAAAGATAAAGACGAGTGTTATTTAAGTCATATGCATGATGTGGAGGGAGATGTGACGGGGAAAGATACAATGAAAATTAAGTTTAAACAACCGGGTTCATGGGTAAGTGAAGTAGGCGTAATTGATATGGATGGGTACGAAACGTTAACAGCATTGTTAAATGATAAGCGATTCGTAACGATTGATATTGACGGTACACGTAATAGTGTGAATACTAGTAAGTTAATCTCCGCTTGCGAGTATGTGGAAAAAAAGGGAGAATAATGATGGAGAAGCTAAAGATATCTATCCAGTGTATAGAAGAAGTATTAAAAGAGGATAGAGATAGATTGGTATCGCCATTACATATAGCCTGTTACAATAGATGGGTTGGAGAGTTACGAGCGTATAAACGTATTCTTAAAATGATGGAGGAGGAAGAGAACAATGGAGATGGATGAACTGCAACATGCAGCAGCCTTACTAGAATTAAAGAAGAAGTACCAATTATTCTTAGCGGGTGAACTAGACAAGTACCGCATGGCTCAATCTGTATACGTATACTGCAATACATGGGGTAAAGAATACGAAAAGGTTATTAATAACTTATAGGAGGAAAACATGTTAGATATACTAGATACAGACATGTCTCATCAGTTTAAGGAGTACGTACGGAACTTTGATGGAGAAGCCGTATGGATAAATGACTATTCTAAATGGTACATAGTATCTGACAAGAACCACGAGCTATATGGGGAAGTATTACGTGTACACTTTGTATTCGATAGCGATGTTAGATTGTGGTTTAAAGGTAAAGAAGTAGAAATATATTCTAGTAATCTAGACTACTATCATGGCATAATTACAGAGGAGATGCAATTACGAAGTTTAAATCTATACTTAGGATACGATATAAAATCATAGGGGGAACTAAAATGGGACAATTACCGATTGATGTAGCAGATGCAATTAAAGGAGCAGCTAAGTTATTCGCAGAGGCACGAGAGAAGAAAGTATACATAGAAGAGTGGTTAATGGTACAAGGAATCAATGACAGTGAATTAGAGAACTTGTTCGTAGATTGCATAGAGTATGCGGAAACTAACTTCCACGAAGAGACAACACAAGAGTATATGGACACATTAGTATCAAAACACGGTAGCAGAGAGTGGGTGACAATGTGGTAGATGTGTTTGCTAGACTTAAAAAAGTATTCGGTGTAGAACCGGAAGAGAAGCAACTAGATACTATATTTGTAGAATTAGAAAAAATAGAAAAAATAGAAAAAATAGAAAAAATAGAAAAAATAGAAGTCCCAGAACAAGAACCAGAACCAGAAGAACGAAAAGAAGAGCTTACACAAGAGGAGGAACCAGAAGTGAAAGAAGAAGTGAAAGTAAAAGAGCCATTCCCAATCGAGGTAGGAGATATATTATACAAGTGTGAGGTAATAGGAGGAGAACCGCGTTTAGATTGGCGTTGCATGGAAATCGAAGTAACAAGCATTAATGAGCATGAAGACACGTTCATTGCAGAATCAACACATAGAGCTAGAAATCCATATCTATATAGTGATGAAATGTATTTATTCTCTGTAAAAGATATGATGCGACAACCGTATGGATATTATAGAGAAGGAGACGGAAAAGAAAAAGCACTTACATATAGAGAGAAGCTAGTAATGGAGAATGAACTATGGAGAGGAAAACCTAAAGCTGGAGATATCTTCTATGGTAAGTTGTATCACGAATCTGATAAGACGTATGGCACTCTGACACAAAAATACAAAGTATTAGGTGTTACACTAGAAGTATTCTCTGCGGCACCTGTTAATAAGAATAATGAGGTAAACGAGCTAGAAACATTAATCTTCAACAATGACACCCTATTTGAAGTTGCATTACACGATACAGCTCCAGTTCAATTGTTCACAACACAAGATAATGCACATACAGCATATCTACATAAACAAATAGAAAAGAAGAATAGAGGAGCAAAACAATGATACATATAGCTTTACTAATATTCGTATTTATACTCGTTTTAGGACTAGTTGTTATGCAAGACATGGTAGACAGACCACAAGAGTACGATATAATTCATTTTGCTATCGTACTCACTTGCTTTCTCATATCTATGCTTTTCATAGTAGGTTATATCGATTATATATTCATAAATTAGGAGGGAATTATAATGACAAGACATACACGCGTAAGACAGTTACATAAGTTTAGAGGAACGAAATCATCATTCGTACAGAATGAACCAATCAAGAGTGCGTCAGGGTTTTATAGAGGTCTAGGGGAATTGGATGACTCATTCCATACAGTAACCTTAATCAACCTTAAGCATACATATAAGAAAACGCTAGTAGGTAACTACAGACTACAGAAGAAGTTACGTAAGATTAAGAAAAAACATAATGGTCAAGTACCGACACTATGGCATATTCTAGACCAAGCCAAAAATAGGCTTAAGGCATTCAAAGAGAATAAATACTATCTATATGAAGATGGTGAAGGACGTTTCTATACATATAAGCTAGGTAGAAATACTATTTATGGGTTTATCGACGACCATGAAAAGAACACATGCACCTACTACGATAAAACAGGAAATAAACTACGAGGATAAGGAGCGATACACATGGAAGAAGTTAATTTAAAACATAGATACTGGATATTCGATATACCGGAGTTTTACCCGACAGGTGGGTTATCAGATATTACATACACAACAGACAATGTAGTATCTGCACTTTTAAAGGTAGAAGATGACCCAGACTTAATTTTATTCGATTCAATAGAACGTGTATATTACTGGGAGGAGGATGACGAATGGAGATAGCAGCACTACTTAGTGTATTAGCAATATTCCTCGTGTCAGCATGGAAATTCATAATAGGAATCACAAACATCCGTAAATATAAAACAAGTAAGCTAGTATTACATGCCTTTCTTGTAACGTGGACAGGGACGACAATAATCATATACACTGTATTAACATTTATCGAGCGACTGTAATAGGTCGCTTCTCCTTTACTTATTATATTCATACATGTAAATAATACAATATAGTATATTCATTGCTCCGAAAAAATTTCGTATTTTATTGTTGACTTTAAGTTAATGATGGTGTATTATAAAGGTATAACAAAGAGGAGGTAATAACGATGGGAATATTTAACTTAGGTGTAGGTATCATGCTATTAGGGTGCTTCGTACATAATGAGAGTAACAGAGGTAGTGAGGGTAAAGCATTAAGCACGTTATTGTTATTCATGGCTGCTTTCAATATATTATGCGGAGTATTAACGTGGTAAGTATATGGGTGGGTTCGATGCTCATGTATATGCCGATGCTATTCTTGGTCGATATGATAATGAATAGTATAGAAGCTTATAAGGGGTGGGAGATGCGTATAACACCTAGACTAGTAATAGCAGCTATTATATCTCTCCTTATAATAAGCGGTATAGATTGTATGGCATTATGTACGAGATAGGGAGGTGGTAATAACATTTACGTTTAAGATGCGTTTAATTTAGGTTAAAAAATTTTTTGTGAAAAATTTGAACCCCAAGTAGAGGGTGGGTAGGTACCATCCCCGAACGTATGGTCTATAAAGCACGGGGTGGGTTATATCTATGAAATTGAATATAGAAAAGGGTTGACAAAATAATACTTGACAATCTAGAATATTAATGAATGAAGATATAATATATTAGGCTCTCACCTCCATCGCGTATCGAGTGATAGTCATACACGTTTGATAGCATGCTTGTGCTAGGTGCAATAGTCCAACACTCGTGACTCTATCATTCATATAGATGCCATTATATACCTTTGAAATGCGTTCTTCAATGAAGTCTAATTCAATAGCTATGATACCATTACGCGTGTCATTGAAAGCCCCTTCTATATGCTCACACGCTTTAATCAGACGCTTATTAATATCATTTACTAAGTCAGTAGTATAATCAAACCCACGTTCCCACTGGTCTGCTAGGTGGGTAGCATGACTAGCAATCCCTTTTAATTCCATAATAGCAAGCTCCATATTAACAGTTAACATAATAACATCTCCCTTTATATAGTAATTTTAATATATGGTACTAGCTGGGCATACTAGCAAGAGTATACAAACACCTGCTCGCTAATATCATAAGTTCGCTTTAATTTAGTACGCATAGTACGAGCGTATGCAAGCGCGTCCTTTTCATTATAGAAAGTGCCAAATGTAGGATAGATGGACTCGCCGTTGTCAAGTACAATTTGAACTTCACAGTCGTATACCTCTGCTCCGTCCTCATCGCTATTATATACGGCAACCTTCACGCTTTCAATCTCCTCATACCATTGACCTTTTAATTCGTCTGCAATAGCCTCCTTAATCTCCTTAAGAGTCTTTAGTCCATCTGGTGCGCGCTCCTCTTCCTGCTCCACTAGTACAACCTCTACATGATGCATATTAAAGCGATAGATATCAACCTCATTTTCAATCCATACTTGCGTTTGCATTCTTGAGAAGTCAATCACCTTTCCTTCGAACACTTTTTCGTCACCTAATTTAGTTGTGATGCGTACCTCCATACCCAATTCTAATTGACCCATTTCTAATGTTTTCATATATAACAGCTCCTCTTCTTAAGTTAATTTCATCTTATCATCTTATTTACTAAAAGTCAACAACTATTTTCAATTCGTTGCCGCTCTGTTTTAACTACCCTTATCTTAATACTATTATACGCAATTGACAAGCCCTTTATTCCAATTAATTAAAATAAAACTATTCAGAATTGTCAGAATATTATAATAACTATTTCCTCTATATAACACATGTACAAGCGCGTACGTATATAACATATATCTATGAATTTGTCAAATCTATTTTAAAGCCTCTCACAGCCTCGTACAGTGATTCTAAGCCCTACCCCTCACAAGTGTATTAGATAGACTGCTAGAAGCTCATACGGAGGAAATGGACTCTTAAACCTAGTCATATCAAGGCTTCTCGGCTTCCTGTATTTTAACCCGATTTATAAATTGTCAGAATATTATAAATAATATGAATATTAACACTATTCAAACAGCTCCCTATATATACCACGACCTATTATATATGTCAAGTTAATTATGTATTCAGAATTGTAAGACTATTAACACAACTGCTCCAATCATATATTTTACCATTTGTCAAGTTAATTATATACTCTAAATTATCTGAACATTTAGACAACTATCCTAAAGTATTTAGAATTATCAGAATATTATATAGATTATACTAATTATAATTAACTGACTATTCTGTCTATTGCAGCAGCACGAACTGTCCTAATTGTCATACTATTCTGCACATTATAATCATTCTCTTATTATATATAATAAAGTTATCTGATAATTGCGACTATTGAGAATAGTTTTACTTTTTGTCACCTATTGCAATTCACTTGCATATCATATAGTATAAGTGGCAGACAAATAAACGTTTAGCAAGCTGTATATAATATTCTGACAAATTACACATCTTACTATTAGGATATAACCTTCATGTTTTCAGAATTGTCAGTCTATGATATATAAGGCGTTTGTTTGTCAAGTGGATAAGAGATATAGTGAAGACTAGTATTCCAGCGGGCTACTAGTCTTTTTGTGTTATTTGCAGTTGACTACTTACATTATATAGATTCTTTAAACTCTGCCATAACAACGCTTATAAAGTTAACATCACTACTATTATATAAGTTCGCTATTTCACCCGCTAATCGAACCCCATCACCATCTTCGAACAATTGTACCAATCTATCCACAGCAAAGTCTATGTCCTTTTCGATTTCTGAATAATCTATCATTATATATTCCACCTTTCAAATTTTCATATATTAATAGCCCGCGCCCCGCCTCCTCTTATAGATGCAACTTATATACTCTAGTGTGAGCAGGTCATCAAATACAAAAGCTGGGGCTTGGATTATTTTTATCTAGTTATTTTGTTTAACTTTTTCAAGCTGTTATTATATATAATATGTGTTACACCTCTACTAAATGACCTAATTCCACTAAATGCCCGTATATGAATATAAAGTCTTCTATGCTCATTGTAAACTCACTCGATACATTGTCAATACATCCTATAGTTATCCTTATATCTATACACTCTATGTCTTCATTATATCTGACAAACAAACCTCTTAATCCTTCTCTATTTACTAATACAAAACCATTCATTATATACAGCTCCTTTTTTATCTATAGTATTGTTGTATCCTCTATACCTACAATATCCTCATTAGGTATATATCTATTTGTTAACCTTCTATGTTTATATATAGCTAGTTTTGTTATGTTCGCGTTTACCTCTACAATCTTTCCGCTTATTTGATATGTTTTATTACTCACTATTACATCTAGTGTTACATGTCTATTTATATATCTTTCCATGTCTAACATTATATACAGCTCCTTTTATAGTATTATGTATTCTATATCTATTTTAAAGTAACTCACTGTACGCTTAATAGGTGTATCAGGTTGCGCCTTTAAGAATAGTATTACATCATTACTTGTATGCATAGCACTATCTATATAATATATGTTTCCGTCTTTATGCTGTACTCTTTTCCCTGCTAACTCTTTGATGTGCATTATTTAGTATCTCCTTTATTATATATTAATCAAATAGTAGTTCTCTTTTCTCATTCATAAGTATATCGTATTTGTCCGCGTGTATTTCTGCTTTTTCCCTATCATTATTATCTTGAGCTTCTTTATATAGTGCATACTCTTTATTTATTTCTTTTCCTAGTTCTGACAATCTTTTAATACGTTCTTCATTAGTTAGTCGCATAATATACAGCTCCCTTCTATATGTATTAGGTGTTAGTCTTTATAATATATGAGTATGCTTGTTATCATTTCTACTTTACTTTGAATGAAATCATATATTTCCATTGTTATTTCTGATTCTATATTAAATGTTTGGTGAAATTCCGGGTGATTGCATTGTACATACCCCTCATACTTATATGTTTCATTATTATAATTAACAAGTATAACCGTATCAATATGTTTTAGATTTACTTTATATCTATATGAACCTGTTGTTTTCATTACTCTTTCTTCTATAATGTATTCATTACCTTTTGTAAACTCTTTTGCGATAAGTTCACAGTTTCTTTTATATATTTCTTTACTTGATAAGAATGTCATTATCAAACAGCTCCTTTATTATAAGTATAGGTTGTTTCCTTTTATTTTGTATTCTGCTAAACTCTCTACCTGTTTCATTACCTTTTCAACGGCTTTACGTGTATCTGACTCAAGTATAATATGATTTCGTTGTAAATGGTCTAGTTCGTTGCAAGTCTTCTCTAATAGCTCCCAGATGTCGCTTAAACGCTCTACACTTGTATCTTTATCTTTCTTCCATTGTTCAACGGTATTAACGTCGGTCATGTCCACTAGTGCATAAGGTGTTATATACATGTGATAACCTTCTTCACGGCTTAGTGGTTGACCTTTTACAAAGTTAGTAATACATTTCGCTTTTGCCTTGAATACGATTGTATGTAGTCCCTCTTTATATATTGTACTTCCTTTGCATACATGACCTTGATTAAGCTTCTCAAATTCTTGTTCGTTTGTGTACATTTCAATCAATCTATTCTCTGTTATATATACGTTATCCTTGTAGCTCATTATATTACATCTCCTCTATATTTAACTCAATCATAGTCATGTAGCTGTTAATAGGTATTACAAAGTGTTTGATATTCATTTCTTCTAGTGTGCTTTCCATTTCGTTTACATCATCCGGTTTTATATACACTCTTCCATCTTCTAATAATACTTTAACCTTTAATTGTAATTGCATTTTAAAGCCCCTCTCTGTCTTCTAGAACCGTTCTATGCTTCTTGAATGCATGGAATAGGTTATCCCCTTCAACGCCTGTTACGTAGTTGTTATTCGTGTTATCCGGCTCATGTGGGTAGTCTTCGAAGTCTTCACCGATTTCTCTGATATAGTCGTCACCTTCGTATGCTCCCAGTAATAATGAAATTGTATTCAATTCCGCTTGTGATAGTACAACCATGTAACGCCCTTTTTCAATCTCTTCTATTTTAGCCATTGTTTTTCCTCCTCTGATTGGGTAGTTTATATATTAAAAACTAATTGCAAATACTTTGTATCCTTTTTCTGTCACTAAGTAACTTTCCGCCTGTTCTGTTGTGTTATAATGTGCCTCGCATATATGTAAAGCCTCTTCTTTAGAAATAGCCTTTCCTATATCCTGTTCGCAATTCTCGAAAATAGCTGTTATAATATACATTGTTTAAACCCCCTCTAAGTATGCGCTATAGTTTTTATCGATGCTGTAAGCCTTTAAAACATGTTCTAAAGCTAAATACAGAACGTCTTTACTATTTGTTACGGTTGTATGTTTTCCATTACCTGTATATAACTTATATTCTTCTTCGTTGTTGCCGTTGATACCGTATGATATAATAACTTCATTACTTGGATGACCTATTTTATACCTATGCGCTATTGTCAGTCTATTATAGTTCGCGCCTAACTCTTGAAAAGTATCTTCTAAAAAGTATTCCATTCCTTTAATTGACATTGTATAACAGCTCCCTTTAATTTGTTTTTTTAACTTAATTTCATTTTAAACCTTTATTTACTGAAAGTCAACGACTATTTTTAAAAGTGTGGTTTTACTTGATTAGGTATATTATAAAATTGACCTTCTAATACTTCTTTATTTCTTCCAAGTTTTTTAGGCTTTTATCCGCTAAATAGATAGCATAATACTTTTTATCATCTTCACCTAACATAACAGGCTTGCAACCTTGTTCCCTTAAACTTAGTTCATAACCGAAAAGAGAAGTTTTATTTTCTTTTGAAATATAACCATAAAATTTATTCATATGTAACAGCTCCCTTATTAAGTTACCCTCATTGTATCATGTATATTTTCTAAAAGTCAACAACTATTTAAAGGTTATTTCACACTTCTTTGTATCGATTTCTTTTATTTCATCCTCTATTAGCCTTGTGACGGCTTTTTGAGTCGCTGATACGCCTTTATTGTATCCTATTATGTAAGTACTATAACAAGCACTAACAACGCATGTAAGCCCTATAGCGCCTGTTATAATGATTTCGTTAATATCCATTACCCGCCCCGCCTGTCTCTTTAACATACATTTCCATAACATTCGAAATATATCTAAAATCTTGTGTATCATATATAACAGCTATTTTAAAAGCTAGTTGTGTATATTCACCCTCCTTATGTAGTTTGACAAGTTCACGCGCCTTATTATATTCTTTTACATTCATAATAGTTGTATTCATTGTATAACATCTCCCTTTAATTAGTTTGATAAACGATTTATAATATATCTTTCTAGCTTGTTAATAGTCATAGTTAATTTTGGGCAAAAGTCCATTCTATTCCGCCCGCTTATTTCTTCATGACACCTTTCTTTAATGCATGCTATATAGATAGTATTAATGCTTTCCGGCTCTATGTCCTCTGGTTCTATATACCCCTGATATATGTTATTAATCCATTCTTTTAAACTATATTTATTTGCTGTAAATAACATTACTTTTCACCTTCCTTTTCATCTATTTCTTTTTGCAATGCTACAATTAACTTTTTCGCTCCATGTGTACCGACTTTACTTAAAATCTTTTTCGCAAACTCTGAATACGTACCGATGATAATACTTTTCACTTTAATTTTCCCCCTTTAATATTCTAATAAGTGAGCTTAATTGTTTTAATTGTAGCTCTACTGTTAACATATGTGATTTAATAGCCTTAATTTCTTTTGTAACAAGTGAAATCATTTCTAATTTATGTGTACCAGTTGTATATATGTAGTGTTCGTGTCTTTCTTGTGCATTCAACATTTGCATTTCTAAAAGCTCTTTTGTGCTTTCCATTGTGATTAGATTCTCTTCTAATAGCTCAACCGCGTTCATTGTTTTGTAGTCCATATTCCCAACCCCTTTTTTTAAGTTAATTTCATTTTAAACTATTGTTTCCTAAAAGTCAACAACTATTTTTAACGTTGTATTAAAGTTATTTTTTGATGAAATAATATAGACATTTCTTGTAATTCTGTTAAAGGGTTTTCACGTCCCCAACGCTTGAACAGGTCATTAACTTCGATTGAAATATAATCAATATCATTTTCAAATAAATCAGCGACTCCCCTTAATGTAACGCGTTCTACATCCACCAGCATATAAAATTCCATACCACCTGTTAATAGTTTTAACGTTGTACCCTTTGTAATTTCAATTTTATTCAATAAATTCATTTCTGCTTTTTCAACCGCGAACATAATTAACAACTCCCTTTATTTAAGTTAATTTCATTATAATATGTACTTTACTATAAGTCAACAATTAATTTGCATCTCTTTTTCTATTTCTTTTATAGCATCCTCTAAACCGTTAATCTTACCAATTGCTTTATAAATCTTACTATCTTTCCACGGGTAAAAACTTCTTTCAATCTTTTCCGCGTCGTCAAGCTCTTCTCTAGCCTTTTCTAGTTCACCTTTTAAAATATCGATTGCTTTTTCCATTTATAACACCTCTAGTATTTATTTTAAGGCTATTCACAACCTCTTACAACGTTTTCACTTTAATTCTTGTCTATTTGTATTAGAAAGGGGTAAACGCTTTGTATGAGCGCCTAACACCCTTTAAATTGGTGTATCTTGTAATCGTTAATATCAATCACTTTATAACCGTGGTCTGTTAACGCCTCTGTTAATGACTCTGACATAGCGTAAAATGTGAATTGTTCAAAGTGGATATCTTCTATAAAGTTCTCTTTAGATACATAGCCTTGTATGTCGTTATAGTCTGGATTAATGTAATCATATCCCGCCACCAATTCAAGGTTATACAAGAAACATATATCAGAACTTTGTAATTGTGTGTATGAAACAATTTCGTAAATTAGTTTATCTTCATTAATAACGTGCGTTGTCGCTTTAATACCTTTAGTACCGTAATAATTGTAGTCTATCATTATAAAACATCTCCCTTTTCTTAAGTTAATTTCATTTTAAACTATCTTTTACTAAAAGTCAACAACTATTTTTAAATGATTCCGTTATGTTTCGTTATATACCTATTAACAGCTATCATAAGATTTTTAGGCGTTGTTTCTAATTGTTTCGCTCTTCTCTCTAGATGTCTTTGCTTAATTCCTCCATAATGCAATTTTACGCGCGCTAACTCATGAATTATATAGAGCCTATTTACATTCATTTCCTAGCCTCCCAACAAGGGAACCTCCTTTTTTTAAAGGAAGTCCCTTTCATTATGTCCCGCCTCTGACATAGCGCGTTCATTTGCGGTATTAAAACGTTTAGCCTCTTCTCTTTCTGCCTCTTCTAACTCACGTTGTAAGTCGCCAATCTTATCAAGCGCAAAAGAGATTTCGTTTTCAAAGTGGTCAAGACCTTCTTTAGTTGTTTCTAACTTATGCATGATAGATAGGTCTTCGAGAATATCACGCCACTTTTCCAAGTCATCTAGAATGTATTCAATATCTCGCATGATGTAACCCCCCTTATTAAGTTACCCTTATTGTAACATGTGTGTTTTCTAAAAGTCAACAATTAATTTTCGATACAAATTCCTTTTGTTGCTAAATGCTCTAAAACCTCTGTTTCATCATCAAATGATAATGCCTCTCCGTTAAACTCTTCCATTCCGTAATAACTTACAACGTCAATGACTTTGATTTCGTCACGGTCTGTTACGTCGCATGTAGTTTCTACAGCGTTCCAATCAATCCAACTATCATTTAAGTCTATATATCCCTCTTCGACTCTGTAACCATCTTCACCACATGCATTATACATATTAATCACTTTAACGTAGTAATAACACTTGTCAAGCGGGTAATCAATATCTTTTTTAATAAAGTCGCCTCCATGCTCTAAAGCGTTCACGTCGCCGTAATTCGTCCATCTTGCATCTTTATTAACTTTTCCTTTAAACTCTGCAATAATACGTTTTGCGATGTCTTCCAAGTCTTCCATATAATCGTTATTATCTATATTCCCTTTTTCCTCTTCTATACGTTCGTCGAGTTCGTCAATATCTAGCTTTTCTAATTGGTCATGATTTAGCCCTTCCAACCAATTATTAACGATTGTAGCAATGTAATCATAATACATAACTCCCTCATTATCGTATAATAGTTGTGAGTAGTATTGATAATGTCCGGCTGTGAAAATTTTAATTAAGTCGGGACGTTCACCGCGCGCCGTTTCACATAAACCGCTGTCTATAGCCTCCTCTATTGAATCTTGAATTTTTGGCGCGTTTTCCCATAATTTATAATTTTGGTATGGTATAGCCTTATCTGCTATTTCTTGAATAGCATCGCAAATGTATGTTGAACCGTCATAATCATTGAATTGTGCTAACACGTCTTGTTCATCGCCTAATACCTCTAGTACATCATATTGACCAACCGTTAATTTTTTTGTCATTATAAAACATCTCCCTTTTTTTAAGTTACTTTCATTTTAAACCCTTCTTTACAGAAAGTCAACAACTATTTAAAATTTTATTTTAGTTGCTACCCGCAGGGGATAAACCCCGCGACGCTGTGAGCCTAAAGCCTGTTTATACTCGCTCACACGAGTTCGAACATAAATTCGTTTTCTATTCTATCATTACATATCATTACTAAGTGACCTGTACTTGTTACCGCGAAATGACTAATTGTTAAATCTTCGCTTAAATCTTCATCATAATAAGTGAAATCACCGTTACAAACGTTATACATTGCGTATTGACTAGATGATGTATAAGCAAGCCCTAACACTTCACTATCGAAATCAAATGTTTCATCATACCAATAATTATCGATTACACTTTCAATACCGTATAATTCAAGCTCTGACATCTCTTTTTTAAACTCTACATTCCACTTAATTTTTCTGATTTCCATTTTAAATTCCTTCTTTCATATGTTTTATTTATTTCTGTAATCATTGTATCATGCATGTTTTCTAAAAGTCAACAACTATTTTATTTCTTAGATTCAACCCACAAACCATATATTTCTAGTGCAGACATCTCGCTCATTTCTTCCCAGATAAGCTGTTCTTCTTGTGAGCAATACCCTAGTTCATATAAGTCAAAACATGTGTCTAAAGCGTTCATGAAGTCCTCTAATGTATCATATTTCTTCATAATACCTATGTGCATTTTTTTACCTTCTAAAAATTCTGTATAATTCATTTAATATCCCGCCTTTATATGTTTTTTATTTCTGTAATCATTGTATCATGACTATTTTCTAAAAGTCAACAACTATTTTTAGTAACCTTTTTTAATTCGTGTTTTACCCCACATTTCTTGCATTGTTTCCGTTATAACCTCTACAGAGATATCAAATACCCTAGAATGCCACGCGATAGCTTTTTTCACATTCTCGCTATCTAAAGACAACCCCGCCTCCTTACATTGTAATACAAGCCCTTGAATTTTATCCATGTTTTCTTTGTTCATTATAAAACATCTCCCTTTTCTTAAGTTAATTTCATTTTAAGCTATCTTTCACTAAAAGTCAACAACTATTTTTTAATATTTTTTCATACCTGCAATACGTTGCATAAAATCATACCAAAAGCTATCAGTCATAAGAGGTAAGCTTACAACTTTGTATTTCATAAACATTTTACATTTTAGCGGGAAAAACTTTAATTCTGTTCTATATACATCATATATTTCCATAATTAACAGCTCCCTTTATTTAAGTTAATTTCATTTTAAACCTTATTTTACTAAAAGTCAACAACTATTTTTAAAAGTGTACGATTGCGTATGATATACCACGCCCTACCAGAAACAAGAAACCAACAATAACCAATACTTTTAATGAGCCTCTGAATGACATATGTTTTATTCCTCCTCTAATACTCTTTTTACTTTTAAAACATCCTCTAACATGTATTGTAACGTTATATCTGTACTGATAGTACCGCCATTCTCAACAATGCTGATTAAATCTTTTAAGCGTCTTTCTACTATATTTAGGTTAATACAAGCAAGTGATTTATCTATCGCTTTCATATGTAACAGCCCCCTTATTAAGTTACCCTCATTGTATCATGCGCATTTCCTAAAAGTCAACAACTAATTATTAAATTTTATTCTAATTGTTTTCAATGTCTTTCCAAGCATAAACGTTTCAATTTTTAAATATGCGTTATACTCTTTTAATAGTTCTAATAGCTCTGGTACGTCAACAACGTCTATCTGGTGACCTTGCAAATTAATTTGTTCTATAGTAATTAAATCCCATTCATTACTAGTAACAAGCAAACCTCTTCCATATCGGTATTTTCCTTCGTGGCTTAGTGTGTAACCGTCGCGTTTTAACGTAGCTTTTACACTACGTAACATACCGCCTAAAGTTTTAAATTGTTTAGTCATAATAAACCGCTCCCCTATTCGTTAATAATTTGTTTTTCTTTTAAAACAGCAACGTCAAGATTAAAACGTTTAATCATTTCATCTAAAATATATTTTTCTTCCTTAATGCTCTTTTGTGTAACCCCGCGCATGGAATTTGTCTCATTTGTTACGCGGACTACATTCCAGTGAAAAGCACTTATTAACTCACTATCATTCATTTCTTGAATCTCTTTCTTTTTCCACATATAAAACAGCTCCTCTTTTTAAGTTACTTTCATTCTAATAGTTATTTTACTAAAAGTCAACAGCTTTATTCATCGAAATTTAATTTTAATGAAAAAGTGTATTCGTGAAATTGATAATTGTAGTTAATCCCATCCGTTAACCACTCTATAAGCTCCTCTACGCTATCCACCTTTAAAAACATTTCTGTTACTAAGAAGTGAGGCGCATCGGTAATGTAATGTTTTGTAACGCCTCCCTCTGTAATAGGTATAATCATGTTTGCATCCATTAATTTTAAACTCATGTTTACCAGCTCCCTTATTAAGTTGATACCATCGTATCATGTATTTTACTAAAAGACAACAACAATTTTATATATTTTTCGTTTTTCGTGTTTCTTCCTATATAAAGAAAAAAAATAGGCTTTTCGCTTTCCTTCTATATAAGGGAACTTTTTCAATTTGTAACACTTATCAATTGTCAGAATATTTGAATCGCTATATCGTACTTGCCGGGCGCGGCTTTTTGTGGTGCGCTACTTACGTTTTAAGGTTTTTTTGTGGGGAGCTACTACCTTTTACAGTCCGCTACTAGGCTTCGAGTTTTACAGTCTGCTACTAAGTAAAAAGCCCACCTTTTACAGTGGGCTGCTACGTTTCTAACCTTCTACTGCTATTTTGACGCGTTATAGTGCGCTACTAACTCATAACGATGCATATTAAGTAGTTTAGTCAATACATATTCTAATAGCTCGCTATCGTCGTAGTCTTCTTTTCTACAATAGTCACAGCTAGAATCCTGCTCCCATGCTTCTCCCGGAGGAATATAACCGTTTTCCTCTTCTTGTAATCCATCCGCCTCTGCACAGCTCTTACTACACCAACTTTTACCACAATCACATGATTCATGGTCACCACATCTAGAAAAAGTATCTCCGCAAAAACTACAAACTCCTGTATCGCTACTCATTATATATTGCCCCCTAATTTTTATTGGTTTTCCAATCTGCTACTTACGTTTCCTCTCTAAAACCTTTACAATAACCATAACTACCAGTAAAAATATAATAGCGTAACCCATGTTATGTAAATCATTATCGAACATTTTCTACCTCCAAGGATGGTTTTTTCGTTCTAACTCGTATAACCTCTCCGTTTTCGTCTTCGAAGTAAGGGTATTCCACATAAGCTGCTGTTTTAAACTCGTCTGCTACTTGTATGTTATCATAAAGCCACTGGATATTTTCTTCTAATAAGTGTTGCATTGTACAGAACTGCATACCATGATAATAAACTACACACACGTTTTTCTTATCCTCTGGTGGTACACCACTTATACCTCTATACTCCTCAAACCACTTACAAGCTGATGGTGGATAACCTAATGCTAGTCCTAACGTTTCGAATGTATGTACTAAAATAGGTTCGCCTAGTGCGCTACTATCTATTAGTCTAAGATTGTTCATGTGTGCATACATTTTACTATAGTCATTAAATATGTACACACATGTTGTACCTTGTAATGGTCTTGTAATACTAGGATAGTGTTTCATTAAAAGGTTTGCATAGTTATGATTGCAAGTAAGGGCTAGTGCTGGTTTAGCCCCGCTTACAAACAACCTTATCTCTTGAGGTGCGTTCTCAAAACGTTTACCTAACTTGTTTAACTCACCCAGAAAACTTACAGCGCGTCTCGATAGATTACTTGACATGCTTATCATATGCCTTTGCGAAGACTTCTAGTACATCAAATCGTAGTGACTTACTTGTACCTTTCTTCCAGCCCTCTTTACTCATGAAGTAAGGTGAGTAGAGCAAGAACTTATTCTGTCCAAGCTCTGCCTCTACGATTTCATATTTGTTTTTGTCGTCCACTACTACTGTTTCTAACACTGTTTCTTTGTCCCAACCCGGAAATTTACCCATTAGTTTCTCTCTCCTTCTTCGAATCCTACAATGATAGACTTAGAACCTTCTATTAATCTTTCTTCTATTTGACTTGTCCAGAACTCATGTTTATTGCCGATAACAACTACATCTGCTGTAATCGTAGAAGGTAATGTGCTACTAGTATCTGTTTCATATACCTCTAACCCTTGTAGATTACCTGCAATAAAGCTTTTACCTAGACCAGACTCCCCACAGAATATCCACACAGGGCGCTCCTCGGAGTATCTACCACCTGCAATGAATAGACTTTCATCTACTTCATAGTATCCGCTAGGGTAATAACTATCTCCCCCGTCGTATGTAACACGGAACACTTGGTTATGGAAGTCCGCTCCATAGTATAGCACGCCATCTTCGTCTTGAAGGTCTGGAATCATAAGCATGTCTTTCGCTCTATGAGTATAACCTTCGAATCTATCGACATGTTCAACTGTGATATGACCAAAGGAAGCAGTACACCAGCCAGAACCACACTCTCCTTCCTCGTCCCATAAGGTAATCAGCAACTTATTATTATGCTTGTCCAACCCTAGTAATACGTGACGTTCCTTAACTGTATCCGTGTATTCAAAGTTGCAATTGTGTCCACTTACTGACTTGCCTACGTATTTCTCTTTTCTCATCGCTAAAATTCTAATCATTTTCCATTCCTCCTATAAGTTATGTAAGCTTTCCATTACAACTACCTCATAATCGTCTAGAGCTTCGTGAACTAAATCTGATACAGCTTCTTGTGTCTCTGGTGGTAGTAGCTCTATAAACTCCCATATATCTGTGACAAAGCGTGTCTCTCCATTTAACTCTACTTTTGTCATAGCTTTCTACCCCTCGCTTCTCTAATTAATTGATATGATTTTATAATAACAACACGAGCTGCGCGACCTGTCTTCTCTTTCCAGTGTTCCTTGAGAAAATCGTTTAACCTTTTTATTGATGGTTCTGTTAACTTCTTTTTAGGGATGACAAATTGACCATCACCATCTCCAGTAGTACCGTCATACCCATGAACTGTATAGTGTACATGATATATGAATCTTCTAGCTCTCATTATTTGTCCCTTCCTTTCATAAATATAGAGAAGCTATTCCCTACTCGTAAAGTATATGTATCTTTGAATTGAAGTAATTCTACCAACTTAAAATGTTCTTCCTCTTTACAGTGGATTGTAATTCTACCCTCTTCTCTAAGCTTCCTTTCAAGGATATTAATCGTATATAGCATTCTACTAAACTCATTCATTTGAGTAATCACCTTACCTCTACTTCTCATCATTTTTATTCTCCTCCTTAGGGTCGAAATCTGTAAACATAAGGCTCTCTATTTCTAGGCTAGTAGGGTCGTATGTAAATTTAACTTTAGAACCTTTCGTAGCTGCTTTCGCTGTAAGCTCTGATGAACGTAACTTTACTGTTGTATCTCCTTTTTTAACTGTTAGGTAGTAGTTACAAAACCTCTGTGTACACCCAATACCTTCGATATCTACTATCTCCGCATTCTCTACTGTAACCATTTTTGTTTCTCCACCACAAGCCCCTAAGAAAAGCAAGGGAGCTACTAAAGCTATTTTCTTCCACATATTATCTCCTCCTTATAATTCTATATTACTACACTCTTTACTTTAAGTCAACAATTATTTTAAAGAAAAGAGGGGATTTTCCCTCTAATCTAGTGAAATTATGTCGTAATCGTACTTATAGTTATATGTATTATTATATGTATATTCATAGGTGACTTCATTATATAAGTCTATGTATTTACTCATAGTGTTCCGCGACTCTTTAACACTTGTTTTACAATCTGTGGTAGCACTCCACCTACAGCTCGTCGAACCTCTCTCTTCTCATGGTCAGCAGGTAATAGCTCGTCCGCCTCTTCTTCCATGATGTCTTGATATACTACGTTACCAGCAGCCTTTAAGATATCACCCATGTCTTGGATAACCAGCACATCTGGTAATACTCCTTCATCAGATAGCTTGTACAAGACTTTATCGACACGAGCCTCTGTTACGGTAGCGTGTACGAATGCGCGCTCTGCTGATGCTTTGTTCGGGTCTTTCGGTGCTTTTTGTTTAGAACCTTTAGAGTTATGTACTTCCAAGAATGCTTCGTCTACTAGTTTCAAGAACACTTGGTCTTTATCGTTTACTTTCTTAACTACGATACCTTCTCCCCCTTCTTTGTCGCCCACATGACCTCCTAGAGCTGTTTTACCTACAAAGCTCATTAAGTGTTCGAAGTCAATGTATTTACCTCTGTAGAGGACAGGAGCTAGGTTTAATCCTAATCGTTTCGCTTCCTCTTCTACTTTTTCGTATGGTAAGTACTTCTTAGCTTTTGTATCGTATAAGTCGAATAAGAAATATGTACGTGTAAATTCTTCTGCGTATCTAACTTTATGTGGTGCTGTCCATTCTCCGAAGTATAGCACATCCGGTAGTAGGGCTTGTCCATCGATGTTGTCAATTGTCCACTCTACGAATCCGTTTAATCCCCGCTCTTCTGTAAGTTCTAATTTACGTGAGAATCGTCTAACCTTGTCCACTCCGGTATCCTGTGCAAATGACGCGTTACTACCATCAACTTTCTCATAAATTACGATTTCGTCTCCCGGGTTAAGTAATCCTTGTGTACCTGATTTTCCGTAACGAATTACCTTTGTGTAATGTTTTTGTTCAAATGAGTTTGTCATATGTATTTTCTCTCCTCTTATTATATTAAATTTTCAATGAGCTGTCAATTAGTTAAATCTTAAATCTACTGCACCTAAACTCTTAGCCTTGTCCCAAAAATCTCTTAAAATACTTTTCTTACTTAATCCTGTACCATCGTATGCAAATGTTTGGTTTGTCTTATGTACTTTATAATATCCACTAAAACCGTTATCTTCCTTCTTTAATACGAGCTGGAAAACACCTCCTATGTTATAACTCTTAAACTCTTCTTCGTAGTGAGTTACTACACATCCGTCTTCATGATAATCGCAACTTGCTACTAAGAGGTTCATGATTCCCCTCCCTCTTTCAATTCTTTTATGTAAGCTATCTCGGATGGTACAATAACCATATCACTAAACACAATAGAATCAGCCCGATAATTAATTTTATTAGCGAATTCTCTAAAGTCAGTGAATCCATTTATACCAGGTACAACAAACTTCCCACCTTGTTTCATTCCAAATTCAACAGATAATAGCTTACTCACTTTAATTCCTCCTTTGTTTTCGCATTACGCTCTAACCATGCCATCGTGTTGTCAATCTTCTTTTTTGTCTTGGTTAGTTCATCAAATTCATAGTATGGTAGACTCCACATGTTCTTTGCATGTTTCATAAGTTCAAAGACATGTTGTAGTTTGACATACTTGTGACCGCCACCTACTACTGTAACGATTCTATTATCCTCTTCATAATAAGCTCTTGCGAAGTCACGATTACTGATATAGTAATAACCATAACCTTCTCTATATAACGCATACTTACCTTCCTCATATAAATTTTCTGCGATTTCTTCTGGTGAATCTAAGTTCATCCCTAGTTCCGGGTCATTTACGTATCTATCCCCATTGATTAGTTCGATGATTATATTCTTCTTACTCATAGCTTGTCCTCCTCGTAGTATATACCTGCTATCTCTCTATCTAGTAAAAAATCGTAGTTGTGTTTGTCTTTATAAACACAGTATGTCCCACTAAGCTCTAGACACTGTTTTAGTCCTTCCATAGTCATATGGTTAAAACCAATATAGGGGTCGTTTATTAGCTTAGTTCCATCGTGAAGTTCGATAATAATATTCTTGAACATATCAATCCTCCTCTAGCCCTAAAGCTTCTCTTATATCTTTCTGCGCTCTTGATATACCTTGTCTGTATCCATCATCTCGTTCTCTAGCTGTATGTAATGATACTTTATGCAGGAAGCTAATCATCCCTATATGCCCTAATAGAAGTTCATATAAGAATGTCGTTAACTCTGCATAAGCGTATTCTCTAACTAACTCCTCTATAGTTCCGATTGTGTAGCAGTCAGATATATAAACATATTGACCAAACCTAGACTCGAATCTGTATAATGGTGTATCTATTTTATCATGAACTCTTTTGAATAGTTCTCCGTGTTCGATTACACTGTTATAAGCTCCAGTTGTGTCAACCTTATCCCCAATCCAGTAGATGTCCATCCTCTCTCCTCCTATGCATATTCATAAAAATCATTTTCTAGAAAGAAGTTTAAAGGCGTGTCTACCTTGAAAGCTCCTTTTCTATCAAATCCTATACCATCCTTAGGAATCTCTTTTCTAAGCATTTTTCCACTGATGATTCTATAAGCGTAATCTGCTTCTCTAGTTGTTATCCACTTAAACTTCATTTCTGCTAAGACATCAACACCTCGAAATGGTTTACCTCTTTTAATTCCACTTCGTTTATGTACTACCGTAGTCATACTATCAACTCCTTATTAGATATGAGTCTAGTGTACCACATTAACCAACAGTGTACAACACTTTGAAACACTTATATCATTATTTTTTGCTATACTTAGCTACCCATTCATCTGTTAGGTGACCTTCTCTAGCTAAGTGGCTTATGCAATTCTTAACTCCAGCAAGCCAACCTGTCATGTTAGCACCTAAAACAGTAGCCAAGCCTCCTAGAACTGTGTGACCGTTACTGATAAGTATCCCACCTACTAATACTGCTGCAAATCCTCCGAATAAAATCGCTTTATTCATTATAATTCCTCCTCTTTATCTTATACCTTTATATTACACTATCATTTACTTAAAGTCAATAACTTTTTTAGTCATTTACTTAAATCCTTTTGTTCTTTTTGCTAACTCACCCTCCGCTAACTCTAGCATATTGCGATAGTAGTCATCCATAGGCTCACCTTCATCAACCTTGTCCCTATAGAAATCGATGTACATTAGTAAATTCTCTGTAGGCATATTCTCGAAATCTACTAGGCTACTAATCTTCTTTCTCATCTGTAATCTCTCCCTCTGCTTTTTTAGCTGCTTTATTATTCGCTTTTACTGCTAATGATAAACAAAAGTCTCTTACTGTATTTAATGAACCTAGTAGTTTACTAATAGAATCATGGTCTTCTAGTCCACCAATAGCATCACTGACAACACCTAACTCACCTAATCTATCTATAAGTATATCTACCATTTCATGAGACTTTTTAAGAGCCTCTACTTCTAGATTACTAGACTCGTCCCACACTTTATGATACGTATTGTAACGGAATGAACTAATAATCTCTTCTCCCACCCATAACTCTACAATAGCCGACTGATTGCTATATGTCTTCGCTGCAAGAACTACATCTTTAGCTCTTTCGAAATCTACACCAATGTACTTAGTGTGATTCTTATAATCATCATCCTTAATTATCCCTACATAAGTAATAGTTTCCATTATAATTCCCCCAATTATTTAATGTATTCCGTAACCATTCTATTTCCGCCCAATCGCTCATGAACTTTCTTCTGTACTTTGTAAAGCTTACCATCTACATATTCTTCTCTTTCTATCAGTATTTCCGATGGCGCTCTATACCCTTTACGAACCCAGAAAGAGCGGTTTCCGTATCCTTTATGCGTCGGGTGTACTACATGCTCCCACGTACCCCCTATACTGACTCTGTACGCGGGATTAGCTGCTTTCGCTAACTCGTGTGTACTCCTTAGTTCTGCTTGTGTAATCCCTCCGCCCCATAAATTGATGTGCCAGAACAGTCTAATATAATCTTTTATGTACTGTATCATCGTAAACCCTCCTATAGTACTTTATAGTCTAACTCTACGTCCTCTAAGTAAATTGTCTCTGTCGATAGTTCTACACGAGCTACATACCATTGATTCTCTATACTGTCGAATACATAGAAATTATCAAATCTACCAGAGCTGAACCCTTCTAATAAGTCTTCATGATGCTCTCTGATGTATTCAATTCCTTTTGTTAAATCATCCGTGACCGCTACTAAATCATCAAAACCACCGCAAGGATAATAATTATCAAACCCGAATATTAGATATCTTTTCATTTAACTTCTCCTCCGCTTCTTTAATAGCTTCTTCTTGTCCTTCTTTATACCATGTATCATATGATATTAGTCCACCTTTAGTCAAGTCCAATTCTGGTCTACGTCGCTTAACTTCTGTGATGAATCCACCACACATAACCGTCTCGTCATAATGGCAAGCCCAGTTATGCCCAGTATCCTCTTTCATCTTGATAATGTCATACTCGCAAGGTAAGCAACCGTAGTTCTGTGCCTGTTCAGAATCATCCGTATAAGCGAACGGACAAGTGATACAACCGCCTGTCCCATTATTAGCCATCTCACGCTTACACATATAAATCCTCCATGATGTGTTTGATTGTATTTACATTGTTAGAGATGTCTCTTAGCTTATCTGCGGTATGGTTCGGGTTATCTTGATTGACTAGTAACTGTTTCACCTTTTCAAACTTATCTAATTGTTTTACCAACTCACAAGAATTGTTTAGTGCAGCATCCAACATTTTTTTAAGCTCGTCCCCTCTTAAACCCCATTTATCTCCGATTCGTGATTTAGAAAACAACTGTACCCGTTGTCCATTGCACCACACCTCTTTTTCAAAGTCGCATAAGATAGAATCTTTAACAGAATCATCGGCTAATTGCTCATCGAAACCTGCGTATAGTACAGGAGTAGACCCATTCAACTCATCGTAACCAGTTACTACATAAGTGATATTTACATTATTATTTGACATTTCAATATTCCTCCTCTTAGTTAGGTACTCGAATACCTTCTAGTAAACTACTCATTGCATGTGCTTGTCCAAATGTATCGCGGATGAGCTTTTCTAATTTATCTTGCTCTTCCTCTGGTAAAACATCCTTAATTTCTTTTGTACGCTTAATACGCTCTACCGCTAACTCTAGGTTGTTTAATGCGGCTAAAGTCTCTACAGATAAATCACTGATGTCTCCTGCTTCTGATTTCCACTCGGAGTTACTATACGCCTTATAATACGAGCGTACTTTTACGCCATCAACCCAGATTTCTTTATAAAAATCTTCGTAGTCACCTCGGGCATTTTTAACCGCTTTATCTGCTTCTTCGTTAGAGAAACCTGCGTATAGGGTTGTACTTTCACCGCTATTGTACTCTAGAGATGCGCTTACTGTGTACATAGCGTTAGCTGTCTTCAATGAGGTAGCATTTAATTTTTCTCTCGCCTCTTTAGAAAGAAATACTTCTTCTAACTCATCATGAATTGTGATGTTAATTTCTGCTACACTACCTGTATAAACTGCGCATGTGCTAAATTCAATCTCATGTATTGGTTGTTTGTAGGAACCGTCATCATGAACCTCTACCGCCTTAAACTTATTCTCATAACTAGACCTTCTGTTCCCTACTGTGTTCTGGGGTTGTTGTTCCCATACATCTGTAATTACATACTTTCCGTCTGGTAGATACACACTACTAATTAAATGTCCTCTTTTTAATGTTGTTTTCATTTTAATATTCCCCTCTCGTTACATTATAATCTGTTAACCAATACTTAATGTTTGTAAAGCCAAAGCATTTACTATTAGCTGTATAAGCTTCCATAATCCTGTCAATTCGAGGTAGCACGTCATCTCTACCATAATTAACAAATGTTAGTGGTGTGGAAGTAACACTCGTTTTACCCGGCGCTACTTGATAACTTTGATTTAAGAACAATTCTCTTTCCATTGATATCTCCTCCAATTATTTAATGGTAGCGTAAATCCTTACGCAAGTTTCATCTTCTTGTTTTGAATGCTTAACGCAACATTCATCTAAAGTATGTGTAATCAATTCAATCTCTGATGCATGGTCTTTTAAGATTCTACACCAACCATGTCTTCTTAAGCAGGATAACCCGCCTAAAACCACTGTTATTTCACTTCCCACAGACAGCACCTCCTTTCGTTATCTTTATATTATCATCTATTTTACTTTAAGTCAACAACTTTTTATTCATCTTTTCTTTTTATAGTATATATTGTTTCTTTAACTTGTACCTTAATAGCCCCATTATCGTAAGCCCGTTGCGCGCGTTCAATCGCTTCTGTCCTAGTCTTAGCTGGAACACTAGAAGAGAAGTCATCCCCTTCTAGCCACCATATTACTTCGTACATATTATCTCCCCCTTTAGCAACATCCTTTTCCTTCTTTGCACATCCACTCTACAAACTCACCTTCATTCCCATCTCTATCTGTAAATACTGGAACCTTTTCGATTTCATCCTTATTTGTGTTAAAACAAAGGATACACTCTTTTACTTCGCTACATGCTTTCTTAGTCATTTGTATTTCCTCCTAAGTAATTGTTTTTCTTAACTGTCTTTATCTTATCACACTATTTACTTAAAGTCAACAACTATTTTTAAAAAATCTCACACGTTATTTCATTTTATGTAAGAACCAGAACATAAGATAACCAATCGCAATGACTCCTACAGCCGTTATAATCATACCCGTGTGAGAATCCATATACAAAGTCATACTGTCTCCTTACTGGTGAGCGCTCGATTCTAATAACTTCTGTGTACGAGCAATCTCTTTACCCTGTTTATTTGTTATGATGAGAGTTAAGTCGCCTTCTTTAGCTTTCCCATTATGGAATGTATTATTAAAAGCTTGTAAATAATACCCGAAGCTATCCTTATTCGCTCTCACGATATCATAAACCTGTACAGCAGTAGCATCGTGAACTCTAGCTGCATTGTCAATATCTAAAGAGACAGTTACAGTATACTTATCTGGGATATCCCACTTCATATTAAAGTAACCCATATTTTCGAATGATACTAAATAATCTAAAATTTCAATAAAGTCCGCTTTATTCTTCTCGTACTTCAACTCATCAATCTGATACTGGTTCGCTCGTCTATCTGTCTCAGTGTACGGAAGACTAGCTACATTTGTAACCGTCTTCGCTTTCCCAAAAAACGTATGATATCCTGTGAACAGACACACAACAGCCAATCCGATGATAGCCGGTTTTCTATTCTTCAATTGTTTCACCCTCCTTCACCTCTTCACACATTGTTACACTCACATAAGAAGCATCCTCTTTAAAGATGTATGCTTTCTCCCCTTTAACCTCTGGATGGTGGATAATACCTATAACTGTATTCACCTTGTTCCCTGATTTAAACGGTTTACCTGATTTCTTTTTAACTTTCATATTAATCCTCTCCTTATAACCATACTTTTTGTTCTCCGCTACAATCAACAGTTATACACTCAAACCAGATAAATCGCATATGGTCACTATGCCACGCTAAAGATTTTCTACAATGAGGGCAAAAATAATCTTTACTATATATTTCTTGTAATCTCTTTTTCCTAGCGTCAGGATTTTCAATCCACCACCTGCATTCTGCTATTTCCCTTGCGTATGGGTTACTACTATAATTTGTGTACAATAAAGATGATACCGACACCTATTTCCACTCCCTGTCTATTCCGATAACCCAGATACGCTCTTTAGCGAAATTGGTTTCGACTTCTCTACTGTGTTTAACTCCTAGTCTACCTAAAAAATTACAAATGTTATTATACTCATCGTAACTCTTGACAATTGAGATATTGTATTTAAGTAAATACTCTACATGTTCCGCTAATGTTAAAAATTCTTCTTTATTATTGTTACCTACTAGTTGGAAGAAATATGAATCACAATCAAATATCTCGACTCGCACAATATCCATTTTGTACCTAACAGGTAGTGTATCAAACATATCCTGCATCTTTTCACAAACATCCTCCTCGTAAATAACAACGCCATCCTCTTCAAATAAGTTCTTAAATTGATGCGTAAAACCTCTAACCCATTCTCGTTTCATTTTCTTCATCTCCTTGTTTATCTTATACACTTATCTTACTACCCACTTTACTATTAGTCAACAACTTTTTTATTTTTTTTTACCAATCACCTTTATATTCGTTTAACATCTCTTCTGGAATGATTAGCTCATATCCTTTTGTCTTAGAAGCGTGTTTGATGAGCCAACCTTCTTCCACTAACTTACCCATGAGGTCTGTTAATACTTCTGCTTTGATTCCCATGAGTTCTCTAAGCCTACCTACCTTCGTCTCCCTAGTACGAGCGATAATCTTTTTAAGCTTCACTAACGGTTCCTCTGTATCAACTTCTTCTGTTTCTTCTATCTCCTCTTCGACTAACTCTCCACCAAAGTAATCCCTAATCTTTTGATACACTTTACCTTCTTCCACTTCATTAGGAGATACAATAGCGCTCTGGAATCTCTGGAACTCTTTAGGGTGAGCTACTATTCTCATGACACCATCTCCACGACCCAGCAGAGTCGTATTTCCTATACCTTTACCGAATACTGTTTTATAATCTACATTACTGTTTAAATTGAAACTGATTGCATTCTGCACATTTGCTTTGATACGTCCACTGATTACCTTTGCATCCGGTCTTTGTGTAGCGATAACTAAATGGATTCCAGCAGCACGGGCTTTCTGTCCTAGTCGTGTGACATACTCTTCTACATGTGGGTTTGTATCATGTAGGTCTGCGTATTCATCAATCACACATACGATATAAGGCATTTTACAGTCTGCTACTTCATTGTAGACCTTTATATTTTTAACTCCTGCATCCTTAAACGTTTCATATCGCTTCTCCATTTCTTCTACTAGCTTATTGAGTGCTTCCCCTGCTTTCTCCATATCCGTTACAATCTTATCTACGTGCGCCATCCCTTCGTATTGAGCCAGTTCTACTATTTTAGGGTCAATCATGACAAACCGTAACATCTCTGGTGAGTTCGTAGCCATGAGACAAATGATTAGTGTATTCATAAATACAGATTTACCAGAACCCGTTGTACCTGCAATCATAAGATGTACGAGCTTTGTCAAGTCTAGATAGATTGGTGTATCTACTTCATCAACACCTACTATAAATGGTAACGCATGATTACTCGCGTACTCTTGGAAGTCTGGACTCTCTATAAGCTCTCTAAGGCTGATAACGGCTGCTTCTTCGTTTGGTAGGGTAAATTTGGCAGTATCAGGTTCCTCACCTTGTTCTATACTAAGAGAAGGGACTCCTAGTGCTGCTTGGATATCGGAAGCCTTTGAAATAAGATGACTTAAGTTCTTCTTCTTAGGTATATCACATTGAATAACAGTCAACCGCGCACCCGCTGTGACAGTACTATTCGCTAGTCTCGCTGTTGGAATCAGACCTACACGCTTCATGGCTTCGGCTAGGTAGCTCACAATATTTTCATCCACTTTCACTTCTTCTCTTGGATATGTAGGCAACAACGAGACTAGACCTCCGATATCCTTTCTAGGTGTTCTAACTTTATTCGGTGCAGTAGTAACAGATTGAGCGTGTTCAACTTCTTGGGGAGCTACTACTGTTCCACCGAATAAGGATACAATCTCTGTATCACTCAGTACATTCTCCCCGTTCATAACTAGTCTTTCCTCACATTCATCTTTTAAGCCCTTTAACTTCCTCTTGTACAAGCTTACCGTATTATGCGAATCGTATTTACGTAGTATAGTTTCAATCTGCTGTACGAGCGCCGTAGGTTCCTTAGAACGAATGGTGATTCCTAGTTTGAATTTATACACTTTACCAACAATCTTCTGTTCCACTTTCTCACTATATGTTCGAGCCATATCAAATGATGATAACTTATTGATAGCGTGAAGGATTTTATCTTGAAATGTTCTTCCTATTTTAGAACCAGCAGGGTATTCATTCCCACTCAAGTAACTCTTATACCTTTCTATAGAAGTTAGGAGCCAATTATCTACATATCTCTTGAATAGCCACTGGATTTCTAGTGCTTCATCCTCTCCTACTTGTATCTCCAGTAATTCACGTAATAATAAGCCTCTCATGCCCTCGTACAACGGTAAGAACGAGGGTTTAGATAGATAACCTTCATAAGCATGTAAGTCGTCTGTATGACGCGCTACTAACGTTAAACGATAAGGTAGAACGTTCGTTTCATTAAAACGGATATGTGGGGGCGTAACCACTGTAATATTACGCCCTCCTTTATACATCTCCAGCTCTATACCGAATACACCGTCTGTCTCTTGTTCTAAGATGGTTTTAAAGGCTCCTGATACATCCTCAATCTGCGAGAAGTAGTTCGATATGTTCTTGTATCCTTTACTCTTCACGATGCTTCAACTCCTTCATAATGATTACACATTGCACAGCATTCACAGCAGCAGTCGCCAATAACATCGTTGTATTCAGTAAAATCAGTGTTGTGATACTCATAAGAACCTCTCCTTATTTTTTAATTTTCTTAAATAACGCTAACGGACTTAAAATTGTAGCTTTTGACATTGCAAAGTTCTTAATTAACTTTTTAGATGTCTCTTTTACATTACTCTTCATTACTTCATCTAATCCCTTCCCATTATCTAATTTGTTTGCAATGATTTTAGGTGGGTTCTGCATACGAGCAAAGCCTCCGATTACAACGAGCAACTTAACGATTGTACCTGTGAAGTCGGCTGGGAACGGGATACCGAAGATGAATAACCCGATAATTAGTAGGAATAGAGAGTGATAGACTTGCACAAGAGATAGATGTTTGACATTATTGAACCATTGATTGAAGAAATGCCTATGTGAATCAAATACCCAACATACTAATGCGACAGGAGCTACTACGCCTAATACCAATAGGTCAAAAAATCTTCTTCCATTCGTCCATAACATCGGAATAACTGTAGAAATCAGTATCGCATCGAATACTAACAATGTGATAACATCAATCGTACTAAATGTAATAGTCAAGGCACTAGCTGTCATAATTTCGCTACCCATACTTGTAAGTTTGCCAGAGATGAGATTTAATAATTTGAATGCGGACTTGAACAAGAAAGGCGTTACCGATGTGACACCCGCCATAAGTGACCAGCGTTTCATAATTGTAGAAAACTCCATCGGTCTTAGCTTCTTATTTGCTCCAGATAACATTCTTTTAATGCATTCTACAACAGTAAGAACAACTACAATCCCTATAGATACTCCGCTAAATCCTAAACTCATTGTTGTAAACCATTCATTATCGAATAAGAACAGAGGAGTCTTTAAGATAAGTCCAGCGCATAAGTCGTATATCCAAGACAACAGCTCTGCGGACATCTTCGCTACATTGTGCGGTAAGTCTTTAATAAGAGTGACGAACTCCCCGAACCAATCCATTACTTCTTTTATAGGGTTTGGTGTTCCTGTAGGTATTAATGTATCTTTGATGAACCCAGAGAACATGCTCTTACCTTTATCAAAGAATGAATCATTACTAATCGTTTCCGCGTATGCTTTATCTCCTATAGAAGTAAAGAAGAATGTAGAGATAGTTGCTGCTGGTATCGCTCCAATCTTTAGAAGCCTAGACTTAAGAAGTTTAAATTTCTGAATAAGTAACTTGCGACCCGATAGATGATGTAAATGCTTGGAACGCTTATCAGTACTTGCGTTATCCCTTTGATGATGTCTTGCGTCCATACGTTCGCTTCTTGGCTCTTTCTGAACATTCTCAGTACTCCCGCTATGACTAGTAGGACGATACTTAATGCTACTGCTACACCCACCGCTAGAAAGGCTACTTGCAACCCGTACTCCACCATTACGCTCGGTGTGAATGGAGCCAGTAGAGGTGTTTTCCCTGTTACCCCACTCGCAAATGCTCTCGTCGAAAGACCCGCGCTTGCTCCTAATATTGATAGTGACATTTTGATTATCTTTTTTGCTTTCTTTATTTTTTTGAGCTTCTGCATACCCTTTGCGCTCATTATCTCCTCCTTTATATTTTGGTACATAAAAACCGACTCATCTACCATTGGAGCTTTTGTGAATGGAGTGTACTCAACCCAAGCAGCTTTATTTTTCGCATCGTAATTAATAATCATCGTTAACATCTCCTTTATTTGTTTAATCTTGCACGATTAGCCATGTTCTCAAAACGTTCCTCATTAACATCTCTACCTCTTCCGCGCTTCTCCTTTTTCACCCCAACTTCCATTTCGAATGAATGAAGAAACTTAAACACCGTTGATAATGCCATTCCAGTTGTACAAACTAACGCGATTCCAGCACCTACAGCTACGATACCCATAATTTTTTCCTCCTTCATGTATAAGTTTTTTATTTTTGGTAACGATAGAAATATCAAACAAGAGAGGACGATGATTATATGTCTTGGTTCACAGATTCTTTAGCTCAGTATGAGAGACAAATGCAGAAAGTAAATCATTTAGTTCTTCACGACATCAACAAGGATAGAGACGTGGATATTAGTATGGAAGAATTAGAGCAGATTTTAAAAGTTTTACATGATTACGGGATAGTGAATTAACCGTTATAACCCTATTATAAATGCGGGAATTACGCAGGGAATTAACGTTTTTCCCTATCTAATATCGGGAAAATAGCGTTAAATCAACGTTTTGTTTTTCCCGAACATTTCTGTTTTTCTCGCAAGGGAATTTCAAAAGTAGCCTCCCCCGATTTATTTTCGAAGTATGTTATAATAGAGATATACCATAAGAAAGAGGGAATCAATATTATGACAGAAGTATGGAAACCGTTAGAGGGTGTCGTTGAATGTGGAGACAACTACGAAATAAGTAACACAGGTAAGGTTAAGAATATTAGTAAAGGTAAAATGATTAGCGTTTCAAACCCCGTAAGCGACAAGAGATATCCTAAAGCGACAAGAGATATCCTAAAGTGACACTAACACACAACAAAGTGTCTAAAAGTTATCTCTTACACAGATTACTAGCAATCGTCTTTATCCCTAACCCTTTAAATAAGCCGCACATAAACCATAAGGACGGTAATAAGCGGAACTTCGAACTATCAAACTTAGAGTGGGTCACACCTTCGGAAAACACACAACATGCAGTAAATACCGGGTTGCTTAGTGTGGGTTTAGGTGAATCGAGTCACAATCGTAAGTTAAGTGAAGACAAAGTACATAAGATAGTCGAAATGTATAAATCAGGTAGATTCTCTGTAGCACAAATAAGCGCTCAGTTTGATGTTACGGATAGTACGGTGGACGCTGTGATTAAAGGAAGGACATGGAAACATCTTAATTTAGTTGACGAGCCAGTTATCTCTAAACAGCCTACATCTTCCAACGCAGCTAAACTTACAGAAGATAAAGTTAGAGAAATCAGAAGATTACATAGTACAGGTCAATACACCCATCAACAATTAGGTGATATGTTTAATGTGGTAAGAAAGAACATATCTCAGATTGTAAATTATAAAACTTGGAAGCATGTCGTCTGATGTGCTTTTTGTTTTGTTAGAAACTATCTAATCTGCTTTCGATATCCTTGTCAGATGCTTCTTTTTTGACTAATTTTACATCTTGTATTGGAGCCGATTCTACAGGTGTCACACTTTGTATGACTTTAGGATACACGACACCTCCTTCCCCTTTTCTATACTTGATTCCATCTCTAGCTAGTTCCCTCATTACATGTGCAAAGCTATGGTTCTTTAGTAATGGCTTAATGACTTCTAGTATGTCATCATCCATCTTATCTCGAAGGTAGACTGACTTTCGCATTTAAGTCACCTCATTTACTAATATACGGCTGTGTGCCGACTTTAATAGTAACTGTACTCTTCTTCGCTTTCGATGCCATACGTGCCCCGTACTTCCTTAAACCGCGCACATTTGCGTATCTATCTAGGAACAACACCTTAACTCCTCTGTTAGCGAATCTTTCTGATAAGTATTGTTTGAGTAGTTCAGAGCCTCCACCAGTAAAGATGATTGTATCTACAAAAGCCCAGCTATTAATAAGTATTCTGTCCAGTGTATTAAGGATGGTATTCGCATGATTTTCATAAGCTTGATTGATGACTGGTGTGATGTCCATACCTTTTATTTCTTTATTCTTGATAATCATTGGTAACTTTCCATCTGGAATCGTAGCTCCTAGTTGATTCTCTAAGTACTTACCGATTTGTAGGTAGCTACTAAACATACCCATGTTCGTATGAGTCGTTAGCTCCGGTTGTTCTTCTAATGAATCCAATGTCAGAACATTCAAAGTTCTTGCTCCAATATCCGCTAATACGTTAAATCCTTTTGCAATGTTATGGTCAACGATTTCTCCGTTGTTGTCTAGCATTAGGTCACATAAAGAGCCGAACGGTTGTTTCTTGATACATACATCTTCAACTGTGACTGTTCTTTCTATCCAGTTGATACCGTCGTATGAGATTTTCATCTCATGTGTACCTTTTACAAGTTGTGTAAGTTGTTCTCTACGTTCTGGTGTATCGTTCTTAATTGGTAAGTTCATCATAAGTGTGTAGATGGTTTCATTTGTACCCTTGCTCATAAGACCTAAAACAGTTTTCATAATAATCGGAAACTTATTATCATTATGTTTATTTTCTCCTCCAGTCCATTCAATATCCGGGTCTAACTTTGTAGCATAATCTCCGACTACATATTTCTTACCATCAATTTCACAAGCGATGTATTCTAACTGCTTACCTTCTACTACAAACTCTGTAGATGGTTTCTCTTTAAAGTTTGTTACGAATGAAGGAATTAAGAATGGATGACCGTTGTTGTCACATTTTACATCTCCGAACCCATCATCTACTGCACCTACAGATAAACCTACGCTAGTTCCTTGCCATTTCTTTGTCATTTTGTTTTCCCCCTTTGTGATTTCTTAATACATCATATGGAGCATTCGCCTATTTGATACCACAAAATCGTAAAAAGTTATAAAAAAGTTTAAAAAGTATTACTTTTACACATAAAGAAAGACACGAGAGCGTATCCCGTGCCTGTTGTACTAGTTTAATAGGTCTGCAATTTCTTTTAACTTTAATTCTGTTTTCTTATCTTCTGACAACATCTTATCAAGTTGTGCTTCAATCATCTTAAGTTCTTTTTCTTGGATTGCAATATCTTTCTCCTTGATTTTACCTTTGATGTCTTGAATCCATTCATCTAGTGTATGACCTTGTACCTTTGTATCTCCGAAGTCTTCTAATAGTAAGTCATCCGCAGCTACAAACAATGTATGGATTTTAACTAATAAGAGGGTAAGCTCGTCCTTCCCAGCTACGTTAAAGTTAATGTTTTTACCTTCCCATTCAAGAATACACTTTGTTGTAGATGTGTGACGGTTCTTCTTTAAAGCTGCTAATTTCTTTTTCTTCTCTTCAACCTTACCTTGTAATTGTAATACTACTGCATCATTTGAGTTTGTCATTATTTTTGCTCCTTATCATCTTTATTTATTTGGTGTTCTGGTACTGAACCTTTAAATGAGTAGAACTTATCGTTCTCTAAATATCTCTTAATGAAGCAAGGCTCCATGTCTCCAGTGAATCGTGTAAAGAAGCCTTCTAATGAACCGCGATACGCTTCGCTATCTCTACCGTATTCTCCGTATCTATGTGTAACTACTGCTTCTACGCCGATAACTTTTCTATCTCTGTTTCCAGTCCAACTATACGGCTTATCATACACCGACTCCATTACGATATCGTATTCACGCGTATCGCCGTGAGCTTTCGTGTAGAATCCTACTCGTCTATCCCATGTATGTTTTTCTTTATCTAGAACTCTTTCGATAATGAACTTTGGGTCTATTGGATACAACTCATCTTTACTCGAATCAACTGGTGAATAGTATTGAGAATGTTCTAACATGTTTTGGAATGGCGTGAAGTCTTGGACGCATCCTACCTCTAACTCTTTGATGAACTTCTTACCTAAAGAGCTAACTGTTTTAATCATCCACGGGCAGTCCTTATTACTAGACCAGCGACATTCCTCTGCGAAGAAGAATTTCTTAGCTTTAGATTTCGTAACCTTTTGTCTTCTATACGAGTCGTTGTAATCTGTTCTATAATCGTACTCATGAAACTTACCTAAGTAAATGTACTTCGATTCATCTTTATCGATGTATGTATACCCGACCTTTAAGTCTTTGGCTTTAATTTGTTCCTTATTCATTAAGATATCTGTGTATCTCTTAGACTCTTCATATGTAGCAGAGTTTACAGGTACTAAAACAAGCTCTGTACCTTCCCATGCGTATACCAGTTCACCTACAATACCTTTACCCTTCATTACATCGCAGCACTCTAGAATGTGCATTAAGTTAGCCATATCAATCTCAAATTCGAATCCTCGTGGGTCGTATACGCGACAGAATGCTTTACGGTCACTCCATGATGGTCGCCCTCCGCCTGTCTTATTGAACACGAATCCTTCTGTTGGTACGTTTTCAAATTCTTGATTAGGAATCTTCGTATCTCTCCAGCTTTCCCATGATGTCTCTTTTCGTAGTTTACCCGTTTCATCGTAATAAATGACGTAAGCTAGGCTACCAGTGTAAGTCCCTTGTCTATTTTGATACCCTACATTTAATGTTTTTGGCATGAATAATTTACTTTGCATCTAGTTCCTCCTGTAATCCTTTAATTAATTCTTTTAATGGGATGATATTAAACCTATCATCCAAGAACCTAATCTGTACAACTTTTGTTTCTGGTTGTCCGTTGTAATCTACCATAAGGATATGTAACTCAGTTTCATTGTAGGCTTCTACAATACCGTATTCTTCTCTCCAGTACATTCGTTCCCAGTCACTTGTCTCTATCTGCATAACAACCGGAGAGCCTACACTGAATAGTACAGGGTCGAATACTTTCACATCAAGTGTGACCGGGTGTTTATATTCGTATTTAGGTTTTGACAACTTAATCCTCCTCAACTAATGTAAGTTTATATTTCGCTATCTTATATGTTTCCTTATCCCCATTGAATCGTTTCTTTCGAAATGCTTTCGCATCACCTTTTCGTGTAAACGTCTTGGATAGTCTTACTTTTGGGTTACTGCGATATACCACAGCATAACGATATTCTTCCATTCTATTGCTCCTTCTATGTATCTAGAAAACTGATTCTACCACATTAAACCCTAATGTTTTCACCCACTGTACCGGGAATCCTTTATCTAAGTGCATGCAGTAAACCTTATCTCGATTCTTTCCTACTAGTTCACACAACTTATTTATGGATAAGTGTACATTACCTTCATAATCAGCTTTGCATGTGTCTTGATAAAAGTAATCGATTATTCCACTTTCTAATCGTCCTAATATGTATGGATGGATATTGTTCGAGTCTCCACTGTAGTATACGCACTTACCTTTAATGTCTAGTAAGTACCCATAAGATAGTAATTCTTCTACGTGATGATTAGGTACAGCTTGTACAAATACAGGGTCATTTGCGTACTCTAATTCGATATGTGATTCGAACTGTTTAATATGATAATACTTGCTGGTTACTCCCATTAAATCTAGAATCTTAGGAACCTTAAGTGTGTACGGTGCGTATACCGTAATATTCTTCTCTCCCATTGTACCCATATTGAAGTATGAGTGGAAGATGAGTCCTCCTAATGAACCGATATGGTCATCGTGAGTATGTGTGATTAGTACTTTAATATTCTTTACGACTCCTAGAACACCTGCATGGTCTAATCGTTCGAATACGTTGCTACCGCAGTCAATCAGGAATAGTTCTCCTTCGTGAATGCAATATGCGCTGTTGTTACCTTCTAATGTGTTAAATGCGCTTCCGCGTCCTATAAATTGTAACAAAGCTTGTCCTCCTTATTAGTATTTTTCTTTCCATAAATCAACTAAGTTTACTACTGTGACAACCAATTGAGCAAGCCCTAGAATACCTAAATATCTTCCTAAGTTTTCGTAATCATTTGAGCTAGATAAAGCTCCGAACTCCGTCTGGTAAAAAGCACCTAGACAGAAGAATGTCCATAGACTTAAAAAGAATAGTGACAGTAAATTCGATGTTCTTAACATTTAAGTTCCCCCTTATTTATATCGTAGTACGAAGTATATGTATACAGACAGTATGAATAGTAACGGTGCAGCCACTACAACCCCTAGAACTCCTACTAACCATTCTGGTATTGTAAACTCGATGTGCATCCTATTAACCTCGTACACTTACAGCGCAAGCTTCACCTACGTAAATATGAGGTCTACCTGATGCAATAAAATGGTCTTGGTTAAGCTTGTCCGCATCTTCCTCAGAAGAAACAAGTACAAACAATTCAGTGATTCTGTCGTCCGGGAACCCCATCTCTTCGTGATACTCATATAAGAACATTTGCCCTTCTGGTGACTTCATTAATTTACGTTCGAATCGAGATGTGTCAGTATAAACCTTTAGTACATTATCTCTATGTAACTCTTCTTTTAACTTGTTGTATGTAAGTGTTTCTCCTTTGAAAATAAATTCCTTCTCCATATTCTTAAACATTCTATCTAGAAAACCACTCATTATAATTCCTCCTCTGTTTTAGGTCATCTCTTAGCAGACACTTGGCTGCTTCTACTTCAAATTCTACACTGTCTAGATTACCTAGAGAAAGCTGTATATCCTTCTCTAATAACGCTCTCTCGGCTCTCTCTAGGTATTCTTTTGCATTTCTGATTTTCTCTAGTGCTGTCTCGTTCAACTTACTTACCCTTTCCTTCTTTGTACTCTGCTAATAATTTAGTGATTTCGTAAACGTTATTTTCTACTGACATTTCGTATTCACCTCCTTAAAATAGGTACTCTTATTTACCTGCATCTTTGTCTTTATTTTTCTTCTTGTTGGCAAAGTGATTATAAGACGTGACACCTACAATGATAAGTACAACGTAGAACAGTAAGTTGATGATGCCCGGGGCTACTAAGATGACGTAGTTCAATATCGATAGCATACCGATAATGGCTAATACCGTTACTGTTAGTTCCTTCGCTTTCACTTGTCTCACCTCCTTGTACTTACCAGTATATACCACGTTTCACTTAAAGTCAACAAGTTTTATTAAATTTTTTTACCATTTCGAATCTTTCTAGCCCAGTACCCAATTGTACCTGTTGAAACCCCCGTTAAATTAGCAATTTCTATTTGTTTTAGCTCACCTTTACGAACCAATTCTTTCGCTAGAGTTTGGTTCCCTTTAGCGTTATTTGCACTAGCTCCTCTAGTTTCTTTCTTATATACGACTTCTTCCCCATTTATCAGTCTACGTAAGTTAGCTAGGGCGCGCTGTTCGATTCTACTTATGTTTGTAGGGTTAGTACCCATTTCTTTACTAACATCAATCCGTTGTTTGTCTTCTATGTACATTGCATTGATTACTGCACGCTCTTCCTTTGGTAATCGTTCAATATAACTTCTAAGCATAATGGCGTTTTCCCACTGTTCTCCATTTGCATCCTTAATAAGCGAGTCTCCTATTGTTATAGTGTCTTTATTGTTGCTTTTACCAGAGTCTATAGTAGCTGATGTACTTAATGCATACTCTCTATCTATGAATAGTAAAGCATCCATAACTTTATCTTCTGTTTCATTTAAGTACTCGCAAATGTACTCTATGTCCTTTTTAGCTAAGTCGTACTTCTTAATCTTCAAACCTAGCTCAACCATAGGTCGAGGGAACTTGAGTGTACGATTATCACGCATATTCACCATGATTCTCCCTTTAATCTGCATAAATACGTATGTACTAAACTCATTTCCTGTGGATAAATCGAATCGGTCTACCGCTTCTATAAGAGCTAACGCCCCGATTTGATATAAGTCATCTTGTTTATCTTTATCTTTTGTAAATCTACAAACCTCTCTATAAATCATTTTATGGTATTCCTTCAACAGTTTCCCCATTGCATCTTCGGAACCTTCTTTAGCTTGTACAATTAAATCGTAATTTTTAATTTTCTTTTCTGCTACTGCACTCACTTTTAACTCCTCCTCTTTGTTTATCTATTAATATCTTAACATGTGCTGTACCGAAAGTCAACAATAAAATTAAAAAAAGAGCGAACAATGTCGCTCTATGCTAAAAAGGTGTCTTCATTAGAGAATGTCCAAACTGTAGAATCCCCGTTCTCTACAACATCAAGTATGTGGAACGATACTGTGTCTCCATACTCGTCTTGTACGGTTTTAACCAATGTGAACTCCTCCCCATCGTCCATACGTTTCTGTAAAGCTCGAACACTCGTTGTGATGTGGGCAATCATTACCTCTTTCATATGCTCTTCTCGATAGTTTAACCACATCCAACCATAGTCTAGAGATTCTACATCTTGCCACACGCAATGAGTTGGGTCTTGCTCGTCCGCTGTGTCTCCGTATCGGTTAATTACCTCTTCAATAAACTTGGCTCCTCTAGACGCTGCTAAGATTTGTTCACAATCTAAATCAGTTAGCTTGGAGGCGATAACCTTATGCGGATTAGCGCTCTCCTCTTTTTTAATGATATCAGCTAAAACCTTAGCTTCTATTTCTACTCTTGTTAACTCTGTCATTATTTTTCTTCCTTTACTTTACGTAATGTGAATTTAGGCGTTCCAAGCTTGTAGTTCTCAGCACGTTCAATAGCTTTTAACTCACCCTCAGAAAACTCACCGTCTGTAATTTTCTTCTTAAGTAATGAAGCGGATACACGTACTTCTGTAACTTCGCTGTATTGCTCTACATTTAAGATATCTTTAATCATATTCACATCGTAAGTCGTGTACTCAGCAGAAGAATTAGAAGCCTTATTCGTTTGAAGATATACTTCTTTACCTTTTGTACCAGTTAATACTTTCAATTTGTTTTCATCCATGTATGTACGAATCGCTTTTTTCTTCTTCTCTAATTCTTTATTAAGTGCTGCGATTTCCGCATGTAACTCTGTGTATGCATCTACTTCCGCCACCATAGCTGTTTTCTCGTCAACTTCTTCTTCAACAGGTGCTAATGGTTTGATTTCTGTAATAATCGCTAAATCCGGTACTGTGTCTAACGCTTCTGATTTCATTACTTTATTTTGTTCCGTTACATCAATCCATCCTTCTGATGTGAATTGGTCAACTACCTTCTCAACTGTGTAACGTTTATTATAAACTGTAGAGCCTACTCCTTCACGAGTAACTACTACTAGGTCGTCCTTATTGATTTCAACAAATACCTCTTCATTTGATACAGCGTTAATTAGCATTGCTTTCGTCATTTTAACCGCTCCCTTTTCATTTTCGAATAATTGTTTTTCTACTCGTTCAGATGCTACAAACGCTTTCTCCATTGCGCCTTTTGGTTCTCTCTTACCTGTAGCTTTACGTGTTTTTGTCATTTTTGTTTCCCCCTTGTTATTTGTTAAGTTTATTATAGCCTATCTTTTACTAAAAGTAAACATCTTTTTTAAACTTTTTTACATCCATAACCCATATTCTTCTACTGGTGTTGTCGATAAACGGAATGACCACTCCTTAAACTCAGCTCCGATGTTTGTATCTTCATCATCTTGAATATCATCATCAATGTCCTGCATAGTCCACCATTCCGGTACCTCTCTACAAAGTTGGTATGGCTCTCCCTCGTCACAAATACCCGTCTCAATAATGTAAATTTTTTGGTTTGTCATAATTAAAATCCTCTCCCCATTTTTAATATTTCTATTGCTGTTGATAACTCTACATTATCCCAAGCACACAGTTTAATGAGTTTTTGTGCATTCTCTACCCATTTTTTATGTGCGTACCCATTCCAGTTATGTGTACCTTTACTAATTTCATATTCCCATCCACAACCATCTACATGATTCCAGTTACACATTAGTTCATGAAGTGTTATGGCTAACTGCTTGTCCTCTGATAGAGCGTCAAATGCTGCTTGTTCGTTCTCTAATTTCCTAATCTGCGCTTGTAATCTTAGAATCTCTTCTGCATTGTTCATTGTGTTAACTCCCCTTTCACCCATACATAATTGTTTTTACACTTAATGTCCCACTCTTTGCTGTACAGTACCATGTTTGCTTCTTCGATGTTCTGTAATGCAGCGTATATATCTGTTTTCGAAAAATTGTTTGCTGTCATAAACTCCACTAACTTATCTTCCGGTCTATCTGGTGTTGGTGCTTGTACCATTGTCATCATAATTAAACTCTCCTTATACGGCTTGTGCCATTATTTGTTTTTTCTTTAACGTAAGAACTTCATTATTGTAATGGTCTACGGTGCTAATAATGTCGAAATCAACTAAATACTTCTTGTAATCTACATACTCATCTGGAATCATGATGTTTGTATCGTTCGTAATCCAGCGATACCATATCCAGTCTAAGAACTTATTCTGCTCATGGAACTCTTCTCGTGGTTCTGAAATGATAAGCTCTCCATCTGGTTTTAGCAATCTATTAAACTCTGCAAATAAGATATGTAAGTCTTTCTCCGGAATATGATGGATTACATTACGACAGTGAATCGCATCAAACATATGGTCTTCTGTATCAAGTACTTTATAGTCTTTAATGTAGAAATCGTAATTTGGTGTTCCAATGAAGTCGGAAGACATGAAACCTTCTTTTGGTTGTCTTCCCGAACCATAGTCTAGTTTCATTTAAAGCAACTCCTTTAATTTCTCTTTGTTAGGTAAGATGATTTCTCTGAATATGTCATACCGTACAATACTATCATTCTCTCTATTCATCATGTCGTAGTATTTTAAGACCTTATCTAATGGAAGCTCTCTGAACTCCTTGAATATCTCTCTACCTAAATCGTATGACACGTCTTGTAAAGCTGCTATTTTATCCTCAAGTTCGTTTTGCTGTTTGATTTTGTTTTCTAATTCTTCTAGGTTCATAATCAATCACCATCCATTTCTGTATTCTACATTATACTTGTTAGATACTAGATGTCTCGGAACCACTTTGACAACTGCATATGTGTCTCCTAGCTCTAACTTTAACTTCTCCGCTTCTAGTTCTGCATCGCGCTCTTCTTCATATAAATCTGGTAGTGTACGCGTAAGCATCAGGCAATCTTTTAATGTATACTTCACTTCATAAATCCAACGTTTAACTCTCATCGTTGTCACCCTCCGCATCTAGAATAGTTACTCTAATTCCATCAACTTCCATAAACAGTTTCACGTTCTTCGCTACTGATTTAATCTGGTAATAGTAGATTTCTGATGCTGATTTATATCGTGAGTAGTCTTCGTATGTACTTTCACCTTTTAAATCTTGGTATTGAACCACGTACATTGGCTTCCCATTTTGTAGTTCTTCAATCTTATCTAGGATGTCATTTAGCACTATCATTACGATTACATCAGATGAGTCATTTAAGTTCCTAAACCCTTCTGCTTTTTCTTCTACAAAGTTTCTTAGTTCTTCTATTTTGTTTACCACTTTCTCATCCCCTTTCTCTACCTTTATATTATCATCTTGTTTACTTTAAGTCAACAACTTTTAAAAACTTTTTATAAATCTGTGTATACTTTTTGACCGCTATCGATTAACTTAATAGCTTTGTAGATACGGTCTATATCCTTAAACTCCCGCATCATGTTAAACCCATTACATTCTAAGTCCAGTATCCTCTTAGCTGCGCCTCTTCTACCTTCTACAAGTGATTGATGGAACTCACATGTAGCTTTGTGCCATCCTCCAAAGTACCTTTCCATAAACGCTTCTCGAATTGTTTCAAGCTCATCAATTGAAACTTCTCGGTATAAGTTCATATTACTCATCCTCCGTTAATTTATCTGCAATACGCTCCGCTATCTTTTTAGCACCTTCTACTAGCAACTGACACTTATCATCGAACTCTTTCGCGCCTTTATCTGTTAAACTACCAGTTAACTTTAGGAACTCTCCGCATGTATCCAAAGCCTTTTGTTTTTCACATTTGTACATACCTAGTAATTTAGCTACACTAGCGTCTCTCATCTCTTTTTCTAAATCATAATGTTCCCATCCTGTTCTTTCCATTACAACTCCTCCTTAGGAACCCGCACGACTAAATATAGTCAATGCGGATTTGTTCAATTTTGTTCGTACCTTGTGAAATTTTAACATATGCGACTCTATCTTGTATGTATGCTTCCACTGGAAGTTTCTGTTTTGTATCCTTATGTACTTTCTTTGTTGTTTTCGTTTCTTCATCTTTCTCAGTTTGACGAGTAACCTTTCTCTCATCTAGTACCGTGTATAGTGCGTATTTGTTTAATCCGTACTTTTCTAGGATTTCTCGTACAGGTACTTTCCGTATGTAATCATCTACGATTCTATCTTTCTCGTATTTGCTAAGTGATAGCATTCTCGCTTTACCTGCTCGGTTGTATTCCGGTGCGCGTTTTTCAATACCGTTACGAGCTAAGATACGGTAGATACGTCCTGCGGCAATTTTATACTTAGCAATGATGTCTACTACTTTTTCTCCTCGTAAGTACATTCTAGCTACTCCAGCTTCTTGCTCCGGTGTTAATGGATTCTTAGAACCTTTTGGTGCTTTCACTTTCTCCTCTACAACTACTAGCTTGTCCTCTACTAAATCATTCTTTAAATCAATCATTATATTTTCCTCCTTTTAATTTACCATATTTCTTTTGGTACGAAAACAGCGTCAACTATGTATCGATGCGGGTAAAGACCAGAACCTTCTACTTTCTTTTCTTCTATGTATTCTTTTGCATCTAGTTCCTTTTCAAATACTTTAACTGGATAAGGTAAATCAAACCCATCAGATACCATTACAACTGATACTTTTTTAGTAGTGTTTTCCATTTCTTCAACTCCCTTTCGTTATCTTGATTACAGCTTATCATTGTATTCACTTTAAGTCAACACTATTCCATAAAAAAAGAACAAGAATTTTTCATCTTGTTCTAAAGATTGAATTTACTTGATACTAATAGGCTTTCTTCGTATAATACGTTCGGCTCTCGTGATAGTTTATAGGCAAATTCATTTTCATTTCTTTCATAGACTGCTATAACATAAGCTGCATCAAATGTGCCATCTGTAGAAGTGTAACTTACGTTGTCACCTACTTTGAATTTATTCGGTTTAAGGAAAATACTAGTGTCATATACTTTATATACATCTAACAGAGATAAGTCGGTTAAACCGATATTGAATCGTAACCAATATCTATCTTCCTCTGTAGAATCGTATATGTCGTATGTAATCTGCGGTATCGTAAAACCTCTTTCTACTACTAACCTAGCTAATACACTTGTACCTGTATTCTTCTCATAGTTTTTGATATAGATAATCTCTCCGCGTAGTAACGCCAGAACTTTATCTTCCAGCGTTTGATACACTTCGTATTTCAACTCTTTCCAGTCCGCTACTTCTGTAATCGGTATCGTCAATTTAATCCCTCCTTATTATCACAAACCAAAGGCTTGCATTGCCTCACGAGTCTTTCTATCCATCTCAGTTAAATCTAAGTTGTCATAGAACTCTTGCTCTGCTGCTGCTAAGTCTTCAAATAGTTGTTCGTGTTGTTCTACAGGTACATATTTCATGACTACTTCTGTAAGAGCAGATTCCTTACAACGTACTTTGATTGCCATTTCTTTTAATGCTGATACACTCAACCCGCCTAATGCGTTATTGGTAATCTTCGCTTTAATTTCCATTGCTTTCATTGCTAAAGGAATGTCCACGATATCAAATGAAGCTAACCCTTTAAATCCTTTATGGATAACTTCATCAAGGAACTCAATATCGTTAAATACTTTCTCTACTTTATCGATTGCTCCTATTGGATTGTAACTTTCTTTCTCCTGTTCGTTAAACATTTCTACACGTTTCTCAGATATGTACGTTACGTTGTCTTTAGAGCGCTTATCTAAGAGCTGGAGCAATGGTACGCCTGTCTCAATAGATTCTTCTCTTTTCTTTTTATAGTTCGTCAGGGAGGCTTTAGAGATACTTAAACCTTGTTCCTTACAGAACTCTATAATGTAGTCATATGTTTTCCCTTCATCTAACATGTTGTCTACTTTTGTGCAGAGCTTCTTATCCTTGTATAATTGAACTAATACACTACCAGAGTTTAAAGTTTTTTTATCTTTTGACATGAATTTTTCCACCTTTTCATCGTTTTATTTTCTAACCCTTTTGACTATTGCTATATATTAAATGAGGTAGTTACCTCCTAAGAATGCGGTTGTCATAGGCTTTTTTTGCACTCTATCTATAATATAATAAATCTATTAGCAATTTCCTAAATTAAACAAAAAAGTGAAAAAACCTCACTAGGTAGTGTTACTTTTTATTTTACAGAATATTTAGTATCTTGTACAGAAACATTTTGTTTACGATTAGTCAACAGAATCTTGTTTAGAGCAAACTAAAAAGCCCCACTAAGTAGTGAGACTTTTGTTATTATAAACTATTAGATTTCTAAGTAAATAGATAGCTCAATCCCTTTTCTTTTGTTAAAGAAGTTTAATCTATGTGATTGAGACGTTACCTCTGCTTCTACTGAAAAACTTAATGTTTCTAGTAATTCCTTACGAAGCTCTAAAGTAGATACCTCTGAACGGAAGAAGTATCCGCCACTGAATAATCTAGTTACTTGAATCATCTCAGAATGAGAACCAATGAAAGTACTGTGACCTTTATTACTATCACGGAATCCTGCACCTTGAATCGCTTTACCTAGTAAGTTGTCTTCTTCAATAAGGTCTAGTACCTTTAACCCGTCTTCGTTTGTTAGCTTTTTACCAACGAAATGAGATAGGAAGCTAAACTTACCAGCAGAACCGAATAATAGATTAACTTGCTGCTCTACAGAATCATCGTCACCTAAAGGCATAACATTGTATACTCTAGCGATGACAAACGTTTGACCTGCAATCTCTACATTCTCAAACGATACTTTAGGAGATTTCATGTTTAGAATAACATCTGCTGTGAACAAGCTTAATCCTTCTGATACACGCTCTTCTAGATGTGGTTTATCCAGTACGTCTCCTTCTGTAATGTATCCCGGAATATCTCCAGCTTCGTTCATTACTAACCACTCTAATGTATTCTCTAGCTCTACAAATGAATTGTAATCAACTCGCATAAAGAATCCAATACGGAGTTCGTCTTCTTCTAGTAATACTTCATCCTTCAAAATATGAGAACGTACTAGATGCGGTTTTGAAAAGAAGTCATTAAAATAGGAAATACCATGTACCTTCTTTGTCTTATCTTCTAGCAATTCTTTTAATCTTACTAATCCCTCATTTACGGTTGTTTTTGTTGTATGATTTTCGTTTTCCATGTGCTTGCACACCTTTCGATTTCTTTTTCACATTCGTTTTACTGAATGCACCTTTACCTTCTTGCGCCATTACTTGCTTCTCTTGATACACGAATAGTAGGCTTGTAGATTTCCATGTGCGCTGTGTACGGATAGATATCTTACCTAGAATACTTGTACCGACTTTAACATAGTATACTTCATCAAGACTGGTTAGTGTAGTTACCTTCTTACTACGCTTTGTTTCTAGTTTAATTAGCTCTCTGGTGACTCCCAGATGCTTAGAAAGTAAGTCTTTGGCATATTCTAGTTTTAAAGCAACTTCACGCTCTGTCAGATTGTCATAAGGCTCTACAAAAGAGGGCTTGTACTTACCCTCTTTCTTCTTTAGAGCATTATTATAAGCTTCTGCGCCGTTGTCATTTAGTCCTGTATTAAACGTTCTAGCGTTAACACCGCGCGCTATACTTCTACGAGCGCTATTCTCCTTTCTCACTTAGATGTCCCTCTACTACATTAGGTATAATGTTTGTATACACAACTTTAGTTTCTCCGTAGATGGTTTCGATACTAGCTAGTTTAAAAGGCTCCATGAAGTCAACCATATTTATTACGTAGTCAAACATCAAGTCGTAGTAGCAATCTCCGTTAATCCACTCTGCACGGACACCAGAAGGGAAGTCTAAGGTAAGTTCTTCTTTAAATTTACCTTTTACCGTGTAAGATGACATCAGAGCGCTACTTTGGTCTATTTGACTTTCGTGTGAGAATTTAGCATATATGTCCTTATGCGGTAGTCTATCTCTTTTTACAAGGAAGTTAACAGCATCGTTTTTACTGTATGCTACTATGTACTCACCGCCGATACAAAATACCCGAGGCGCTGGGCGAGATAGAACAGGAGATTTAGTTAAACCTTCAAACTCTACTTCGGTTTTAGTTAATAGAATACTATCATCTGTAATCTTTTGTTCTGCTGCTGCAATTCTATCTAATAAATCCATAGATATTACTTCTTGATGAACTTTCTTTAGTTGTAATGAACCTTTACTCGGTCTGCTCTCTACACAGTAGTTAAGCTCCCCTAATGCTACTAATACTTCTAATGTCTCGTTAATATCTGCATCATTATTATAATCGTATGTAATCGTGATACTTGTCATTGTTTCTCCTCCTTGCATTTATCACATTCTTCTTTTTCTGCTCTATAATATAATAGAGTTATAAGTTCATTCTCTTTCATGTATTCTTTTGCGTGTTTGTTACATAGCTTCTTCATAATTACATTGCTTCCGTACTAGCTATGAGGTATGGTTCTCCAGTACCCATCTGTAATATGACGTACCAGAAAGGTACACGATAATACTCTTCCCCATACCAAAACTCTTTAGTGAAATTGTACATCTTTTCATCTAACTCTGGTACATCTTCCTCGTGGAATAACATTGTATCTGTTAAAGGTACTTCACCAAAGTAGTCTTCTTCCATGTCTTCTCTACTAATCCCTACGTCTTCGATGTAAAATCGTTTCGCTTGTCTTTCTGTAGGAGCGCAAACCCAATCATAGTCATTCATTTTGAATACACCTAACATTTTGGTTCTACCTCCTTCGCTGATTTATCTCGCTCTGACAGGCGTTCCCACTCTGTAATAGATGTTACAACCTCATGAAAATCTAAATCCGTGTTCTCCGCTACTTCCTTTAATCGTAATAACGTTTCTAACTTTTCTGATATTGCCATTGTAATTCCCCCTTAGTTTTTAAAGTGATAATACCTTAGATTTTTCTCAATGTGTAACTTCTTGTTTATGTATATATTGCATAGGAGCGAATTGGATTTCGTTTCTCCTAATCTACCTATAATCATTTTAATCATGTCACCTTTGCGAAGACGTTTACTAGCCATAGATTTCACTAGAAGACCGTTAAGCCCTTTCTCGTTACGACTATCTGCTGTAGATACATTTAATCCAAACTCTTCTAGAGTAGCCACCTGTCGCTTCATAGAGCCTAAAAGCTGATTAACTTCATCCTTCCATAGTAACGAGTGATACATCGTGTATACGTTCTTCTTAGGCGACTTATAGCTTTCCTTGTAGATACCGACTACAGGCTCTTCACGGAACTCGGTGTAGCTCACAATACCTACATGACCGTGACCATTTCGTTCTAGAATCTCTTCTGTCTTCTCTACATGTTTATCATGTACTAGAACGTAAACTCTATCACAAATTGTACTGTAACTCTTTAGCTGGTTATTTAGTCGCTTCGTACTGTCTCTCTCGGTTTTAATCTCTACACCAATTAACTCATTCTCAGTGAAGATAAGACAATCCGCGATACAGCTACCAATATCTATTGCTTTTTCAAATAACACAATTGACTTTGTAGACTTGTCCTTGATGAACACATGCCTTTTATTTAGGATTAACTCCTTAATATCTTGCTCATAGAACTTCTTCTTTGCCATTTAATCACTCCGTGTCCGCTCCGAATAGCGGCTTATCAAATTCTACATTCTTGTATGTAACGTTCTTGTCCCATCCTTCTTCACTTTCAAACATTCTTCTCCACTCAATGTTGTTCGCTAACCAACTTAAGGCTTGTTTATACCCCGTAGCTCCTCTTACCTTCTGCTGGAACAAGTTCATCGGAACGCTACCATCTTTTGGTGAAGGTACTGGAATAGGCTCGTCCAAGAAAATTTCATACTCTAAATAATACTCCTCTTTACCAAATAACTTCTTTTTCTCTCTAACTGCTACCGTATAGATATCTGCTGGATAGTTACCTTCCGGTAAGAATACGAATCCTCTGAACGGTACTTCCGCCCAGCATTCCTTACGGTACAACTTCTTCTTTAAAAATCCTAGTAAATCCATTTCGGTTCCCCCTTTAATATCTTATATATTTATAGTAAACTATCATTTCCTAAAAGTCAACAACTTTATTCTAAACTTTTGTAGTATCTTGATAGCGGATTAGAGCTATCTTCATTGTTACCTGTAAGGTCGAAGAAATCACTCTGCTCTTGCTGTTCTCTAATAAGAGCTTTTACGATAGATTCTACCGGGATAGATAGGTCTTCAAACCATGTAATAGAAGAAAGTCCAATGAATACGCCTGTATTTTCTCCGCGTTCCCATTTTAATTCTCCACCAATACTACGTTGTGTGTCTCTTTCTCGTTCAAAGAATCCATCTTCACGCTTACCTGTTAAAGTAGATATACCATTCGGTACGATTGGGGCAATAAACAGAGGCGGTTCCTCTACCCATGACTCTTGCTTCTTAGATGGAATCACGCTATTTGCAAGTCTACCTAGTACTGTCTTTGTACTAAATGTGTTAATCTTAGTTGATACTTTTCTAGCTTTCTTTTTCGGTTTAATACCTTGTCCTACTGGATGAGGCGTATGTACATCGTATACAACTGCGTATAAAGCTGTTCCCGGTTCTTTCACCAGTTCGACAATATAAAGCGGCGCTCCATTAACTGTTAAGGCACCACGCTTGTAATACGTTAAATGCTTATTCGACAGTGCGAATATATCTTGGTCATTCTTCACACTTCAACTCTCCTTCCAAAAATTCATATACACTCTCTCGTACTAGTGTATCTTGCCATCCCCATATTCTAGCTTCATTATGTATGCGTTCTGGTATTCTTCTATATATTCTGACTACCTCTGCTGCATCTGGTTTAAATCCTTTTACCTCGCATGTTGCATCATATATTACATCTATTGCAGGGTTTGTTATGTATTGGGTTGCGTCCAGTTCATGAGACTTAGCTATAGCTGCACAATTTAACGAACAATAATCTACCTCTTTGAACATCCGTAATTCTTCTCCGCATTGAGGGCATCGCTTCCTTTTAAAAAATTCAAACATATTATAAAGCCCACCCATCTTTATACTTGTACATTGTAATTGCTGTAGTATTTTCGATAACTTTAACCAACTCACACCCGGTCATTTCAAGGATATGCTGTAGTTGTTCTGTTGTTGGTTCCCCTTTTACCGATATCGTTTTATTTCTCGACTCATTTACCGCTACCTCTGCATAATCATTACCTACGATGACTTCATATGTACTTTGCACACTACTATTTGCTCTTACTACTTTACTCATACTATAATTCCTCCTCTCATATTATAATGTAATACTAGCATTCTATTTACTGCTTGTCAACAAGAAAAAGAAGAGGTTATTTCCCCTCTTCTCCAATTTCCTCTAGTAATTCTTGTTTCACTTTCTTCGTACCTAGTTTAACGACAACAGACCAGTAACCCCATACAACTAGATAAGCAGCTATATTACGAATCACGTAAATACCGATGAATAATACTAGCGCCCACAAGTTAGCAGGTAAATCCCATCTATCGTTCAATAGCATTACTAGAAGTGTAGAGGTTCCTAGTTCAACTGCAAACCCTACAGCGATGCAACCTACTGTTTGACCAGTTAGCGGTGTTTCTCCCTTTGCTTTAATCGCCTTAACCTCTTGGATTAAACCAAGAATGTTTTCGGTGTATTTGATTACAATACTAGCTCCTAGACAAGCTAGAAGTACTAGATAGGTAGTTGATAATGTCACTCCATGCCCTCCTTTATACGTTCACGAACAGCTTTTCGAATCTCCTCAGTGTTAAAAATGTGTACTGGTGAATCTCGCAACTCCTCGTGGCAGCCGTAATGCATGTCAACGTCTTCCGCATCAATTAAATCGTAAGGTTTTGTTTCTACAGAAGTAGTTACTATTTTAGCTCCGTACCCTCCTGCTATCTTTACTACTGTCGCTACTTCTTCATCTGTAGGGTATTTCTTCAACGGAATAACTAGTGTAGACGTTCCACCTAGTTGAATGACTAACTCTTGCGTAACCGTAAGTGTTTTATACCATTTTGCTAACACGGGTGCCTCTCCTCTTAACTCTTCTAAAGTCTTTGGCATGATGCTACCGATTTGTACTTGTTTTCCCATTTTAAAGTCCTCCTCTTTTTGTGTCTACCATCAATCCGACATGCTTCCAATCATTACTATTAAAGTACATCGTATGCGGCTCTTTACCTTGATACTCTGTAGTTACAGACGTAACCTCTGTCAATGTAGCTTTGTAAGCTTCGGATAGTTTTATTAGACTTTTGATTAAATCATTGCTTGGTTTCTCTCCGCACGGGATATCTTTCACACCTTTAGCTGTGTTTAGTGTCAGTATGTAAGATGTTTTTTTACTTTCCCCTTTAACAGAACCTATCTCTCTTATTGAAATTCCATCTTTTAACATACCCATCTAAATAATCTCTCCTTCTTTTAACATAATTGGGTAAAATACTGGAGACTTACGACCTTCTTCTAGGATAATAATCATCTGGGAGCCAAAACTTGAAGACATGTTGTTATCTTTAGAGAAGTCATTTTCTCCTTGCGGGCTACCTACTACCACTTTGTATCGTGCGTAATCCTCTTGTTGGATTAAAGTAGAATGGAAGTGACCCATAATAATTAAATCAATAAGCTTCGTTTTAACGTGCTTTCCGATAATGTTATGTAAACCTTTCTTCTCTTTGTCACCATGTACTGCTTTTACTGTTAATCCCGCAATCTCCTGTGTATGCGCGTACATAGATTCACGATTATCTACTACAGTAACATTAGGAAGTTGTCCTAAATCCTCTTGCAGCATGATTAAAGTAGAGAGTAAGATATATGCTGTACTATCTCCACTGATTACGTCATTCTTAGAAGTTTGCATTCTATCATGGTTACCAGCAATTTGAGTATAGGTAACGTGTAAGTGTTTCGACAACTTACTTAAGATATCTACTGTTAATCGTGTAGCAGTTGCGATTTGTTGTGACAAGTGCATCTCTGCATCAAACGCTTGGTTTACATTACGCATATTAATGTGTTCTGTAATATCCCCTAAGTTGTACACGTATAGATGTTTGATGTCCTGCTCTTTTACTAATCGCAATGTTTCTTCTACGATATTATCTGCATAACTTGTCAACATATCGAAGTTGTAACCGCCTGTCGTTTCGTTAATGACATACATTCCTACATGCCAATCGCTAAAACACAGAATAAGGCTCTTGTCGCCCTGCTGTGGCGGTTTTCTCTCCGTGGTAATGTATTTAGCTCTAGGAAGGTCTTTAAGCTCCTCAATCAGCTCTTTTTTAAGGCTCTCGAAGAGCAACTTCATCGCGGTACCATCACGTTGCATCTTACGGAACTCACGAAGGTTCGCCATGTTATTCTCTTTTTCAGTTATGTATGGTGTTACCATCGGAAATACATCTTTCTCAGTTAACTTAGGTTCACTTTCTTCTTCGTCAACTTTTAATCCCGGGATGTTATCTAAAGTGATTTCACCCTTTACAGCTAACTCGTATAGCATAGTTAGTGTATCCGCGTCGTTAACGTGATTAGCTATCTCCTGCAAGTCTTTAAGCGTTACACTTTCATATCCTACTTCTTTAAATAGTTTATTGAAAATGGATAAAGGTACATGACCTCGCTCTCGTTTTAAGTAACCCATGATGACAGCAGAAGTACCTAAGTAACCTTCTACTCTTGTGTCTTTCTTGTTCGTCAAATTGTTTCCTCCTTTAAATATCGCCGCTAAGTAATGTAACCATCGAATTTTTCATCAATTCTGCGTAGCTAATTTGTACAAATAGACTTCCTACATTCTCTTTACCTGTAGCTCGTCCACTAACACCTTTGATAAACTCTCTCGCGTCTACACCTTTAGTGCGGACAGAGAACATATCGTTACCTTTCGTAGCTCGTCCTACACATACAACTGTAGGTGCCTCTTGATAACCAACTTCTAGTAATCTATTTGCAATCTCATTTATGTATCTATCTGCAAAGACAACCTTTAACTTACACGGCACATCGTTAATTACGATATCTGCTGTCTTTGTTTGTTCAATTTTATCTTTTATGTATTCTGACATAGCCATCATTTGCCCGGCTATTACGCACTTGTTATCTGTTACTGCTTGTTGTATTGTCTTACCTGCTAGTGCAGTAGGCATATACTTACCCATCGCATTGTACATAGCTAGTAAGTATTTCGTTAACTTATCATCATACCATGTCCAAGTACGATATTTATTAGCTACTACCGCTAATTGTTTTGCTTTTCCTGATTCCCAGTCACCTTCATACTGGATGTACGGGAACATATTGCTTCTCTGTAGGATATCATACACATCTATAATTGGGTCTTTATCTTCTACCACTCTAGATATAATATGTTCACCCGGTAATTCTTCACCATATGTAGCTACATGAATGAAGTTCGTAAACGGGTTGTTTAGTTCAATAGTAAATTCTACTGGTAAGTTCCCACCCATATACGCAATACCTAGTACAATGATGTTGTTGTATCCTTTAAATCTACTAACATCTCGGAAATCGAGAGTTTTTGTATATTCCACCTCCACATCGATATTGCTGTTCAGAAATAATTCTTCTAGAACCGCTACACCTGTGACTCCTTCAAACGATGGTGGAACAAACACTTTTAAGATTTCTTTCTCCAAACATACTCCTCCTTTCTTCATCATAAGAATATTCTACCAACTAATCTACCAAAAGTCAATAGTTTTATGCATAAAAAAATAGAAGGTTTTTACACCTTCTACTCTTTGTTATTTATTCACTTATGGTGTTACTGGAGGAGTACCTAAATCTAGTAATTCGTCTCCACCTAATCGGAAGTCGTTTACACCTAATGAGAACTCTGTATTAGCGAACTCAAGGAATGCAAGTACGATTTCTTTATCCATTTTGTCAGCAGCGATACCTTTAACCTTTTCGAATCCACGACCTTGATAACCGTCACGGAATGTTGGGTGGTTACGTCCTACTGTGTATGTAAGTTCTGTGCCTTTTGCTACGATAACTGGTCGGTCTAACACTTCTACTAGACTCTTATTATCCGCAGCTAGTTTCATCGGAACAACTAAACGCGCACCGTCTTTGTCAACTACTTTGAATAAGTATTTACCTAATGCTAATGAGATAGTATCCTCACGAGATGGTAAGTACCCTTCTGAACGTGATACTGTTGCGAAGAAGTCTCCCGGATTCAATTTAACTGTTGCTAATTTTAAAACGTCTGCTAATTTCTTTGCCATAATTACTTGTCTCCTTTTTTCTCAATTGTAATTTGCTCGGTAGCGTGTGCTTTGATACGAGCTTGTTTCGTGATGTTGTTATTCTTCCACGCCATGTGTAAGCTGGAACCCATTAAGAATAATGCAGATAATACATCATACAATACACTTTGGTCTACTTGCCATCCTAACTCATGACCTAGTAAAGAAGCTACAGCGTTTACTAAAGCTACTAAGAACACAACAAAACGGACAATAGTACCCGGGGAAATTGGTGGTGCCTCCTGCGGGATAAATATTTCGTGTTTTTCGTGATTTTCCATTTACTATTCACCTCTCCTTAGTTATCTACTATAATATAACACTTAGTCTCACTTTTTAGTGGGAGTTCTATGTTGGTTCTCAATATGTACAGGTTCGGTTAATGCGCGTTCTACTGACCACCCATGTCTAATTCTTTCACGGACTAACGACCTAGAACCACCTAATGATAGTGACCACTCTGTAGCAGTCTTGGTTTCACCATTTAACGTGTAGTTCACATTACTACGCCTATTGAAACATTGTTCCTGCATCGTACTCCATTTGCAGTTAGATGGTTCATAGTCCCCATCGACTTCTATTCTATCAAGTGTAAGTCCTTCTTCGTAACCATTATTATTAGCCCACTCAAAGAAATTAGTAGAGCCTGTAGCTTCATTTAACCATTCATCACATATTTTTATCCCTCTACCTCCGTAATCTTTGTACTGGGGGTGGTTAGGGTTAAGTATACGTGTTCTCATGTTACTCCAAACTTGATATAACTTTGTTCCTGTGTACCCATGTTTCTTTGTCCCTCTATTAAGGCAACCACAGCTCTTATAACTTTTCGCATGTTTAGCGGATAATACTCTAACTGTACCGCATGAGCAAGAACACTCCCAGCGATGCACACCTCTGTCGTCCTTGCCCTTGTATTGTACTACAGTGAGGCGTTCGTTAGTATGTCCTGTCAAGTCTTCCCTCTTTCTACCCCCATTACGCATACTAACCCTCCAATGCTGCTTCTAGCTTGAATTTGACAAACTCCTGTACATCTGCTATTTTCTCTCGGATAACTGTTACTGTTACCCCTTGTTTCTGGTACTTCGCTCGTAACGTTTGTTCTATGTATGTATCCTTATGCTCTTGCATTAGTAAGTACAAGATATCTTTCTCCATCTCATCGAAGGATACGCCTTGTAAAACGTACTCTAGTGTCTCATAGTAATCTAATTCTGTATCAGCCACTTCCACACGTTCTAGAAGGTTCGTAACGTCAACCTCATTCTTTGTAACGAATACGCGATTTCTATCGCGATAGTTACCTTTGATGAAGCTGTTCTTTACTCGTAGTGTGAGCTTATTCTGGACATAGCCCGGAAAGTCTACAGCACCATTAATCTCGTACTCTTTTACAAGCCTTACAAACTGTTCGGAAATATAGCTCCATAACTCTGCGCGAGTAGCAGCATCAGATAAATACCCTTTATACTGGTTATACACGCTCATACGGAGGTTTTTGTATTGTACAAATAGTTTATCTACATCTCGTGAGAAAACGCCCGTATGAGCGTCTGTGTTCGTTAAAAACCTATTTCCATTTAACATAAGCTCTTTTTCTTTTTCTACGTTTCTAGCCAATAGGGTTCATCCCCTCCAATATGGTTTTTACACCAATCTTTTTACAGAGGATATCGGAATAGTGGACTGTATAAGGGACGCGTAACTCCTCTCCCTCGAAGTAACAAATAGAGGTACCCATTGCCCAGCGGTCATATGCTTTCTCAAACTGGATAATAACTGTTTGTGTGCTATAAGAGTCTTTAATCTCTAATAGGACTTTCTTATCTTGTTTGATAATATTTCGAATCTTCTCACGGATTAAAGCATATGATAGGGGTGTAGAGTTATCATCAGTTACCGTTCTCTCTCTATAACAATCTAGTGTTCCGGAAATAATATCCGTTCTAGTCTCTTTCCATTGTGTCAAACAAATTCCTCCCTCTGATGTACGATAGTAATAGAGAAAAAGGAAAGGGGATTACCCTAACCTTTTAAAATCTCTTCTACTAAGTCGTCTTGGCTTTTCTCCGGTTCCTTATGTAAGTCGATTTCTGTGGTTACCTCTTCTACTTGGTCAATCCAACCAGTAATCGGTAGTGTTGCGTTATTTAATGCTGGGTACGGAGCATCACCATAAGAAGCTACGATTAACTTGTTTAATAGTTCTTGACGAACATAGCAACCTTCGTCTCGTAACCATTCGATAAAGTTATCTTTCTTCATTTTGTGGTGTTCACCTGTAGCATCTGTGTACTCATAACTTTGTCCGGTAGTTCCTAGAATCTTTTCATCTTCCGCCATCTTAGCGATGTTGTATTCGTAGTCAATACCAGTAAGTGATAGTAGCGCTGCTTCTGCTTCTTGTAATGGTGGAGATACTTTAGACTTACGAGTTTTAACACCCATAGTATGTCCTAAGTGTTCTGCTGTAGCTCCCGAACCTTTTTTGATAGCTGATTTCTTTTTAATCTCTAATCGTAATGTTGCAGCATGCTCCCAAGCTTTACCACCCGGTACTTTGTACTGTTTGAACATTGGATTTCCACCGATATCGTCGCGGACTTGGTTAATTCCTACGAATAAAGATTTAGATTGAGAAATCATTGGTGTTACTTTTGTTACGAACTGTGTAATCGCTTTCGCTCTCGCGCCTACGTTCTGTTCACCAAAGTCTTTATCCAACTCTACATCAGAAGGAGTTTGTCCTACAGAGTCCCAAACGTATACAACTGGTGCATTAGGGTATTTCGCTTTGAAGATTTCTAAAGTTTGTTCGATAGTAGAACCTACTTCTTCAACTGTTAATGCGCGACCTTTACTTAAGTCCGGCTGTTTAACTAGTACTTTAGAAATATCAATACCTAGTGATGCTAGACGTTGCTTGTCACTCGTACCCTCTACGTCAATCAGTACGCAGATACAACCTAATCGAGAAGCTACGCGTAATACGTGATGAGTGAAAGTAGATTTACCACCAGATGGTACCCCTGCAACCTCAATCATACGTCCAAAAGGTAATCCCCCACCTAGAATTTTATCGATACGAGGCAAGAATAACGGTAATCTGTCTAATACTTCTGCATAATCAGAATCTTGTAAAAGTACTAATCCCATACTCTCGTCTGCTAAGATAGATAAATCAATATCTAGTGGAGCTGCTGATACTTTATTTTGTTTTTTTGCCATATATTAATAATTCCTCCTATGTACTACTTGTTTGATGCTGATGTTCGATTTATGTACGCTAACTCTGGATACTCCATCGAATCTTTTAACTCTCTATCTGTTTCATGTATGTATTTTGCGAACTTATCTGTCATACCGAATAGTAACGGACTACCTCCAGTTACACCTAAACCATGATAAAGACGGATATGGTCTGCAAAGAACTCATTAAGACCTATAAGTACTTCTTTGTCCCTATCAAAATCACCCAAAAAGTCTATTAACTCTCCGACGGTTTTGATTTCGTTTCTCATACTTTGTGCGTTCCTTCTACCCCACGAGCTTTACGTTCGCGTGTACGGTTCGTTAAATGGTACAATGCTTTGTGTAATCCATTTAAAGCCTCTTCATTATCACGGCAAGCAAACTTCGTTTCTTGGAAACATTCTAAACGTTTCATAATCATAAGGATTAAATCTTCGTTTGTGACACCGTTTACACCGTGTTCTTTAATTGCCCCTTCTTGGAATCGGATAAGAGCTAATGTATCACGGTCTTCTGTAGCAACTACTTGGAACTTATGCGGAGCATGATGGACATAGTTTTGTTTTGGCTCGTCGCACCATACCTCTGTATACTCACCATCTAGTAATTCATGTTCTAATTTCATATAGTTTGTCATTGTTTACCTCCTATTTTTAATAAAGATAGCCTAGCCAAAAGGCTAGGACTTACATCTTATTGAAGCTCTTCCGCAATCATAGCATCGATATCAGGGAACCCGTTATCGTTTGTAGCTACTTTAGTTAAATCAGGTTGCGTTTGTGGCGCTGTCTGTTGTACTGTATTTACTGGTTGTTGAGCTGGCGGTACTGGAGGTGCTGTCGTTACTGGTGCACCCACTCCACCATTTCGAGATAAGTCAGTCGATACTCCAATGTCAAACGGGTCTGGCTCATTCATACCGGATGGTAATTGAATGTTAGGCTCCGCTGGCGGTTGGTATGCAGGTGGTTGGTACGCTGGTGGCGCTTGGTAACCTGTAGCTGCTTGTTGACCGTAACTCGGTGCTGGCGGTGCTTGGTATGCAGTTTGAGCTGGTGGTGCATATGTATTTTGTGGTGCTTGATATGTATTAGCTGTTTGTCCGTAAGGATTCTGTCCTAAAGCTGGAGCTTGTCCATAAGGGTTAGCTTGTTGTCCGTAAGGATTTTGCTGTGGAGCTTGTCCTTGTGGCTGTTGTTGAGCCTGTCCTTGTGGTTTACCTTCTTTAATGCTGATGAATGTTTCTACCCATTGGTAACCATTCTCTAAACGCTCAGTTGGTACCGCATGTGCTGGTAAGTTCTCTAACTGTGTTTCCCAACCTTGTCCTAATGGTGGTAAGTTTGTTTGGTAAACTGTTACTGGATACTCCATTTGACCTTTAGCTGGTTTTGAGATTTTAATAGGGTACGCACCATTCGGGTCGATGAATGATAATTCACGTCCACCAGATAAGAACGGGTCTTGTAGATTCTTAAGAATCGTTTTGAACGCTGTTTGTGGCATTTCGAATAATCGAACTACTAGGTTGCCATGCTCATCGCGCTCTTGGTATAATTGTTGTGGATTCTGTGGATGTGGGAATACACGAACCACGTTAACTAGGTAAAGATTTTTAGGTTTTTGTTGTCCACCGAATGGAGTAGGAATCATTCCTTTATCTGTCCACTCTGCAATCTTGTTATCTAGTAATGAACCTTCGTTTACTTGGCTATCTAAAGTGAAGTTAACATTTAACTCTTTACCTTTAGATGTTTTAGCACTTAGGAAAATCTTACGAGTATGTGCGAAGAACGGGCTTACTAAATCACCGGATGGTAATAATTGAATCATTAATTCCGTTTGCCCTTTCTCGAAGAACAGGCGTTGGTGTTTTGTTTCCGGGTAAACTACCTTCGGATGGTCACCGCCTCCTTGTTGTTCTAAGTTCTTCTGTTCGTTAGCAATGATATCAGCAAAATTCATATATGTATTTTCCTCCTAATTATTTTAAATTTTCTTATGTATTCTATGTACTACCCAAAAACTAAGTGGCGTTGTTACCTTTCACTTTATTTACCCTCCTCTCTTAACTGGTACTCTATTATAATACCATGTTATGAATAGGATGTCAACTAATTTTCTGAATTTTCCGAAAATTTATTAGTCAAATCTATCTGCCTCTCCTAGAACCCACTGTAGGGCTAATCGATAGCATCTATTTTGAGTGAGATAGCTTTTGTAATCCTCGTAGCCAATTTCTCTATTGTGCCACGCTTCTCTTACTTCTTTATCTGTCTCTAAAGTCTCGTTAAATACTTCCATGATTTCTTCACGAGTCTTCATTAGTAGCCTCTACCTATCTGTGGATTGACTTGTTGTTGAGCATAGTTTAAATAAGCTTGTTCGTCTTGCATGAACTTACTACCTGCTCCGTGACCGTATGACAGGTCATTTGCTACTTGTTTCCCGTACGACTGTAACATGTCTTTACGTTGCTCAAACGCTTTCACAATACGTTGCAAACGACCAATAACATGCGTATAGTGTACGCAAACCTTTTTCTGTTTTAAATACGCTTCTTGTTGCTTTATGTATGCTTCCACTTGGTCTTTCGTTGCTTTCCCGCCTTGCGCGGTGATATGCGTTCGTGCTTCTCCATCTAACTTCGACCATACAACTTCTAAGTTTAGTTCTTCCATCTCTTGATAATATCGTAGCTTCTCTAACAAAGAAGACCAGTATATATACTTCGACGGTTGTTCTAACATCTCCTGCTGCAAAATAGACTCGTTAATTTTTAATTCATTACGCATGTCGTATATTAGTTCTTGTCCAGACTCATCTTTTATGCGTAAATTCTGAAAATCTAACGTGTCCACGTTTACGTCTATCAAACGGCATTCTCCTCCTTTTAAATAGAATAGAGAAGACAACTATCATCTTCTCTAATTATAATACCACTATTCTATTAATAATGCAAGTACTTTTTTAAAGTTTATTAATATTTTTAACAATTTTTAGTTGGAACGACTTCTTAGGATAATGCTTGAAGTACGGGTTACCTTTAACGCTATTAATCATCTTTTCAATGCTTGTCCATGCGCCATTAGCATAATGTTCCATAGTTTCACTAAGAAGGAAATAGTCATTACCTCCCGGCTGTTTATGAATAAAATATGTACCGCTTTTTAATACAATGATATCCCCTACATCGTATCTCGTTTCTGCTACCTGCTCATCTAAAATAATTTTCATTTTAATTTTCCTCCTCTTTTATATACCAATCTTTTTCTACTTTTGTTACTTCTTCCTTATGTATTACATCTTCACATTTTGTACACTTGTACATGGTTGTTTGGATTACTAAATTATCGTCTCCATCACGAACTGATGCGATAGAAGCGTATTTAGCATCATAATCATGCCTACAAAAAATCTTCTTAAAATACTTAATCAATAGATTCCCTCCTCAAAATAATCGTGTTCTAACTGTTTAACAACTTCCATATGGAAACTAGTAGTTTTAACTAGGCTCCAATCGAACTCACTTTTATGACGGTACACATAGAAGAGTCCGTTCCACTTATATTCAAAATCCCCCTCGTAATAAACTCTATTTGTCTCCATTTAAATTCACCCCTTATTTAAATTTAAATACAAGTCTAAAGTTTTCCATTCTTCTAGTGTCATCTTAGGATGTTTTGTTTTAATCCATTCAAAATCTGCTTTCTCGTAAACGCTTTTCATCCATCTTACATCTAATCTGTTACCACCATAAACGCGCCACTCTTTGTATCCGCCTACGTTTGTACTAACTGTTAGAGATGCTGCTGCCATATTACCATTCCTCCTCTATTTTAACCAATCACTCTCTTTTAACCAACCCCATCTTACATCCGATTGAAACTCTTCAATGCTTACGTATTCGATTAGCTCTATCGGTTCCTCTCCCGGGTCTGGGTCGGGGTCTATAAATTCTACTCCTACATATCCTTCGAACACATCTACCTCTCTAATCTTACAATGTACCGGGAATAAACCTAACCATGACATGCCTAGTACGATTGATGATAGTGTACAATAGTGACCTTTTAATCCTTCACATACTAACTTAAGCTTGTCCGCTTCTTTTTTTAACTTACCTATATTAACTTTACCCATTACCATTCTCCTTTCTCAGCGATTTCATTGAACGTTATGTATCTTCTGTCAATCATGTTATCGTTTAGTGGGTCACGGAATCCTACCTCCGCTATAAAAGCTTCTAGGTCATAGTATGTTACACGACACGTAACCATAACACCCTCACTACCCTCTTCTCCAGTTAATTCGTATAAAGGGAATTGAAAAGGCTTGTTCTCTATAGATTTTATAGCTGTCACCAAGTCATCGAAAGCTGCATCGAACGCATCATTGAATCTCTTAAAATCTTTTTTACTAATCATTACTATTCCCCTCCCGGTAATAAACTTCTTCTGTTTTCATCTACTAGTTTAACAAGGTCAAACCTAGAATGACCGAAGCTATAACCATGGTCTTCTAATACATAGGTACATCCTTTATATTCGTAAGTTTTCCCGTAATCGTAGTCCGGGTCACCCATACCTGATTCTAATATAACATCGTCCATATCAACTACTTGCCAACTAGGTTTATCAATACCGAATACTTCTACAGCTATACTAAATGGTGGTTCCTCTTTTTCTACTCGTTCTTTAAATGTAACACCTTCTGATTCCAAAAACACATCTTTATCTGATACATAACCTATGTAAGTTCCTTTATAAAACATGTTATAGTTCATTTAAAATCCACCTCCATTTTAGTTATCAACCCTTTCATTCCTTTGTTGTACTCGTCGAATATAAAGTACTTACCCTCATCTTTTATACTTTCCAGTGTGTAAAGCCCATTACCAAACACGTAAACAGTATCGAAATCCGCTTCAAACTTTTCATTAATCTGTAAAATCTTATGCCCGTCTTCGTCGTACACCATTGTTAATGGTTGTCCATTGTCCCAATCCCATATCGTGTGTACCTTAATCATGTTATCTCCTCCTATTTGTTGTTGCCTGTAAGTAAAGAATACCATCAAAAAAGAGAAGGGTCAACCCCTTCTCCTAAACTTTTTTATTTTTTTATGTCCACATCGCATTTTGGGCAAAATCGGCTTTAGGTATGTATGCGTATCGCTGTGTTGCGGTACCTTCCTCCCCTCCTACATCGTCCGGATGTGTATATAGAACATAGACAGTCTCAGTAATTTCATCGATATAAGCAACTCGACAAAGCGTATACATCGAACCTTCTATTTCTATCTCTAGTAAATAGTTTGGTAAATAGCATTCTCTTCCTAACCAATCGTTATCTTCGTAACCTAACTCGTTAATAGTCATATGTATTTTCCTCCTTATAATCTATAGAAATTAATTTGCCAAAATTCTTTGTCTAGTAGGTGTGGCTCTCCATCATTATCGATAAAGAATTTGTAATTTTCATCGATTGGATATTCTACTTCGAACTCGTTATTGATAATGTCGATAAATGCTTCTTCGGAAATCCCGCCCCACTCGGTAGATGCTCTATCAATCTCCGGGTAAAACTTACTCTTTGTAAAGAACTCGTCAGACTCTCCAATAAAAACCCATTTTGCTTTTTTCTCCATTAAAATCTCTCCTTTTTATTAAATTCTATTGTCAATTTCCATGTTTACTTTGTCTAGGTTTTCTGACAGAATCAGATACAATTCTAGCAAGTCGTTCCAGTCCATCGCATCTAATTCTTCTTCTGTAAATATCTTTATACCCACCATAATCCCTCCTTAAGCTATTTTTTGGTATTGCGGTTTATTTGACTTAATTACTGCTACTAGTTCATCGTACTTCTCTTCTGTAATCGCCTTAGAGTTCTTATAGTTCTTAACGTTCTTTAAGTCTCCGTGGTATTTACAGTAACCTGCTACAGACGCGAATGTGTCTAAATCGTCTGGATTGTAATCTACCATATCATTGTATGTAACACCAATCTCGACATCAGCCGTGATAGGGAATCTTCTTCTTTCCCCTTCCCAGTCAATCCACAACCAATCGATAGGTAAGTTCTCCATGACTGTTTTACCAATGTGAGCCATTAACTTAATCTCTTCTGGTGGACAATCGATTACAATACTATCGTGTACTGTTAGTACAATACGAGAACGTAAGTTCATTTTCTCAATTAGGTTATTGATGTAGATTAATGAGTTGTTCGTTAAGAATGCACCAGAACCCTGTATACGTGTGTTGGTAGCCTGACGTAATGCGCCGTTACGTTTCTGCTTATCTTGGGAATACACATCTCGTAGATTACGAGTGTATCCTTGTAGACATGAGATACTACCAGCTTTCATTGCGATTTCTTTATTCTCTTCTATGTACTCTTTCAATCGCGGCTTCCCAGCGAAGAAGTCTTCGAATAGTTTTTCTGCTTCCTCTACAGTCATATTATGTTTAGGTGCGAATGAGAACGGAACCTCACCATACGCTAGACCGAACGATACGGCTTTTGCTTTTGTACGTTCATCGTCTGTAACGTCCTCCGGTGGCTTACGGAACGTTAAGGCTGCTGTCTGTCTGTGGATATCCTCGCCATCGAAGAACGATTTAATCATATCCATATCCATTGCGTCTAAAGCCATTACACGAGACTCTAACGAGCTATAATCGAGCTGGATTAATGCTCCACCTTCGAATCTTGAAATGAACATACGCTTGATTGGATGTTTATAGTCGAATCGATATACGTCCCCGGATTTACGAGGCATATTTTGCATGTTTTTTTATATTATCGTAGTACCTTTTAAATACTACTTCTTACACTTTCATATAAGAATAGACTATATCTTGAATCAGTAATGTGGTGTTTGTTTTATTTTTTCCATTTAGTTGATACGCTTCTGTTCTTATCTACAGAATCGTTAAATTTCCAGTGATAACCTCCGGCACTTTGTCGCTTACCGTGACAGACACGAGATATATGCGCTTGTTGCGCTCCGGTTTCTTCACAAGCTTCTTTGATAGAATTGTATGTTCGTATGTATTCTGAACCATCTTTTGTATACATATCTACTTTCTTTCTAGATACGGCAGCCAGTTTTTCTCTTGCGGTATGCGTATTTAAAGTACCTCGTTCTACGATATCGCGGATATTTTCTAGTCTAGTAACCCACTCTAGGTTGTCGAAATTGTTATTCGTCCTATCTGTGTCTTTGTGATTCACTTCTAGACCTTCTCGATAACCGCTACAAAATGCTTTAGCTACTAGCCTATGTACTGTTTTACTCTTCTGTTTGCCATCAATAAAGAGCCTAACGGACATATACCCGCTGTTGATTTTCCACTGACTTAGCTCTTTACCACGTAGATTACTCCACACCCTACCTTTGTTACTAATTTCATATCTACCTTCGAAACCTTCTATCGGTTTCCATTCTTCTTTAAACATTTTTACCTCCTAGTAACACCACATTACTAGATTCTCCTGCGCTCGTGTCGCTTCATAGGCTGGTCTAGCCCGTATGCGTTAGTCGTTGAACCTTCTACTTATCCCTAAGTAGCTTGGCTGCTGATTGCCCAATCCTTACCTCTTTTACTATATTTACTACGTCACCGTGTAAAGGAGTGTGTAAGGCTCTAAGGGGTTTCCAGTCAATTCACAGGATTTTAGAACCCCAACATGACTTTAGGGTTCGCTGATGATAAACGGCTTGTCTCTGTACCTTCACTGTTGAATGAGCCATGCAGGATATCATTATGGTCTACCATACTTAAGAACTTGTATGTGAAGTTCTGTTTACGAGTCTTAACTAATGAGAACTCTACTAGTAGCTCTGCTAGTTCTTTCATCTCTGGGTAGTTTTTCGCTATGAACTTCATATTCGCAGAGTTAGACTTGTAATGGTACCACTCAATTTCATGTTCTTCTAGATTGTTCTCTACAGCAGAATCCACTAGATGCTCACGGTTGAATGGAAGTTTAATACCTGTGTACTTGAACATGACTTTTTGCTTATCATCGGATGAGTTCGGATTAAACCTTCTATCCTCTTCATCCTTATACTTGTCACGTAACTTCGCTATCTCCGTATCACGGAATTTAACAGGCTTCATCTTCTCTTCTAGCCCCATACGATATAGTTCTTCTTTTTCTTGTTCTAGTTGCTTAATCTCTGGGAACTTACGCATAAGAGCGATAAGTCTGTTTTCTTCCTTCGTATAAGCTTCTACAAGGCTCTTGATGTACGGAATATCCGTTTTGATACCTGTAGCCTCAATCTTAGCTAGAACGTTCACAAGCTCCGGATAATGCCCTTTATAGAGGTCTTCAATCTTCTTAAGACCTTTCTTCGTACATCTCTCTGCTAATTGGTTGTAGATACGTAAACACACATCAACGTCACCAGAAGCATATGGAGAAAGCATTTCCCATAAAGGAATCCATTCATAGTTGAAGTCTCCGCCATCTATCTCGTTAACAGGAGCTTTTACTTCGTCCCATTTAGGTGTAGGTGGTTTCTCATACTTCCACTCTTGCGCTTGCCTATCACGCTGTTGTTTAAGCTCTTCAATCCTGTTTGTTAAGTACTCCGGTCTACCTGCTAAGAACTCTGTAAGAGGCTGTCCATCTTTCTCTAGCTTCTTGATTGTCTTATTAACAACCTTTAGCTCAGAACGTAACTCCTTGATTGCAGCATTGATATCCGCTTTCATTTCTTTAATCTTGTTACTAGCTTGCTCTCGCTCTGCATCGCATTTTAACTTCCAATCAAGTTTCTCTTGGTCGATACGAGCTTTTTCTTTCGCTTTATAATCCTCTATGTATTGTTTCTTGTAATCTTCTAACGCTTTATCATATCCACCCATATCTGTAAATTCATATGTTAGGTCTGATAATCGTAATGACCCTTTAACATCCTGATTGACAAGTAAGTAGTACATTGTCTTTGTATCTCGATGGTTCTTGAATCGTGTAATATTTCTAGTTAACCTCAAGAACTTTTGGTCATATTTCCCATTATGCGCGACCTTTACTATATTTTCGTCGCCTACAAACTCTTCTATGTATTTATAAATCTCCGCTAGATGTCCCGGGAGCCACATAAAATCCTTGTGTTCCAGTGGAATTGTAGCACCTGTACCTTCCTTCCAAGATAAAGAGATTACTAGCGGTTTTGCACCTATTCGTTCTGGGCTTAAAGTGTTTGTCTCTAAATCCCATGCGACTACTGGAGCTTCTTTTACAATCTTCGTAAATATCTCTCGTACACGTTCGATAGTAGTTACATCTTCGTATTTAACTTTCTTAGCTACGAATGCATCTTCACCTTCGTCTACGAATTTCTTAAGTGTACCAAAATCTGCTTCTACTAAATTCTGAATTTTCGGATTTACTAGCATATACTCCATTGAGTACATCGGTAGAACCCAACAAGTATGGCTCTCTTCTATCTCAGTAGTAGGTAATTCGAAGTCTGGTGTTATACCTGACTGTCTCAGTCCAGCTATTTCTATTTCTAGACCTTCAACGATAGCTGCTGCGTCATCTCGTTCTTGTTGAACTTGCGGATATCGTAATACTAACTCATGATACGGGTCACGGACACCGACAATACCGTTATCGATATTTTCAAGTTTTCGCATAGCTATTTTTAAATCGTTTTCTAAATCTCTTAAAACCTTTGATAGTCTGTACTCTTCTACAATGTTGTCTGGAGCATCTGCTGTCTTAGTTGTCTTATGTACAATCCTTACTTTTTGCGGAACCCCCCGCATCGTAGAAATAGATGCTTTTCCCAAAAGAGCTTTACAACCTAGATTACCAGAAGGAACGATAATGTCTGGTCTTTCTTTTACGATACGCGCTCTAAACTCTTCATGCAATGGATTCGCGTCTTTCTGGGCGGGCTGCTTATACTTCACGGCTCGTCCACTCTTATCCCTACCAATAACTTGTGGTACTTCGTAGTAGGCGTAATCAATATAAAAATCTTTGTTTGTTAGTTCTAACCCATCTGTAATAAGATTTTTTAATAACTTACCGCCTCTAGTAGAGAGAAACACATTTTTAAGACTTCCATCTTCCATCTTCTTCATGTGGTTTTCCCTTAGGTATTCCTGTGCGAATAATATCTTCAACCTATCTCCTCCTTCTCTTTCTATTATATCACAAACTCTACTAGTAAACAATAAAAAAGAGAGACAAATATGCCTCTCTTATGTTATACTAGATTATTTTAAGATGTCAGAAGGTAGTTGTAGCATGTTACCTCCGCTACCTTGTACTTTTGAAAGCTCTCCATTCCATTTCTCAATTTTCTTCGATTCAAGAAGTTCTGGTGTTAAAGATTCTTGAACTACACGGTTAGCTTCGGCTTTACCGCGCGCCTCTTCGATTAACTTATCAGCAGTAATTTTAGCTTGTTTCTTCTCGATTTCTGCTTTCTCTAAGTTCTGTTGAGCATCTACTACGCCTTGAATCGCTTTAGCTGTATTTGCATCCGGTTTAGGTGCTTCTAACGTTACAGAGTCAACTAGGAATCCTGTATTAGTTACCATTGATTTAAACTCTTTTTCAATCTTAGCGTTGATGTCTCCTTGATGTTGAAAAACTTCTAGTACTGAATAGTTAGAGAATACATTTAATGTAGCTTTCTTAATACGAGTTTGTAACCAACCATTCTCTGTTACATCAGGAGCTTGTCCTTTAAATTTATTGTAGATTGCTGGTAACTTGTCCACATCGTTTGCATAGTCGTAAGATAAGCTAACTGTTAATGGTTTACCATCTTTCGTTTGTACATTGAACTTGTCCACTTTTACTGTTGCTGTAGAAATCGGGTATGCAGTTACTCGTTTCCACGGTGCCACCCAATGCCAACCTTGACCTAATGTTTCTTTCTCGATACCATATCCACGGTTGTAAACTACGCCTACATGACCTTGTTCAATACTTGTAACACTCATCGCAGTAAAAATACCGCCACCTAAAATCATTGCTCCTAATACTGATGCTCCTACTACCTTTTTCATATTCCATTTGCTTTTTGATAAATTCATATTATTTTCCTCCTAATTTTTAAATAGATTAATAAATTTTTCTACTAAACCGCCAATGTATTCGAAAATACCTTTCTTACCTGCTAACGCCCAAAGACCAGCTAATAAGATTAATAACATTATAATTCCTACTAATAGAGAGTACATTATTCTCCCTCCTCTAAAATCTACCGTTTATTTGTTAATAAATCAGCGATAGCATTGTTGATATAGTTTTGCACATACTTGTCTATTCCACCGAACTGATGGATTTTGTCGTCTAAATACTTATTTACTTTTTCCTCTAGAAGAGCCGTTAGTGCGTCTTTATCGATTTTTATTTCTTTTTCTAATCGTTTTGCGATATTTTTTGTGATTTCTGATTGTGTGTAGCTCCAATAACTTCCGTTCTTTAATTCGTTAATTCTAGCTGTCGTCACTCTTTGTATTTCATACGCTAGAGCTTTATCGATTTCTTCTCTAGAAATTTGTTTCGCTTGAGAAATTAGTGCATCCTTGATACTCTTTTCAAATAAGTCGTTATCCTCTAAAGTTAAATTAATACTTACTTTTTTCATTATTCATCCTCCTTTTTAAGCTGGTCTTCGAAATATTTTGCTGTTGCGTTTGTTTTGTTTACTGCTAAGTCGTCATCCCAGTAAAACTCCTCTGATGACTGTACAGATGTTACACGAGTCATTACATCCATCTTTGTATCCAAACAATCTTCAACTTCATTTATCATACCTTCATTGCTATGCCAATCGTAATCACCATTAGCGTCTACAATGTATAATGTTACTTTATGTACTTTAGCCATTCTGAACCTCCTCTTATTTTACATCATATCTTTCTACCCTGTGACTATAAGGGAAATCTTCCTCTTTACATATGTTATCTTTCGATTCCATCCTACTGATTGCGTCTCCTTTGTTTCTATGTACTCCTACTATTGCATCATTACCAAACGGATTCTCGATGATAGTTATAAACACTTCATCTTCTACAATCTCCCTTTGGAAAACCAACTTACCTCCAGCTACCGTAACAAATTCCCATCCTTGTTTTCCGTATTCTTCTGTTAGTCGGTCATCGCCCCTTTTGAAGAATGTTTTGAAACCCGGTTCTACGAATTTGTATTCGAATTGCTTCATTTTTGCACCTCCTTGTTTTTGTGTTGTTATCTTATGTCTTTATATTACACTCTACTATTCTAAAAGTCAACAATAAAAATAAAAAAAGAAGAGATTTTTTATTTCTCTTCTTTTACTAGTATCGGAACGGGTGCATCGAAGTACCATAAGGTATTTAAACCACAGGTCGTACACGTATATCTCACACCTTCGTCAGTATCAGATTTAAAACTACCATTTCTAGTTAAGTTGTGTTTACACCGGGGACAGAGGCATGCACAGCTAATCATTCTGTTCCTCCTTTTTAATAGGAATCTCTATTTTCTTTAACCGCGATAATAGTTCGAATTTAGGGACTCTCTTAGCGTGTCTGTCTACGTATCTTTGGTTAAGGTTATCCCAACACTTCTTATAGGGTAAATCGTGCAGGAAGAGCTTGTAGAGCTTCCCAAACTTAACGACATCGCCATCCGTTATCGCTTCTTCGATAACATCTTCTATCGTTTTGATAACTTCCTCCATTTCACCTTTCGTGTAACCTCCTCTAATCGCTACACGTCTAGCAATCTCTTCCCGGTTTACTAACTTATCCATTAGCAACCCTCCATGAGCGACACATGGTTTGTATATTTAAACTTCTTATTATCTTTCTCTATTAGTTCATCTACTTTCTTTTTATCTTTCTCGTCGTCACATACTAACCAGATATTCATCTTCCATGTCGATAGTGGGTCTTGAAGATGACAGAAGCATTCGTACTTGTATTCCGGCTTCATGTAATACTTACCGTTACGAAGTCTATAGTACTTCTTATGACGTGCTTGAATCTCCTCTTTCGCTAATGCAGGAAATGATACACGAACCTTATCTACATGGTAACGTAATGGATATAAAGAGAATAGGTAGTCGTATACATTGATATCCGGTAACACAATTGGTACATCGATTACAACACTAGTCGCCATTGATGATAGCTGCACATTCTTTACATCTTCTAATGTATGCTCCTTTTGACAAGCGTAAATGATTTCTGATTGTGGTACTTGCGCTAGAGAAGTAATAACAGGTACAGGCGCTCTACCTGCGCTATAGTATTGTACGAATCCGCCGTGTTTAAAAATCTTATCTTGTAATGTGTCATTTCCGTACTTCTGTTTAAATACTAGATACTTATTGTCGTCGCGTACTGGGAATAGTTCTGATTGGCTTTCCAGTTTTTCCATAGCAGATTCTAACTCTTCTTCGTTTAATCGTGTGACTTTAATTGCGTCTCCCTCGGCTTGTACTGTTGTTAAGTTTACATTTTTAGAGCGGTCAGTATTGTAAACATTCAAAATTCTTTTTCTAGACATTTATTTAACTCCTTATATTTTATTTCCTCTATCTTAATTATACCATAAACAAAAAAGTAGAGGCTAAATGCTCCTCTACTTAGTGTGGTTTTATATTAATCGAAAAAGCTCTCGCTCTTTGTATCGATAAGATAGTTTACAAATAGTTTCTTAGCTTTCTTTGTTGCAGCTATTAGATTCGCTATTGTTAGGTCACCTACACCTACTGAATCTACTTTCGCTGTATTAATGTCAATATAGATGTTGAACTCGGCTCCTGCATCATCACAGTAACAGATAAACAAGTCTCCGTCTACTTTTGTTTTGATTTCCATTTCTGCATGTCCTCCTCTGTTATTTCGCTTAAGCTAGGTCGTGCGCCAGATACACTCTTAAGGTTAGAGTCATCATCAGGTAGGATAGTAATGTGCCACGGACGTTTAATTCCAAGAAGGTTAACACTCCGTTTTAGTTCTAGTAACTCTCGTAAATTTCTTCTGTCTAACATCATATAAATTAGAGTTTTTGGTGTTAATGCCTGTAAAGCCTCTTCTAAATTTATTCCTTCATCTCTTTGGCTTAGAATGTGGTTTAGAAAATAGACTCTAGAATGTTCACCTAAATTATCAACAGCATCTAAAATCTCATCTCGCGTTATGTAAAGTCCTTCCTGTAAGTCCTCTCGCAATGATGATGGACAATCTAGTTCATTCGGAGTAGCTTCATTAAACCGCTCTTCACTGTCCGGGCAACATTGGTCAAACATGTTCCAAACGCAGTACTTGTTATTACATTCCATCTACTTTCCTCCTCATATGCAAAGCAAACCCCCATCGGTCTACATTTGTATTCAAATTTCGTAATCTTTTCATCTGTAATCTTTTTATAATCTCTTCTCTTGAAGCGGAATGTTATCTTAAACCCGTCTTCTATAACACTTATGTATTTAACATTAAACTCTTTCATAACTGTGTCAGCTATGCTACTTAAGGTGTACATATTAACTACGCAACTTCTCTGCTAATTCATCTAGTTCTTCTGGGTTGAATTTAATAGAGCGTCCTAATTCTTCTCCGATTACGTCTTCCTGCTTTTCTACTTCTAATAGTAGTACTGTTGGAACAGAAGCTAGTTCGTAATGCGCTGCGAACTCTGGATGTACTGTAACGTCTACAGCTTCATGTGGTACATTTAACTCTTCTTTTAAATAATTGCTTACCATTGCACAAGGAGTGCAACCCGGCTGTTCAAATTTAACTAATTTCTTCATCTTCATTCTCCTTTAATTTTACATATACGTCGATAGATTCTAACGAGAAGTCTGGGTACAATGTTACATTTATTGTATTACCATCTCTCGTGTAATCGTACTTCGGATTCTCTCCATAAACATCTTTGAAGAAATCGAAGTATAGCTCTAGGTACATCTTGGTGTTGTGGTCTTCTCGTTCTTCTGGTGTCATTCCCTCGAACGGCTCCAATTTCTCTAGAATCGTTCGAGCCATACTAACCCCTAGTGACTGGATATACGCTTTATCAAATATATTGTCTTCCATATAAAAGTTCGTTCACCATCCATTTAAAGTATTTTTGTTCAGAGACTTTTGGGAATCCCTCGAACTTAAACTTATGTACTTTATTCTTTACACTTAGATAGTCACCTAAATAGTCTACAGCTCCACAGAATAGCTCGTACTCACTTCTACCACTACCGAATACTACAATCTCTTTACCTTCTAGGTGTTTGATTACATACTCAAAAGCATGTAAATAAGCCGGGTAGTTAGGTTCTTTCTGGTATGTAGGGAAATAAGTAGGAACCCCTATGAAAAGTACGTCACTGTCGGAAAATGCTCGTTCTACTTCTGCTGGAATTGTTTTGTTATCCACTTCAAATATGTACTCAAAATAACTCTCATCTAGGAGTTCGAGAATACCTGTGGTATTCCCCTTCCTAGAATATACAAACATGGTTGCTTTCTTTTTAGAGGTCAAAGTCGTCCCCATCCTCGTGTTTGTAGTTAATTGCATTTCCTTGTAAGAAGTCTGATTTAGGGGCGATTTCTCCAGAACCTTTAGACTTACTACCGTATGTAACAATCCATTTAGACTTAAGCTCTGTATTGCTAGGGAATGGTTCTTTTAATCCAGCATTACGGCAAATTAAGTTAGCTAGGTACTCAGCGTAATCGTGATACTCTGCAACTGATAATGTATCGATATCTTGATACAACCAAGCTGTCCACTCTTTCTCTAGCTCTACTGCTTTACGAATGTAGTTCATAGCCCAATCCATTAACTCAGGGTTGTTTAAATGCGGATTCTCTGTTACTAACACTTTAATGATTAATCCAAAGATTTCAGAGTGCTGGTTCTCATCTGCTTTGATTAAGTTGATTAGGTTGTTGGACTCAATCATCTTATTGTCACGAGCTAATGAGTGGAAGTATACGAATCCACCAGAGAAGTATTCACCTTCTAGAATCTGGTAAGCTACTAAGCCTTTAAATAGAATTGTAATTTCATCCTCTGTAAATGTGATGGCACTACCTTGCACTAGTTTACCTCGTAACATGTCTACCATTTCTTCTAGCTCTTTTAAGATGAAATCATTACGCTTTGCTAGTAACGGCAACTCACGTACTTTAGCGAACTCTTTCTGCTTCTCTTCAAAACCGATTACAGTCGATGTCATGTGTTCATATGACACGTTATGCATCGTTTCGAATGAGGCAATGATTGTTAATAGTGTTCGTAATGCTGGGTCTGATGTAGACATGAATAGCATTGTTACGATATCACTAGCCATTGAGTCTAGCCAATTTAATGCACCTGATACACGTTCGTATGTTACTCGTTCTGCTGGTGTTAATTCTTGTTTGTATTGTTCGATGTCTTTACCCATTCTAACTTCTTCTGGAACCCAGTACTCCGCGAATAGAGCTTTCTGGTAGTCTAACCATGTATCTACTAGTTGGTCATCCCAGTTACGAATCCCACTAGCCACGCCACCGAATAACTTAGTAGCGCGATTAGGATGCATCGCATTATAGATGCGGAATGGTTTTTCTGTTGTTACTTTATTGAACATATATAGCTTGTCTCCTTTTTAATTATTTTCTTGGTAACTACGCTTGTCCTCTTCATCTGTTAAACGGATGAAATCTACTGATTCTGAATAGTAACCATTAGATTCACCTAACCAACGTAGTGTTACTGTGCCTTTGATTGTTGCGATTTTGTAGAACGTCCAAGTCGAAGTACCATAACCAGTATCGTTACCTGACTCTGATACCGCTTCCGCCATTAAAATCGGACTATTTAATAAATCGTCTAAATCTCCATCAATATCTTCGATGTAAACAGACTCGCAGCAGTCTTGTTGATGATACATTACATAAATCTCTCCGTCTGTATCGTAGAATACTAGCTCGTCCGACCCTTCGTTTTTAATACGTGTAAACGTTTTACCTACTAACTCTTCAAATTCAAAATCTTCATTGTTCCATGAATACATATTATTCCTCCTCAGTTTGTTTTAAAATAAACCCTCTTCTTCTACCTCTACTAAAATAGCTACCATCTTTTTATATCCATTTTCTGGACTTCTATTATTCCCTTTACCTTGTCCTTGCCAACGACGAATCGTAACACCGTTAGACCAGACATCTATGTACTTTACAATATCCAAGTGGTCAGAAACCTCTAATGCTTCTATAACATCTTTTACATCTTTTCTGTTATGTACCATTAGCTTGTCTCCTCTACTAAGAAGTTCTCATGAAGTAGAGTTTTAACTGTCATCCCATTTTTACTATCTACAAATTCTCCGCGAACATAGCAATCTACATATGGCGCTCCTCTGTAGTGTCCATCTAAGTCCCATTCAAAATAAAGTACATCGTCTACCTTTACGTCTTTGAAACCTTTGGCACTAGTTTTCTTTAAAACTTCTAATACAATAAACTTACCTGTCAACTTTACTTTCTCTTCCAACCATTTTCCTCCTTATAAATAAAAATAGTGTAAGATATTACTATAAAGGACTCACTCTTACAAGTAATACTATACACTATTCTGTATTTTTTGTCAATTAGATTTTACTAGATTTTTAATACCAACCTTTAAATACTTTCTCTCTCATCCACTTATGAAACCTATGATGTAACTCATCTAAAAAGAAGTATACAGAGACTAGTAAGTGTTTCATATTAACCTGCACACATAATGCAATCTTCTGGTTTCTCTCTATCCTCTGTATGAGTATAGTATATTGTTTTCATTCCTTTATCCCATGCAGCCATGTCCAGTCGTAATAGCTCTGAACCTTTGATGTTCGATGATACGTGCATGTTATGTGAAATCGCTTGGTCAACATATTTCTGTGCTTCTGCTACGTGATTGATAGACCACATCTCATCCATCTCGAAACCAGATTTATAGAACCATTTTGTTTTGTTATTGTAGTTCGGTGGAACAATTAGAACGTTCATACCAGATTTATTTTCTGTGTACGCTACATCGTATAACGCATCCATAGATGGTGAACCATTCATGATGATACTGTTAGATGCTGTTGGAGCAACTGCACCATTGTACCCGTTTCGCATACCTAACGCAGCCATAGAGCGTAGTTCTTCCCATTCAGACCCAACTAGACCCCTCTTATCGAAGAACTCTCCTGTCGCCCAATCAGAGCCTTCATACAGTGGATAAGAACCTTTTTCTAAAGATAACTTATGAGAAGCTTTAATTTGTGCTTTTAAGTAGCGTTTAAACTCTTCTCCAATAAACTCAGTCGCTTCATTTGATTCCCACTTAATTCCTTTATCAGCCATCAGTGTTGCCATACCTAAGTATCCTGCACCTACAGCTCGATATAAGTCGTTGGTTTGTTTTGCCTGATGAACCGATAGTCGTCCCATCGAGATTACGTTATCTAGCATACGGAACTGGATGTCTACTACTTCTTGGTATGTCTCATCATCTAGGTCGTGTGTATTGTGACCAACTAGAGAACTTAAGTTGCAAGTTACTAACCCTTCACCTTTAAGTTTTAGTACAACATATCCATTCTCGTCTAGACCATTCTCGATGATTTCATCGTATTCCATATTCTGGATAATTTCTGTACATAAGTTTGATGCGAACGGCATACCAACGTGTCCATTTGGATTCTGACGTGCTGATGTATCACTCCAGTACATGTAAGGTGTACCGCCTGTTTTACGGCTAATGAAGATAGATTTGTAGATGTCAGTAGCTTTTACGACTTCTTTAATCTCTAAGTCTAGTTCTTCTGCTTTGCGGTACCAGTATGTAAATGCATGGTCTTTCTCATTAGGCTCTTCACCATCTTGTAGACGTTTCTTATCGTATTGCATGTTTAAGTCTACGCCTAGTTTTTTCTTAACCTCTGTTGGGTCAAAGATAGTGAACAATTCCTTGTTTTGTAATCGTCTCATAAACTCATCCGGGATAGTTACGGCTGTTGTAATAGAATGAGCGCGCTTCTCTTGTGAACCTGTTTTTAATCGTAGTTCCAAGAAGTCTTTAATGTCTGCATGCCATACAGGTAAGTAAACGGAAATACCAGCTTTACGTGTTCCTGTCTGGTCTACATACTCCGCTAATACAGATAGTAATCGTGCTGGGTGGATAACACCGTTATTCTGTACTTTCACTCCACGGATACGAGAACCACGAGCGCGTAAGAATCCAGCGAAGATACCAATACCAGAACCATTCTTCGAGAATAAAGCTACTTGTTTCGCTACATCGAAGATACTATCAATCGTGTCATCCATTGTTAAGATATGACAAGAAGATAACGAGCCATGTGGCGCACCCGCATTTTTAAGTGTTGGTGTTGCTAATCCGATATAGTGGTTGAATAAAGCCCAATATGCTTTCTTAACATATTCCATACGGTTCTTTCTCTTCTCAATACTCATTAGGTATAAAGCTACTGTAAGGAATCGCTCTTGGGGAAGCTCCATTACTAGTCCTTTATCATTCTTAGCTAAGTATGTTTTTGTTAGAGTTTGAAGTCCGCTATAGCTAAACTTACGGTCACTATCTTTATTGATTAACTTACCTGCTTCTTGCAGCTCTTCTCGTGTGTAGACATCTAGTAGAATTTCTGAATACTTTCCACGTTCTACCATTGCTGTTACGTGTGAAGCGTAGTCTCCGTATCCTTCTTTGTAATCGAATCCACGTAGTTTACTAGCTTGTTTGTATAGCTGTCGTAAGTATACCGCAGATGCAAAATTAGCTAATGGTAGGTTCGATAGTTTAATACGAGATTGTGTTTCTCGAATTAAGAAGGTAAATAGCTTGTCCGCTTCTACTGCTTTCTTCGCTTCTACCATACTGATTACGGCATTCTTAATTTCTTCAATATCTGATGGTTCAATTGCTTCTTTATTGTTTGTTTCTTCTAAGATGCTATCTACAAAGTAATTAAACCGTTCTCGAACGAATCTAATTTCCTGTGTGTAGGTGCCTCTATCTTTTGTAATTAATGTCATGCTTTTAAATCCCCTCTTCCCTCATGTGTTAAATGTATACAAGTTATAATATATCAAAACTATTTCTTTTTCTTTAAGTCTTCTCTAATACTAATCAACTCTTCTTTCGTAATCTGTTTTCCTTTACTGTAGACGAATAACCATCCGAGAGGGAGTTTGTTTTTCCCTTTTAAACCATCTCGAATACTAGCATCCGATACACCATGTTCCAAAGAAAATTTCTTCTGGTTATTAAATACGTATACTTCATCTGTAGGAGATAAAGCTATCATCTCTTTCTGGTAGGATGGTTTATACTGTTTGTTTTCGAGCTTACTAAGAAAAATACACGTTTCCGGTGAATACACTTTGTTTTTAGAATCTTTACTATCTTTATCTAGCTCTAACTCACCATTAGAAAATTTATCTAGGTCGAAACCTTCTACAGTGTGTATTGTTTCTATAAAACCGTTTAATTTCAACCATTCATCACAAACTGTGACACCTTTAGCTCTGTACCATTTATAACCAAAAGAGTTAGGGTTATAACATCTATTAATCATACTCCTATGTACACTTTTTAACCTTTTGTACAAAGGGTCTTTACATCTAGTACCTTTTTCGAAAGTTATCATCCGTTTTGTATATCCCACTCAAAATCTTGATAGTGTTCAAATAACCATACTTTATCAAAAGATTTAAACCCATCTAATGTTGTTAACAGTGTATCGAAATATTCATCTTCTTCTCTAATGTTTTTAAATGATATAGTTTGCCTAGAAACAGGAAAATGCTTGTTTAACTTCTCGTAAACGTCATCACTGTACGGAATGACTACATAACTTATATCTCTATTTTTAGAAAAGATTAGGCACGGACTCATACCATGAGATTTCATTCGTCTAGAATCAGTTACGACTTGAGAAAACCATTCTTTTATTTGTCCGATATTCTTGAATAGGTGAGATAAATCCCATCCTTCTCTTTTCTTTAACTCATATACAAACGGATTTTTACTTCCTACTGGGAATACAATATCACCATTCATCCGGGAATCTGCACCCCACGAATAACCCCCAGCACCTGATTGCGGTACTCTGTGTACGTTTTCTCCTGACCACTCCGATAGTTCTTTTGCTATTTTCAGTTCATACGTACTACCTTTAATCTTACTTCCTCGACCACTACTTGCCAATACGCTTCACTCCTTTTCCTACGATGGTATAGTCGGTGTCGTCATGGGCTACGTAGACATAGGATTGTAGATTTTCTCCTAAAATGTCGATGTACTCCCCATAAAACATGAACTCATACCTACTTTCAATCTTACCTTTGTACGTGACACCTTTTTTAGCTACTAACTCATGCAAGTTATAAATATCTTTTTTAGGTGTGATTTCAAACTGTAACTCTACCATATTATCCTCCTTATGAAGAAAGAGCAGAGAATTATTTCTCCTCTGCTTCTCCTTGTAACGTTTTAATGTCGTACTCTGTCGTTAACCATTTGTATAATGTTTCCGGTTTTAAGCTTAAACTAGCTGTCTCTCTCCCGTACTCTTCACAATTATTAGTTATTTCGATAAATACAGAACCATTTCCGGCTTTCTCTATTACCCCGTAATCAGTGTCTTGATACACTTCACACTTGAGTCTCATCAACTTCCTCCTTTTTAGTTGTGTGAGCTTCAATCATTTCTTTTACTTTTTTATCGTGAGATTCTGCGGCTTCTTCATACATTTCTGCTGTAGCACCTAGTTTTTCTAGTACAGTCTTTTGAAGCTGCACTTCTCGCATTACGTGAGTTAACTTTTCGTCAATCTCTTGCATAATTTGAGTGAATGATAGTCGAGCTAGAATAGTAGCATCAGAAATTGTAGCGCTTCGTTGTGCTAGTTCATTAATTTGCTCTGCATGCTCTTCGCTTTTAACTTGTCCTGTTAATAAGTATTCCATATATACTTGCATTTCCTCAATAGGTAATGCGCCTTGTGTCATGATGTGTGATACCAACGTTTGTAAATTTTCAATAGCTTCTTGTAACTCTTTCTTTGTTTTCGTTGCCATATGTATTTAGTCTCCTTTTATTTTAAATAAGTCGTCTTCATGTGCATTGAAGTCGTCGTATATGTTATTTTGTATTTCCTCCGGTAACTTTTCTACGATAGCTCGTAGTCTAGCGTCCGTCATTGCTTGTGATGTATCTATATGTAAAATTAAATCATCCATTGCATCGATGATAGCGTTACCTACATCTTTCAAGTCTACTATCTCGTCTGTAGCATCTTCTTGAAGACGAAGAATCATCTCACCATCATGATTTAATTTAGCTGTAATAATTTGTTCTATGTACTCTGTAACCTTACTTTGCATAACATCTCCCCTTTACGGCATGTTAACAGCAATCCAACCAACAATCCATAGCATACCCATTACAATCTTCATGAGTAAGTATAGACATCCTACGAGAAGAAGTACAAATACAATCAGTACAGGTATGAAGGAGAATCCGAATAGCATACCTATTTTCTTAGACTCTCCTCTTTTCCACTCACCTGTGTACTCATTAGTGTTATCTTTCTTGTAGGCGTAATAAATCCTTATTGAAATTATAACGTAAACTATAATCCCAAGTGTAATCATTACTTAAGACCTGTCCCGCCGTATGAACTATCTCCACGTTTTGTTTCATCTAACTCGTCCACCACGTTGTAGTTAGCCTTAATTCTGTCTTGGTAGTGAATCTGTGCAATTCGTTCACCTTTCGCTACATAGATAGTTCCACGAGGTACTAAGTCTACGAATAGACGTTGTTGTGCTGATGGCTGCGGAGCTTTTTGGTCTAGCCATGCGTCGTTTTCTCGAATTGTTAGTTGTTGATTCGCTTCAATCTTTTTACGGATAGCTGTAAGTCGAGAAATAGCGAACTCACCTGCATCTTTACGCTTCTTCCAAGCTAGTAATTCTTTATTAAAGTCTTCCATCGTCTTAGGTTTGTCGTACCCTAAAGTAACAGAATCTTCTTCGTAGAACTCACGAGCATTATCTAGTACTTCTTTCGGTACTTCTGATAACGGAATTCGTTTACCTTTTGCGTCGAAAACGAAGTCTACTACTGACGAATCTACAAATGTATTTCGTAATAGGATACCTAAGTACCCACGGTATGTACCTTCGATAATGCCTGTACAATTCGATAGAATGATAGGCGTATGATATGCAGAACCACTTCGTGTGTTAGCTTTCATCCCGTATCTATCTGCAAACGCTGTCTTAAGACCTGTAGGAATTAAAACTGATGCGAATGTGCTAGGCGGAACTAATCGACCTTCTGCTGCACGTATGTCATCACAGAAGTCGTTACCATGAGCATTCTCCGGTAAGTAACCATCTCCAATAACGATATCTACATTAATTGTGTGTGGGTGAATTGTTAACCCATCCACTTCTGATAATTGCAATGAATCTGTCATTATGTATTTTCCTCCTCTTTCTCTTTTCTACATCTATTAATATATCATTAACTTTACTACATGTCAACTAGATTTTATAATTAATATTCCTCCGGGTTATAGAATCCTAGTTCATCAAATAGCTGGTCTTCGCTAGTAATATCTGTTTCGATGTACGCGTAGTCATCGTATGTTATTAAACCTAAGTGATGTAAAATAAAGATAATTCCTTGAATCTGATAAGAAATTTTATCGTGGTAGTCATCACCTTTAAGTAATACTTCTCCAGTATCATCACGAACCAAAGCTTTTTCTACATCGTCGTACATTGCATTGTTATAAACCGTTAATTCCATTTCCTTATTCCTCCTTATAAATGTAACATTCTAAAAATAGTTTCCCCTTCTGTGTCAGCCGGAATCGCGTTGTTAATTCTGTTCCAAGCTTCTTCGTAACCTAAATCATTCGCATCCTTGTCGTCTTCACTGTACACATAGTAGACAGCTCTATCCGGTTCGAAACTATGAATCTTCGCAGCTACTTTAATCGATTCTCCCCAACCATCTCTATCCAAGTAAATGTAGATAGGTTGTTTCTTTTTCTTGGTCGCTTCCAGTATCGTTTTAATTTGTTGATTCGATACCTGCTTACCATATGTAACAACTGCACAGTTCCCGATTGTGGTCATATTAAAGAATCCTTCCACGATGACAATCTTATCTTCTTTCCATGCGTTGTTGAGATTCATAACTACCGTCGATTTTGAGTACTCTGTCGGCTTCGCTGGAGCGTTTAAACTCTTTATGAATGGTTTAGGGTCTATAGACCTCGTGTTCCAGTATATCGCCTTTCTATGTGGGTCAAACGCAAAGAACACTAAATGGTTGATTAATCGTAGTTCTTTATCATCTGACAATCTAGCTATCCCATCTACAACGTAGGAGATATTATGTTGTTTAATTTGCTCTAACGTAATACCGCGACCATTTAAGTAAACAAAGAAAGGGAACGCTTCTGGATTATTAAAGTTCTCTATGAGTGACTTACAATTAGAAGGTGGATAAGGGCAAGTATATTTCACCTTTACCTCATCCTCTGGAACGTCCCCTTGATTCATGATGTACATATATAACTGCTCTTCTTCTGTTAAATGCGCTCCATACTTTTGATGTGATAAGGATTGACGATTATATTCTCCAACCTCATAGTCATATGTTTCCAGTATGTCTTTCGCTTCCGGGAATGTAACTTGGAAATGCTTCATTACGAATGATACTGGGTTACCTTTCTCCCCGCACACTTTACATTGCCATAAACCTGTTTCATCATGTACATAAAACTTATATTTGGTATTACCACAAAACTGACAATTAAATCGTGTCTCTCCTCCGGATGCTGGTTTGTTATCTCCTAGCTCCTGATAAAGTAAATCTAGAAACATTTAAATCCCTCACTCTTCTAATCGTCTGTATAGGTTAAGTAGAGTGTAAACCTCTCCTAATAGTTCAAGTTGGTATAATTCTGTTTCCGTAGCATATTTATAAATTAGTTCGTCCGTAAACTTCGGAAATCCTAAGTTCACATCGATATCAAAGTCAGTATTCTTTCCTTCTTCAAATATGTATTTTTTAACTAGGTGCTGCTTAATGGACTCAATCGTTTCCAGTACACGACAGATACCAACCTTCGGGTCTGTTAATAGTACTTTCTCTTCGCTCACCTCGATTAAGTTATTCTCTTCCGCCCACTTTACAATCTTCATGTTACGGTTATGTACTGTCTTGTTATATGGAACGCCTTTCTTTAATGGAAGCGCTTTCGCTTGCTTCGTTGATTTTACATCGTATAAGTCTCGTTTGTATGTACCGTCTTTTACTAGATACATAATATCTTTAGATGTTGAATACTTGTATGTATAATTAATATTGAGTGGGTACCACTTTAATAGCTCCCGGTATGGTAATAAGATTTCCTTTGTTTCTTCTTTGTCCTGTGAAGTAGTCTCTAAGATGACTAGAACCTCTTCCTCACTAAATTTCACTACTTTCATGCAATTTGTTTCCCCCTTTTGATTGTTGAAATTCCTTGTTTGTCTTTTGTAATTGTAATAACTTTCTCGAATAGCGCTTTGAAGTGCGCGTTTTGAGTTATAACGAATATAGTTGGTATGGTTTTCACTCGTTCTTTTAACAACTCAATCGTACTTTCTACACCAACCTCATCTAATGCATCGAATACCTCATCATATACAATGAAGTTCGTATTTTCTAAGATTAAATCTTGTAACGCAAGAGAGATAGATAAGTCTGCTCGTTTCTTTTCTCCTCCCGATTGTGCTTTGTAATCATCTCCACCTACCGTATTGATAATCTGCACATCGAATTTGTCAGAGTATGTACCATCTTTCTTCTTCGTTCTCGTACTAAACACTAGCTCCATGTTCTCTCCGGCTAATTGTTTTAAGTACTTGTTACCTCTTTGGTTAAGCTCTGGTGTAATGAAGTCTAATACGTGAGATTTAACTCCTTCGTTCGAGTAAACCTTAACTACATCTTCATCTTCTTTCTTCGCTAATTCTAAGGCTACTAGCTCCTTCTTAGCGACGTTAATTGCCTTGTTAATAGTTTCCCTTTCCTTATCTCTTGAAACAGGCTCAGGGACGTTTTGGAGCTTCTTAATTGTCTCTTTAACGACTTCTACATTACTCTTGAGTTGTCTAAGGTTAATTTCATATGTACGAATATAATCTTCATCTCTGTTAATCTCTGTTGTGATTTCACGCTGTCTTTGAACGACTGTTTTCTGCTCTACTAATTTCTCATCGTAGCGCGCTCTCGCTTCGTTAACAGCATCTATGTATGGTTGTTTCGTTTGTTCTATTTGCTGGATACCCAACATAACAGGTCGTAATTCATTTTTTATATTCTCTTGCTCTGCAATCTTATGACTGTTATCCATAGGAGTTCCGCATACTGGACAGTTATCACTAAAACTTAAGCTCTTGTATCTCTTAACTAAGTCTGTTTTCTGTCGTTCTAAATCGCGTTGTTGATTTTCAATTTCATTTAGCGCTCGGTGCGCTCTATTAAAATCTGCTTCTTCTATAGACATGTCGATATTAGAAAGCTCATCTAGCTTCTTATTCAGAGCTACAATGTTATCCCTCTTCTGTTCTACAAAACCGAAGTACTTAGCCGGGTAATCATTTTGCAACTTAATAACGTCTGCTAGTTGCTTTTGTTCCTCTTTTAACATATCCTTCGTAGTTTCATAGTTCTTGATGTCTTGTTCCTCTAGCTTGTCTACTTGTTCTAAGTCCCACTCTAAACGTTCAATCTCACGTTTCTTCGCTTCGATTCTTTCAATAGCTTCTTTTACTTTCTTCTTCGCTATCTCCTGTGCTGTAGAGTAGATGTCTAAGTTTAGTAAACTATCTAGAATTTCTTTCTTTCTAGCATCTGTTAAAGATGCAAAAGCACCTAACCCTTCACCTTGAGCAAATAAGATACTGTTGATGAATGTTAAGTGTGATATTTTTAACAGTTTTTCAATTTCCGCGTTCGTATCATCATTCGATTTAGCGGTAATATCTATATCATTTCTGAACAATCGAACTTTATTGTCGTGTAAAGCATGCTTACGATATCGTTCAATTCTGTATGTATCTCCATCTAGTTCACCAATTAAGGCAACCATTGTATTCTTTTTCGTTTTATTATTAACTACTGCATCACCTTTAAGTCCTTTAGATGTCTTGTTATACAAACACCATGTAATTGATTCCGGAATTAAGGATGACTTACCAGCTCCGTTACTAGCGAACTTCTCATCACTAGTGTTCTCTCCTTCGATTAAGATAAGACCTTGATTATCTAAATCAATTTCCGCATCGTTAATCGCCAGAAAGTTCTGAACTATTAACTTGTCCCACTTCACTTATTGCGTACCTCCTCGCATTCCATGTAGTATTCTTGAATTTCTCTTACTAAACCCGCTATGTATTCGTGGTTGTGGTATTCCCCTGTAAGTCTGGAGTACCATTTCTTATTGCAATCAATGTAAAAAACCGTTTCTTTTCCGTAAAACGTGTCAATGAAGTCTTTTAGAATCTGTTTGTACTTCCCATTAACTTTACTCACATCTCTCCTCCTCTTATAGTAATAAGTAAATCTTACCATGATACCATAAGTTTGTCAATAAAAAAAGAGACTATTACTAGTCTCCTAAACATTTAATGTTTGTGCTTCTCGTAAGACTGCTAGAGCCTTATCTTGTACGTTTGTGTAGAACTTATTCGTATATTCTTTGACAATATCCGCTTCACTGGAACCCACTTCAATGTCGATACGTAAATCTGCTTTGTATTCTTTTTGTACTTCTACACGAATGGTGTCTGACGATTCTTTGAATACTTCAATCTCTGTCGCTAGTTCCTGTGGAATGATGAACCGGATGTAGTTGTTATCTACAATCTCTTGTGTATTCTCGTCTACACCTTTTAGCGTGATAAACTTCTTGTTCTCGATTGGGATGAACTCCGGCTTACCTCCTTTAGCTAAATCAATTAAGAACACACCTTTGTCTTGTCCCTCATCAGAAAAGCTTTCTGGGATTGTATTACCTACATAAAACACATTATCAGTCCCACCTAAGAACTGTCGCTTATGGTAGTGACCTAGTGTAACATAAGTGAATACATTAGGGTACAGTTCACTAATATTAAACGCTCCACCAAGCCGATGCGAATGCTGTCCTGTTTCACTTCCGTCTACTCCTATATGCGCCATTAAAATTGTAGGTTCATCTTCATCTTTTGCATGTCTAGCAAATTCGTCAATCTTACCTTTAATGAACTCTACGTTATCAGAATAGGAAATAGGATATAGCATGCAGGAACCTGTATATGCAGGTTGAAAATCATCCATAACTACTACACGAGGAATCGCTTTAAAGTTTTCTAAACTATGTTCCGGGAAGTCACTAGAATCTGCTTGGTCATGGTTACCTACAATCATGTATAGTTTGATATCCGGGTACTTCATCATGTTATCATAGATTGCATTAAACCCTAGATTGTATACTAGAGTCGTAATGCGGTTTCTTGCATGGAAGTAATCCCCATCAAACAGAACGTCTGCATCGTTTTCGTGAGCTATTTCAAATACTCTATTAATTGTATTTAATTGCGCTAGTAATCTATCAGTAATTTGAATCTCTTTACCTTTGTATGTATATGTTACAGGCTTCGCAAAGTTCTCGAAGTTATGCCAATGGAAATCAGAGAATACTATGAACTTAGTACGCAAATTTAGTTTCACCTCGCTCTAGGTAGATACCCGCATTATAGTAATCTTTAATCTCCCAGAACGGAACAGGCGTATAATGCGTATGTTCTGTGCAAACACAGAAATGAACTCCTCTATCTAACCCTTGTGTCATACTGTGTACGTGACCATGAATGTTCGCTTGCATGTCTGTTTGGCTTTGCGCTACTTCTAACATTTTCGCGTTAAGTGGGTAATGAGAGAATAG